GTTGTTTGATGTCTTCTAGTACTGCTGCGGCTTTTTCTTTTTATAATGGCATCTTGGTCTCTTTTCTTGTGTTGCTGACTGGGGGTAGGCAGAGGCATAGGATGATTCCTTTGCCCTTGTCCTCCTTATGCCGGAAAGGATGCTAAATTCTCCTGATGGCCAACTACAAACGAAAGCATAGTCGCAGGCATAGGGGTATGCGGGCAATCTGGACGGACTGTCCCTGTTGCCGTGGGTGGGTGAATCAACGCCGCATGGGGCGCGATGGAAGACTACCTGCGAGTGATCGCAGGCGTGCTATGTCGGTTTAGGGTTGTTGAACGTAGATGGCGTGCCGACCGACAAAGGCAGGCAGCTCCATCCTTGTTCCAAACTGCTTTGCTATGTCATACATCTGGAAACCGCACTCATTGTGTCGCAAAACACGAACGAGGGCGTTTTCTTTAACTTCGTCGTCAGTAATTACGAATCGCTCAACGCTTAGGTTGAACTGGTTTTCAGCATCTGGACCTGGGTAGTAAAGTGCTCGTAGTTTCAAATCTATTTAACCCATCCTCCAAAAAGTCTCTTCTTGAGAAGTCGCCATACCTCGCCAAGGAGAGCACCTACCTTATAGGGCTCACCATGAACGGTGTCACCCTCTCCATAGATGGCTTCGCCGTCGGGCCACAGCATTACCCAGGCATCACCGGATGGATCTGGGTCGGTAACGTTGACGAGAGCATCGGGATAGAGTTCTTCCAGTCGAGCTTTTAGGCGGTACCCAGCTTTTTGTGTGAAGCAATGCATGAAGACATGCCGTGCTGGATGCGCACACTTCATTCCAAGTGCGTGGTGCGAGCCGTCTCCGCTGTCACTTGTTTCAACTCCATGCACCTCATTCAGTTCCCGGACCAGGTCAACAATTCCTGGCGAGATGGAGTCGTAGTTGATCTCTGCTTTGTCACTCATGGTAAGCCTCGTTGTCGCATGACATGTTGATAGTTGCAATTCCGGCCAGAAGCATTTTTGCTCTTTGCCGAGCTCGCTCTTTGCCGAAGCGGAACTCTGCAGCTACGCAGATATAGAGCCTTGGCCATCTGCTCACGACACCAGCCACTGAAAAGCGCTGAGTACCACTACGGTCACAAGCAGGATGAGGAATATCGATAAAAGCGTTCCGAGGATAAGCCCGGATGTTCTGGTGATGATCATAATCGTGTGAATCACACGTGGGTCGATTTCTTCGTTGTTCATAGTTTTCTCCAACCACGGTCTCTGTTGAACATGTGAACGGCCTCACACCTCAGACATGTGCGAACACTTCTTTCGCGTAGTGCGAGGTCGAAGCACGTGGTGTAGTGCCACTCATGAAGCCCAATGGCGCACCTAGGTTTTAATTGCTTCCGTTCAAAAACGAGCCAGAAGCCTAGTTTCACGGGCCAGATGAAAAGCCAGAAGTTTGAGACAAGCAGTATGAGGGGTTGAAGCCAAAAATACTTCAGCCCGCGATCATCGCAGAGCCATAGGTGTGTAAATAGGGTGAACAGTACATGGGTTATGAATGCCGCTTGCCAGATCATCATTACAGAAAGTAGGGTACAGCAACTGCCGCCATGCTGAATATCCCCGTGAGTGCAATGCGAAGTCTTTTGCTCTTCATCGGTCGGAGATGATCGGTCATGACTTCTCGCTGTAGTCTAGGGGAATGGATTCCATACAGGTCATCGTTCATGATCTGTATGAAGGCTTCAAACCTTTCGAACATTGATTGGTAGTGCTGTTCTTGCTCTTCATATGTCATCGGTAGATCACCATGACTTATCGCCTCTCCCATCGATAAATTAGCTCATCATCGATGACATGCTGTTTTCGTTCAAACTCAACTATTTCCAGTGTTTCTCCGTGAGCCCCGTAATGAACAGCCCATCCTGGAGCTGGTACGCCCATGGGACACTCGGGCCATGCGCATCGGAAAAAGGGGTGTCCGACAGGTTTGCCGTCCTCTCCATGTTCACATTCAATCATTGTACTTTCTCCGCAACTGGGTTCCACGCCCATTCGTGGTTTCGGACGCACGACCTGCACACGCGAACCAGCTCAGAACTCCATGCATCTGCTGATGTCCACCAGGACCAGGAATGTCCCCACGGATAGCTCTTGTGACACTTTGCGCATTTGTAGTTCATATGGCCCATCCTCCAGTCTGTGGTGCCGCCGGCGTCCCGTAGATTTGCTCGAGGTAGATGCGGTGCATCCACGTTTTAATATCAAGCACCTCATGAAGCAAATGCATCATGTTTTTCCCTCATTCTCTAACTTGCGGGCATCAGACATAAGCGCCAATGCCCTATCTCGCTCATGTTCCTCTTCGTCGCCGTCATGGCCATCGCCAAACATGCAGATTTGTTCGTGGGACTCCCATGCCAATGCTGCAGCCTTGTATGCATCTCGGACTTTCATGCACTCTACGAGTTCAAGGCCTTGTTCGAGCAACATCTTGGAAAGTTGAAGATTGCTTTCAATATCATTGCTGCTCTGCAGGCTCATCCTTCTGTTGTTTTCGCGTATGACATCGATTGCATCGAGCGCATACTGGATGGAGTCAGATTGCTTCCTGTCCTCAGGATGCGCATAGCGAATTTCAACGGCCGGTAGCCCCCGTGGACATGTGGTATGGCAATACGAAAATGACCCATTGAGCTCAAGCCTGGGAACGATGTGCACTCCTCCTGCGGGAGAAATGGTGACCTTTTCGGAGTCTTCCTTTGTTGCAAGGTTCTGTGCGTATACAAATGGATCACCCTGTGGCGCGCTTGAAAGCTTGATCCATTCCCCATCGTTGATGCGGATTATTGTTGCTTCTGGTAGAGAGAGGTCACCGTTGACAAGAAAGTCGAGCGCGGCCGGCGGAATGATTGCTAGGTAGCACTTTCGCGAGCAACGGTGACTCTCATCGACGAATCCGCAGCCCTCGCTGCACCAGCATAGACTTTTCCTGTAACTCATCGCTGGTCCTCTTGTAATTTGCGGGCGTCGTCGCTTAGGCATACGCACTCTAAGCACAGATAGTGCCCATCCCCTTCACATGTGTCGCCTCGCGATGGACCCGTAATGAATTCGGAGCATGGGTTATCTGTATCTCGGATTCCGTCTTTCCCGTCCAGGTCTCTGTTTCCACCGCCTACCTGCTCCACATCAAAACCACGTACAGCATCAAGCAACTTGAACGCGAGCAGTCGTGCGCCCTTGGTCGTTAGTACGACGTTGCGCTGTTCCATGATGTGCATCAGGATAAGGTCACGCTTCGAGATAGACGGGACAAGTGGCGCAACGTCAAGCAACGTGACGGTGAAGCCATCTCCGCCCTCGTTGGTGTTCAGGGCCTCTACTGGCGTCATTGCCAGCGAGGGCTCAGCCATGAGCGAGTGCAGCGTGACGTTGGCCTCGCCGCCGCACGGGCACTTGATTGTCTTACTTGTCGGCATTGTTCTTGGCTTCTTTCTCTAGTTCGCGAGCGATGATGAGCTTTTCGTGTGCGAACTCTTCGTGGCCATCCGCTGCATCTTCGTCGTCGCATTCGTATGCACACTTGAACGCCAGTGCTGTTACCTTCCAAGCTGCTGCTTGCCGTTTAAGATTACCTCCTGCCTTTGCAACCAGGACGTCACATACCTCTGGGTGATCCAGCAGTCTGTGCAAGCGTTCGTTTTCTTCGATCAGCTCCCTAATGAGAGAAGGTGCTTGGTTCACGAGTTCATCTCGAACGCGGTCGACTGGAGATGCTGTGGGAGCAAGCCATGCATTGGCCTTTTGGTAAAGTTCTAGTGCAAGCTTTTTTCGTTCTTTATTCATGGGATAAATCCTCTGAAAGCTTTTTGGCATGCTCAACCGCTTTGGTCATCTCATCCCATAGCGCTTGTCGTTTTGAGAAAAGGCATGCACGGGTAGCTTCACGGGCCTTCTCCCAGGCTTCGGCACGTTGCTCCATCTTGCCAAGCTCAGTCTCGTGCTGGACCCCAGCCAGATGCACAGCATGCGCCTCTGGGCCTTCCTCGGCTAGCCACTTGTCTAGCAGATCTGCGTCTTTGCCTGTGACTATGGCTCGGAGTCGTTCGTTTTCGGCCTTGAGCTTGCGTATTTCTTCGTCATACGGATTTACTATCTTGCACATCGCGCTCTGCGGACACTCCTCTTCACCCGAGTTGGCGTAGGTGTCGGACTCGCCATCGCAGGAGATGTTCCCGGCACAACCGCAGGCCAACGCTCGACCGTCTTCCCATAGCTCCGTTCCTGCGAAATCTCCGCAACACGGGCACTCCAGGTCGTAGTGGCCAGCCTCTTCTCTCAGGCGCTCGTTCTCGGCCTCCAGCTCATTCATCATCTCGCACGGGGTCTTGCCATCTGAGCGTCTGATCGTAAGCTCGTACTTCGTGCCTTCCTCGGTGGCCAGCCCGAACGTGATGTAATTTTTAGCATCCTCTGTGGCCTGCATTAGCCACACCATCGCCGTGGTGAAGCCGCTGATTCCGCTCACTACGTCCTCGTGGTCTTCTGGTGGAATCCCTGCCTTGGATAGAAGCGGGAATAGGCTGGCTTTGATCTCTTTATCTTCTTGGCTCATGATTCCTTGTCTTCCTCTTCATGGGCAGTTGCTTCCGGAATGGAAAGCACTTGAAGCGGGCCGCTCTCACAGTAGTCGCAATAGTCTCCCTTGGGGTCGTAGGCCGACCCCTCAAAATACGTTGTTTTCTTATGGATACAGGTCTCCTGTCGGCGTCGGAATAAGTCTAGTTCGTGTTGTCTAATCACCTGTTCCTCGGCGATTTTCGGTTTGATATTGGTCGGTCCTCGCTTTGCTGCCTTGCGCCTTTCCTCCCCTAGCTTGCGAGCGGCTTCAAGCTGCTTGAGTGCCCCCTTAGCATCGCTGAGCAGGGCATCGGAAACTACACTCTCTGCAACGCTTACTTCTAACTGATTGCGCATGCGCTCGTTCTCTACCTGTAACGACATACACTCTTTCGTGCGCCTTTCCATTTCTTCGTTATGTCGAGTGCGTAGGTCTCGAAAGCGCTCCAGGCTTTCGATGTCTTTCTTGAGTTCAGCAAGCTTGGCTACCCACGGAGCCTCTAAGTTGCGGAGCATCACCCGCACGTCAATCAGTTCCTGTTCTCGTATGCCAAGCTCGTCTTCTTCGTCATCCACAGACAGGTCGCCTATATAGACTCCGTTGCAGTCAAATACATCTATTGTAGTACTGTCACTGCTAAACTCTGCGTGAGTGGACGCCTTGATGCTGTAGTCAACACCTTTCAGATGCCTAATCGTATCCTTGAGTTGGTCGCGCTCGTCCATGACTTTCGCAAACGCTTCATCCGCCCCGTCCACTAGACTGAGGGTGCCTTGGTGACGCGACTCTTCTTCGCGTAGGTCATCTCGAAGCCTAGCACCTTCCTTCCACAACCTCCGCACCTCCGCGATGAGCAGTGGCATGTCGGTGCGTGCGTGAGCGATGAATGGCGCATTGCCTACATCTGGCCAGTACGCCTCGCCAATGGCCTCGCTTGCCGGCCTAAGCTCACGGCCAAAGAGAGATGTGTCCTCAAGATCCCAGTACTCCCACGGGCCTTCGGTGGCAGCCTGCTCGCGAGACTCCATGGCTGCGAGTTCCTCTGGCGTAATTGGTTTGGTCATGAAAAACCTCCTATAAGCACAGTGGCCGCACAGCTTGTGCACTCGCAACCGGGTGGCCTCTTGACTATTTTCCCTCCATAGTCGTATTCACATACAACCTCTGCCTGGCTCTTCACAAATTCTCGCAACCGTTCGTTCTCCGATCGGAGCGATGCTAGTTCCGTCATGTCGGATAGGTATCGCGTCCGGGCTGCAGGGCTATATGGGTTTGGGTAGCTAGGTAGCTCGCTGAATATTTCGTCGAGCCTTGATGCCTGCCCCTTGGTTGGCCTGTCGCTCATTTCGTCAGTTCTTCCTTTTCGCGAAGCTTCTCTTCAACGGCCATTTGGCTTTGCGCCCGCAGATGCTCCCCAATCTGTTGTGGATCTGTCTCGGTGGCGTACTTTTCAGCCTCGGTCAAGGGGACTGTGAGAGTGACCATTGGGCGGTTGACTACTGTTTCGGTGTTATTTTTGTTCATGGTGTTCTTTCTGTTGTTCTGGTGTAATTGGTTTAGTCATAGGCTCTTACTCGCAATCGCGACGTGGCAGTCGCACGGTCCGTTGGCAACCCCGTAGGAGAAAATAGGGCAAGCCTCATGGTGGGGCTCTGCTGCAACCGCCTGGAGCATTTCCTTCAGCTGATCCCTCTCCCGGAACAGCCCTTGGATTTGTTCGCGCAGTTCTACGTTCACGCGCCGACACATGATGTTCTCGACTTCGGTATCACGCACTGGCTTGCCAACAAGTCCCCAAGCAGCTTCCAATGCATCGAGCATGGCACGAACCGTAGGCGGATCGGTCTTTGCGATGAATTCTGCATTCTCGATAGACATCGACCGCAGTTCTGAACGAAGGATGCCAATGAATGTATGTTCTCCAGGCTGTGCGTAGATTCCACCCGGGGGCCCACCCTCTGCGTAGCAGTAATCGACAAACCACATTTCCTGCGTAGCAGCGTCTGTAGCCTGTCGAATGGATACGAGTTTCTCCGGTGTTAGTTCAGTGCTCACCGTTTCTCCTTTGCAAGCCTGTCGTACAGTACTACGTTTACGCACGCTGCCAGATTCAGGCACCCGGCAGGGATTCGGACGACATCTCTGCATCGTTGCACGACAGATGCTCCGAGCGTTCCATCCTCTGGCCCGAAAATGTAAAAAGCTCGCTTTGGATGTTCGTACACTGGAAGATCAATGGCATCCTCACAGACCTCAATTGCCACAGGCACACAGTCATACGGAATAGACTCTATTACCGATGACACCTGTAGTAGCGGTATTCGTTTGTGGGCAACTGACACGTCCGTGATGGACTGCGTGTAGCGTTTCCCAGACGTAACCACTAGGGCTGCATCGAAGCATCCAGCGGCACGAAGCGCCGCTCCTACGTTGATACGGTTCTTTGGGTGATGCAGGCCAATGCAGGCGTAGCCGTTACTCATCGTGAATCAACCTATGCATGGTGTCGACGCAGGTTTGGCAAAACTCAACCTGTTCATCGTTGTGGTCACCATACCCCCACCCGCTCAGTCGAATCACAGTGTCAACTTTCTCGTTACAGTTGTCGCAGCGTATGTCTGTCCACGACGTGTTTCCAACTACCTCGTTCACTGCTTCCGGAGATGGGTTGTCGCCAAGCCCTATAAGGGCTCCATATATCAAGCGCTTGTCTTCGCTGTACCATTTGCCACGGGAGCAGTTCTGATAATTCTGTCGCCATTGCTCGGCGGCATCTGCTGCCTTACTTTGCTTTGTTACCTTCTTCATTGAATGTTTTTTCTTACCGTCTCCGACCGAACTTCTTCAGCCATGCAGCAGAACTCTTCTGTGTTAAACACGGCCGGACAGTGGGCGACCAGGTCAACCCAGACGGCGTGTGCAATCGGTCGGATATCAGGATGCGCAGCCTTTGCCATACGAAGGGTGATGAAGTGCAGCCACTCACGGAAGTTGCATGTCATCACGATTTCTGTTTTGAGACATGTGGGGAGTACGGAGCGTGCGGCTTGTGGCTTCATGCCGTGCTTGAGCATTGCGAAGTACGACATCTCAGCTGCGCGTACACCTGACATCCAGGCCATACGTGCATCCTCGGTCAACCCCGAAGGCTCTACGACACTTATTTCTTCACCGAACTTCTCTTTGCCGTAGTTGCAGTACCTCGTGCTCTCCTGCGAATAGCTCGCCAGGCGATGCCTCACGATTTCATGTGTGATACCCCTGTCGGTGACAATTCGAAACGTGGCGCTTGCGTGTTCAACAACGGAGGCATGCCCACGTTTGCCAATCATCTTGACGAACTTGTCTGCGCTATCTTCTGTGATTTTACCTTCTGACTTGTAGCAGGTGCGTCCTGCTAGTTCGATGACCTGAGCTGGGAAGGGCGTGATGGTTAAGAGTTCCACGGATGGTTCAACGATGATCATATGCTGGTGTTCTCTGCTGGAATGTAAAGGTTGGTTGGGTTGTCAAAGTGGATCTGAACGTCTTCGTTAAATTCATCTGCCACCCTCTGATCGAATGGAAGAGCAAGGATGTGGAAGCCTTTTCTAGAAGGCACGCGAGTACTTGAGAGTTCTCCCATGAGCCACTGGGATAGTGGTGTTTCTTCTGGGGCATCAAAGTCAAACAGCCACACTTTCCTGATTCGAGTTTTACCGCAGACCGATGAGTAGCCGTGTCGCATCCCAGCCCAGTTTCCGGCAATGGCTTGCTCGAGCAAATGGGTAGCAAACTTCTGTCCCACCTTTCTGTATGAGCGAGCGCTTGGTCTGAAGTAAGCACGTGCCTGGAAGTAGTTGCACATGTCTATGATTTGTTCTCGCTGTGACCAGAGCTCATCCAGGTCTCGGTGATAGAAGGTCTTTAGGCGTCGCCCCTTGTTGTTGCCAGCCTTCTTACTCCTATCGAGGATTTCCGTGTAGAAGAAGGTGTCACCATCGAACACCTTGGGAACGAAGGCCTGGAGTATTTGGAAGTTATCAATTGCGGTCAAGGAAGTACCTCAATTGCCTTTGATGCTTCCGTGACATCGCTGAGTGTTTTGGCAAGTTTCTCATACGCCACTTCGGTGTTATTCCATTCATCCCTGATGATGTCCACGTCCCGGTGGGCAAGCAGCAGTTCGTCGATCAACTCCAGGATGGTTTTAGGTTCAAAAATGGCGTGAAACATCTCGAGTCTTGCCATGGCTTCTTCTCTCGACCCTACCGAGACGAGTGATTCACGTGTAGCCCTATTTGCTATCAACTGATAATGCGCAATACGATTTGCATTGATCATTCGTTCTCCTCGGACATGAAACCCCACCTTGTATAGTATCCGCCCTCATCTCGTTCCACGACTGTCAGATAGAACTGCGTGTGGCACTTGCGACATGTTCTGTAAACCAGTGAAGAGCGGTTCGCGACATCTTCATTGCAATCCCGTATCGGAATCGGCGCAAGCGCTGTACTGCAGAGTGGACACTTTCTTTTTACTCTCTTCATCTCTTTCCTTTCGTATTCATGACAGGAACACCACCTCAACCCAGTTCTCGATTTCGGGGCAACGCACAATTTCCTCTTTAGCGAAGAGGGTAGCGGTATGTTCGTCGTCAAAGCCTTTTGCCCGATATTCGTTCCAGGAAGACCCAACAGGGTGCCAGAACTTCTTGGTTAGCTTGTTGCGCAAGTACCATCGTCCGTCGTCGGCACGCTCTACGGATATGGGCTCGTTTCGTCCGTAGGGCTCAGGGGTTTCGGAGTCCTCGAAGTAAACGTGATACCCGAGATTGTATTCTCGAAAGGTTGAATAGCGAACGACGCGATTGCCTATCTTGTCGCCCCTATTGAGTGCTCCTGCTGTTGCGGTGAATTTCATCGGCCCCTGACCTTGTCGATAATGCACCGGGCGATGCTTAGTGAACGGTCTGCAACTGCTTCGGCACCTTGGTAGAATGGAAGCGTGCGCACGGTAGATCCTTCGCTGTTGTTGTCGTAGAAGGTCTCGGTTAGTTCGACCCTTGCTGCAATCATTGCAGCAGTTCGGATTAGTCGCTCTTGGTCATCAGTCATTTGGTTTCTTGTTCCAGTTCTGGTTCCAGTGCTTTACAAATATTGCAGTAGCCTCGGTGGTCACCGCAGTTCCCAGGTCTTGTGCACCCGATGTCTTCGAGCACTTCTCGTAGTCTGTCTCGTTCGTTGACAATTTGCTCTATCATTCGACCATGGGAGGTATAGACTGCTCCGTCTTTCCCGTAGGAGCTGCTGCCTGCCCCCGATTGGCGCTTGACAAGCGTACGGATCTCCTCTTCTGAGTACTTCCGATCACCTCTTTCATACAGTGTGCTCATTTGAACTCGGCTCCATGTAAAGCGTGTTTCTCCATCGACGATCTCCTCGACACGATCGTATCGGTAGGTATTGGGCATACCATTGGACCGGTATCCAGGTGCACATGTATCCCAGTGCGGGTTCTTTGTTCCTGCTGAGCATGTTGGCCATGCGCAGGGGAACACCATGTTGTCTCCGTGTTCACACTTCATGGCCAATCGTTCTCCCATTCCATGCAGACCTCGTCGAATTCGGCTCGGCTGATGGGGTGAATGTTGCTGAGGAACCTCCAGGTGTCCCAGTGAGTAGAGCCCTGTTTGCGACGTTTGTCGATGATGGGGCCAAGCGCTGGAACATCGAGGTCTTTGATTGCCTTGCGTTGCCTGTCGATCGCAGAGCTGTTGCGGTCTTCAAGCCGCGTCATTGATTTGCAGCCTTCTCGAACCTTTCAACGAGTTCTTCGAACCGTTCGAGGAAAGATTCAAGCACTCGCTCGCTTTGCTCTACAGTAGAGTTCATCATCTCTGCTCCCGAGACTATTGCATCTGACGCCTCGGAGATGGTTCGTCCTGCTTTCGATACCTCTTCTGCGCCAAGTAGTGTGATGTATTCACTCATTTGAAAGCAACCTCCAGATTTTCTCTGAACGTCTCAAGCTGCCCGATACTTATCGACAGCTGCGTCTGGCACTGTCCAAGGAGTAGTCTCAGTCGGAAGACTTCGTTGAGTAGCCGCTTCTCTAGCCCGTTGACTTCGAGCTGGTTGATGGACTTTAGTTCTGATTCGGTGATTGGTTTACTCATTTGTACTTATCCTCCAATGCTTCCCATCCCCCTCCGGGTTCCCAAAGCAGTTTAGATGGAACTATCTTAGGGAGAAGGAGTGCCTCCATTGCTGAGATTTGTCCTTTCTTGGCAAGCCCTGCGCACCATTCATCGAATGGAACGGCAACACCGTCCAGGAGGAAGCAAAACCTTCCTCTACGGATAGACATACCCGTATCCCAGTCTTCTTGAAATGCTATCCAGGGCTTTATACAGGTTCCCCTGTCGTTCATCTGCACACTCCAATCAGGGCCTCAGGAAAGTCTTTGCACGCAGCGATGTATTTACGAACAGCTTTCACGAAGCCCTGGTATGTACCCCATCCATTGCCTGGACTGAGCGCACGGTATTTCTCTGGTTCAGTCAGGAGTAGCACAAGGCCGGCTTCAAGGATGCAGATTAGGTTTCCCGCCTTTACATACCCGAGTTCCTCTGGCCTCCACATGGCTCTGTAGATGCCAGCGGCTTCCGCCATCGTAGTCAGATTGTGTGTGATGTTGAATTCGAATACTGCGCCATCACGCGCAGTTGTTAGAGCTACATCTAGACTCATTTTGGCTTCCTTTTTTGCCAATGTCTTTCAAGGCACAGGCTGCACCAGTTTATCGGTTGTGAACGGAGTACCTGCAGACAGGTCATCCCGAAGTTCATATGAGATTTGCGGTCTAAGCAGAGCTGCTTACTCATACTAGAGCCCCACCCCAGACACAACCCATAGGATGAGTCCAGTGAGCATGAGCAAGGCTCCTGCGATGACTCCTAGTAGTTGCCCGGTAAGCACTTTTCCGATGACGATGGTTGCGGTTGCAATTCCTGCGAGCACGGCAATGTTGAGTAGTGGTCCTACGTATTTCATGTTTCCTCCGTGAGCCGATATGACGTTAGGTAGATTTCCAGGCCGCACCTGGTGCACTTGTAGCTGGTGCGGCGCTTGCCCGGTACTCCCTCCACCTTTGGTGTGTTCGACCCGCCTGTGATGCTCAGAAGAACATCACAGTTGCCGCAGTTTATGGTGTCGATGTTTTGTATTGCGTTTTTCATGCACTGACAAACTTGAAACTGCGAAACATGGGATCACCCCACTCCTCGGTGATGAAGAAACCCAGCTTGTCGAGCTTCCTGATGTCTTTCTTGGAGACATCCCCTGGATCGATTCCGACGATAGTTAGGGAGTCATGCTCACAGTGTGTTGGACAGTCCGGGTTTCCATACTTGAGAAGTATCTGTAATGCTTCGATTAAATCACTCATTGAGTGTCTCCTTTTTCTTTGAAGAATCGAGCAATCTCTTCTTCTACGACACCGGAGACGCTTCGATTTTCAAACTTGGCTTTCATCTGCACTTTCAGATAGAGCGGACCAGAGATGCTTACGCTTTTCTTTTTCTTGCTTTTGTCCTGTGGCTTACGTGGTTTCTTGGCAACAACTGTTTTCACAGGCTCCGCGGCAATCTTCTTACCTGGCAGTCCGATTCGCATACACCCTATCGGACCAACACATTTAGGCCAGTTGCAGTCGTTGCGTTTACAGGCACTCATTTTGCTTCCGTTGCTGGATAACATCGATATTCAGCCATGCCAAAGTGTTTCGAAACATGCTTTTTGCATATCAGACAGGTTTCATTGGATGGGTCATCACCTCTCTTAAACCATGTAACCTGAGCCTCGTCTTTCGACGGCAAAAACTTGCTACGAACAACAAATACCCTTGCGATCGCTCGTAGTTGTTTTGCAACGCTCAAAGCTTCTTCCGATGTTTCCATCTCTGGAATGTACGCAACGCCGTTGTTTTCACGTCCACGACCGATGATCTGATAGCTTTCTGGATAGCGCTCTTTTTTCATTGGCTCTCCCTTATGGCTGCAATGTCATAGAACAACCGACGGTCGGAGGCATCGTTCTTGCGCACGTGAGGGTAGAAACAGGACCAAGCTTCCTTGATGTCTCTCGTTCCCACCCCATCGAGTGCCATGCGCTTGATATTCCTTTGGCGGTTTTTTGGCAAGTGTGAATGGCCACATTGGGTGCAGATTTGGATTGGACTACTCATTGTTTCCACTCAGTTCTCCTACGGATCTCCACGCCTCATTGAATTCATTAGCAATGCGATCACCATCTTCTTTCTTCTTGATGTCTTGACTCATGTATCCAAGGCAGTCGTGGGCAGCAAGTGCCATCTTCTTCCACTTACTGGCGTCCTTCCTGAGTTGAATGTTCTCTTTTTTGATGCCCTCAAACTTCTTCGCCCAGTCCTCTTCGACACACATGTGACATAGGCCGTGGAGTTCGCATGGAATACAATCGCTCAATCCCTCCCTGTCTAGTCCACAGTGGGCCCCGCATCGTGGAAGATCCATCAGGAGTTCTCCTTCAGCCAGTCTTTCAGGGATCTCCGGCCTCGGAAGATTTCGATCTGCTCTCGGTACAACACAGCAGCTTCCTCTATCGTATTGCACTCACACTCTACGCCATCAACGCAGGTCACAGTCGCACCTTCGTTGAATTCCAGATCCCCAGATTCATGCGGCGATGCGAATATCTCTGGCCTAATCATCTTGCCGTCGTCGTGTCCGCATGTTTCGCACTTACTCATAGGTTCTCCACTCCATCCCAGTAGTCGCCTTGACAGGTAATGACGTGCTTAGGTGTGACAGGCTTCGCTGCTTCTGCAGCGCTGGGCCCCGCCTCTTTGATGCTTGCTGCCACCTTCTTCTGTTTCTCGAGCGTCTCACCTACTTGAATTTCTCCGCTCATCCAGTCATCGGCAAAGATGGTGTGCATGCACCAGCTGCACGGTGCGCACTGGAAGCAGGTGCAACGACCTTCGAAGCAGGTGCCGCAGTAGTAGATGCCGGCGCTACCGCTACTATCCAAGTCCATCTCGCACCCACAGTCCTCGTGGATTGGCGGTGGGAAGTTTTCTTCAAGCAGTTTTATCTGGTCGCGGAGCTTGGCGTTGTCTCTGTGCGCATCCTCTGCGACATCAGCGAGGCGATTTATGTCGTGGCTTACGCGGTCATACTTTCCGGTGGCGATACCGGAGTCATCAACAAGCTGTAGTAGACGGAAGATATCTTCGTGAACCTCGCCACCAAACTTGCCACATACGAAGTGGTCTTTTACTCGCTGCATGGTAGCTTGGCGGATGTCAGGCTTGAGCATGGGTCTACCCAGCTCTTCAGCAAAAAACTGTATTGGTTTTCGATTGGCCATCAAGAGTTCTCCTTCAGTAATTTGTTGTCAAGGGTCGTCTGCGCTCCACATTCATTGCATTCGCGAACGACTGGAAATACACCTACGAGTGTTTTGCGAACGACCTTGCCGCATCCGGGACACGGGCGCGGGTCGATCGGTTTTTTCTTCAATCTGAGTTGCCTCTGGTGAGCTTCGCGAGCTCATCGTCGTAGGCGTCCGTAACGATGCGATCTGTAACGTCACGCTTCCAGTGACTGCGGACATGTCGCTTGCCTCTCCACTGCTCGAACAGTGGAATAACGACGAGGTTAGCAACGAGCATTCCAATGAAAGCTCCGCCGATGAGGCTGAGGATGGACTCGCAGCTCATAGGTCCTCCTCATAGCTTTCTCCTGCATCGGCAGGGTCAAATGCGGATGCAGGCTCATCCCGGTAACCACTTGTCTTCCAGTGGCTGTCACACCACCTCCCGGCGTAGATGCCGAGAGATTGGCGTGTACAGACTTCGCCTTTACAGGGTTCATCGTCGCGGCTGATTCCCGCGCACGGCATAGGTTCCATCACCTTGGCCTCGAGGCGCTCGCCTTTGCTTGGATGCGGCCAATGAGCTCCTTGCAGTCGTCCTCGTCAAAGTCGTCGGCGAGTTCTTCGCAGAGGTTATCGATGTCCTCCATGGCACTGTATGCCTCGGTGAGAGCATCACTGATAGTCTCAGCGGCATCTGCGATTTGCGTAGTCTCGTTGTTCAGCTCTTTTGAATTCAGCATCATCGTTTCCAGTATGTAGGTATCTCCAGCGTATCAAGTCGGCAGCTCTGTGCTGCGATAACATCGCGTGGAACTCCGTGTATATTTCTTTCGAAGGCTACGTCGACTGAGCACGGGATAGTTCTGATTATCAGTTTGTACCCGTACGCAATCGCCATGGCCGCGTATGGAGCAATTTCCGCGATGGTCGTGTTGGTGTTGTCGATGATGATGTGTTCTACACCGTGTTGTGCTGCAGATACTGCTGCTCGGAAGCACTGTGCGTGGGCAGCCAGTAGACATCTGGCGTCGAACTTGTACTCCCCTTCGTTCATGAAGAAATCGTCGGCAGAGTAGATTGCACCGTCGAGTTCCTTGGCAATGGTGCTTTTCCCACTGCCGCTAATTCCGCAAAGTATTGTGTATTTCATGTGTAACTCTCCTGAGTGCAGCCCTTGTTGCAGAGCTGCCCTTTCTCTGCGCCGCAATCGACGCATGGTTGAATTTCCGCAAGAAGCTCGGGCTCGACCGTTGCTTCGACCATGAGCCCAGCAGCTTCAACGTTGGCAGCCTTGGCGTCTCTATACTTGAAGTAGAGTTGTTGGATTCTTTCCCTTAGAGAAATAATAGAGCGGTTCGAGTCCGTTCTCGTGATTTTGATTTTGTCGAGGAAATTGTGCGCCCAGTTGATTTGCTCATCGAGATCTTCGATTACCTGGCAGTGGGTTTCGCAGGTTGCACATACCTTACTACCGCCAACTATCCTCTCACCATCGACAATAATAGTGACGTTCTCGTAGAGGTGGCCGGCGATGGCTCGCAGTTCCACAGTTGAATTGACTTCCATAGTTACGGCCTGGCTACGACATCCCCTGAAGGCACCGCCGACTTCAATAACTTTTGCCTTGATACTCATAGGACAATCTCCTCTCCGCACTTGTTGCACCACAGCACTTCGTCAGTAGTATCGGTACCGACGTCCCCGAGAACCTCTTCGCACATGGGGCAGCGTGGATCGTTCTTGATGGCAAATGAGATGTCTTCAAGCCCTCCGTCCTCCCCGCTACCGGTTGTGATTGCAATCAGGTCTGGAGAGTGCTTGAGAAGCTCCTTCTCCGCCCAGTTAAACTCCGACAGGAGAATGCGCGGTTCGTTCTTGGTGTTGTAGACCAGTGCTGCTTTCATTCTTTCGCTCCTGAGTTCGGTGATGGACAAAGACACTTGTCTAGATTCGAGTAGTAGTAATGCGGTCCAGAGCATGTCTCATCTCCCTGGATTTGTCCGTTCATCCCGAGACATCCACTGCAGACAAATGCGCCCTTTGTGCACCTTCGAAGCTTGTCGCAATCTACGCATTGATAGACGGCCTGTTCCTCCGGTTCGCCGTCTTTTGTCCTTTCCAGCATTTCACGGAGGAGGCCGATCACTTCATATGTTACTCCACGGGCAAGGCCTAGTTTCTCCCGGGGTGTCTCGTCCAGCAACTGTCGGTAGTGCGACATGTACAGATCGCGCTCTCTTGTGAGTTCTGCTATGCCAGTCTTGAGCCTGCTTTCCGTACAGAGAATGCATATTGGCCCACCCATTTGCTCGTCGATAAAGTCGTAGCACTGTCTTTTACAGCCAACACATACTGTGAGGTGCTTTTTTCCAGCAAGCTCCTTCTTGCGCAGGTCAAGAATGGTCTTCCACCCAAGATCGGTTGGAACATAGTCTCCAGCCTCCAGAACTTTCGCCAGGCAGTTATCTACACACGCCTGCGTAAGGGATTTCTCAATGGCACTCTCCGGGGCCATGGGACCGTTGTGGTCCACCAGGGCAGTTAGCTGCGCAATGATGTCTTTCTCGTTCATTGTCTCAATCCTTTCTTTCTCATCCACGGATCCCTAGTCGCAGTTCGTTGGCAACGCGCCGTCCATTGACGGTCACGTGATAGCGTCCCTTGTCGTCGACGCGAGCCCAGCCCTTGTCAACAACGGCATGGATAACTGACCCCCTGAATGTATCGCAGGCATCGGTGGGACCAGTATGCTCATCAAGTGCGATGAGCTGTTCATAGATGTCTTTCAGGCTAGCCATAGGATTCCTCTCTGAACTGCTTGATGGTAGTGTCACTTGCATCTGTTGAGCAGCTAAACAAGGCGGAAGGTGTCTGCCTGGCGTTAGCTCCTTCGGATGAAGAGTGACTTTCCTGATAGGACAGTCTTCGTGGAGTATTGTCTTGTAGTTGAGCCGTGCATAGTCAGCTGCATCCTGGGCACTTTTGGCAGCAATGACTGTTTCGTGACAGATTTCGATTCGGACAGTGTAGGGTCTCATTGTATAACCTTCAGCGGATTAACATTGCCCTTGCTCCACTTTGCAAGTGCTTCCTTGACAGAGGTGTTCTCTCCATACCAGGACAGCTCGCATGGCTCCATCTCAGACTTCGCACAAAACGAGGATGGGCCCATGGTTCCTGCTACTGCATCTACATACATAGAGTGACATCCTTCCTTTCGTTCCAGCAGCCACTGCGGAATGGCGGCTTCCTCGAGTTCTTTTTCAAACTTTGCAGCAAGTGTCGTATCTATAGACACGGTGCATTTTCGACTCTTGACCATGTTGAGCCACCCGCTATTGTCATGCTCCTCGTAGCCGTTCCCAAGCCCAACGGTCTTGAATCCAAGCAGAACCATCCTGAGTCTCAGCTCGACACACTGGTCGATGAGTTCACGAGTAACTTCCCATGGGTTTGCACCGATAACGATATGGATGGCGGGCATCTTGATTCCAGCTTTGCTTGCGGTCTCCCTGGCGATGAGGATATCCGTTGCATAATCCGCTGACAGCGCCCACGATCCACACAGGTCGGAAATCTTCCTAGCCTTCGCCTGGTCCTTCATCCAGGCCAAGCATCTTGTTGAGAAGCTTGGCACAACACCGCTCCCTCGAAATAGCTCCAATGTATGAATAAAATCCGGGTGCGCAGTAGGCTCACCGCCGCCGATTGCAACCTCGAAGACCTTCATAGTGCCACAGGCACCGGCGAGTCTTTGAAGGTAGAAACTGTCCGCGTGAGATCCCTTTGGCGTTGATTGCTGATAGCAGTAATCACAACCCTTGGCGCAGAAGTCTGTGATTTTCACATCAATAAGCTCTGGGTAGGTACTATGAGCCGGAGGCGGTGAGTCATCGAGCGACACCCTGGCTTTCGTTCCGACCTCTGGGCAGAAGAGGGTCCAATGCCCTTTCGCATCCTTTCGGCAGACACTCTGCCCACTGAGGCAGCTCATGCCTGTATTCATCTTTTTTCCACTATCGTGTAGTGGGTGAAATGTTCCTTCGTTATCATTCCCGCCAAGAACGACAACGCCCTTTCGTAAGAACATCTCTCGAAATTCTCTTACGAATTCTAGATCAACGACGTTGCTATTCCATGCCTTGGGCATCCCAAAGAGGCACTGGTGATCAACATATGCGCCAGGGTCCACTTCTCCGCAGATGTCTCGAGTAACAATTTCAGCAATATCTCGGCCAACAGAATCGCTCAAGGCACTTCTTAGTATGCACGCAAAGTAGTTATTCTTAGACTGCTCCGATGATGCCGTAAAATGATCCCATCCGAACTCGCCATCACGACCGTCGTCAACAGGCACATTGTCCGGGTCCACGATAATAATGCTGTGCGAAGAGGAGGAGTTGGTCGCGTGGTTGAGTCGTGCTTTGTGAATTCTCATAGTTTTCCTTTTATCTTGTTCATCATGGCCTCGCACTTATCACTCCATTCTTCTCCGCTCTTGATTACAGAGGCGAAGAAAAATACAGCAGTTTCCAGTTCGGAGACCTCTTCGTTCAGTTGAATGTTTTGCCTCGCGAGGCACGTGACGCTGTTGGTGGTTCCGCAGTCCCTGGTTTCGCATCGTACGCAGATTGCGTCACTCATTTTGATTCCTTTTTCGTGACAATAACTTCTAGGCAAAGCCCTGGTTTCAGGAACCGCTCCGACGCATAGCCCATGTAGATTGCGAGAAAGTCTCTGTGGCTATTGGCAACCATGCAACTGGCCCTATGCGTAGTCTTCCCATCCTCAAGGGAAACCTGCTCCTCTTGCATAATGAAGCCGTTTGAAGCTTCATTGATTTTCAACATGAACGTTGTGTTGGGCCGAAGATGCAACAAGTCCTCAGTGCACTTGTCAGATTCTTGTCGCACCTGTTCGCAGACAAGCTTGTTGGCATCATCGGCATATAGGTAGTGAAAGAAGTACCCGTCAAAGCCTTCGTCAGTGAAGGCTCCTATCAGGCCCATACACGGATATGAGTCTGGCTTGTCTCCGCTGTATGCGTAGCCGTGCCATTCCTCTCCTGTGACCCGCTTGTAGTCTTCCTCGTCTTTGATTAGCTTCCAGTCGCTCATTGTGGCCTCAGGCTTTCGGTCAGTTCTTCCAGGTAACGAACCCGCCTGCGTAGCGCGAGTATGAGTTTGTAGAGCTCGTCATTGCTTGGTGCTGGCATTGTCATTGTTGGCCTCGAAGTTCATCAACAATTCGTTGGCACTTTCCCTGTCCAGCATCCCGGTCGTAGTACCGAACGCGGTCCAGGAAGACTTTGTCACCTTCAGTGACGAAGTTGACTTTGATCGGCCTGCCGAAGACGTAGTCAAAGCAGAATACTCCGTTTCGGCTAAAGTCCTCAACGAACAATTCTTTGCAGTCGTCGGCGGTGATTGACTCCATCGCCCTGTCGTTCAGGGCACCTCGGCCCATAGGCAGAGTATTATTGCAGAGAGCAGCGAGGACTTCGTTGCGGTCCAGGCCTGTGATATCGATTGGTGTTCTGTCCATGCTTTCCTTATGCCTCTTTGTCGGAGGCGGGATTGTCAGGGAATGGTTGCCATCCCAGCCCGAACGTGTAGCCATGATCGTCGTCGCGTTCGCCTCTGTCGTAGCAAAACGCAGTTACCCTGGGAACTGTGACGGTTTCGCCAAACTCTCGTTTGTAGACTGGTCTCCAGAGCATGTCGGGCGCTCCGTCGTCGGAGTTGGCGTAGTTGAGGCTGCGGCCTTTGTACATAAAGAAGCACTGATTGCCAATCTTCACTCCAAGCTCGCCACCGTTGTTAACAACCCACTCGACGTTTTTTTCCTCGAGTACTAGGCCGTCGGTAATCCTGGCAAGTCCAAGCTTCTCGGCCTCGGTGTATCGCTCCTGTACGCCGTCTATACATAGGTTGAGTCTTGTTACCTCGTTTTGTAGATTCTCGGCGTGCTCAACCAGAGCGGCGAGCTTCTTCTCGGTGATACCGCCTTCTCGGCCCATCATCTTGAGTATGTCGAGATGGTCCTCGGCATCTTTGGTTGGGTTTTTCTCGGCTTCCATTCTGATTTCAGGTCCTGTCATCGGCGTCGTCCACTTTTTCCAGTAGCCATTCGACAGCCACTTTTGCTGCAACCGGTTCCACCGTAATCGGTTGCACACTCGATAGGGATAGCCTTGTCCTCCAGAAAGATGGTGCAGCTAACATAGCCGTCGTCATCGGAGTCGGCATTCATCCCGCTTACACACTCCGTACCGGTGTTTTTTGGGAATCGTTTATCAGCAAACTTCTGCGCTGACTCGGGAGCATTTCCTGCACCGCACGAGAATAGAAAAGCGATGGATGCAAAAGCGATAATGTTTTTCATGATGTGGCGTTTCGTTTGGAGTGCTGGCTTGCATGCGTTTCACAGGCAAAGGTTGCTGAACAGAACGGACAAAGGTATGGGTCTAACGTGTCCTCGAGAGCGACGACAACGACTCGGAATGCGGCAGGCTGAAACGCGCTATGCCCTTCTGCGTGGGTATTAATGATTTCCTTCATCATCTTGACCAGGGCGTTGAGTTCGCGCTTGCGCTTAGCCTCTGTTGCTTTGACCTCCATGCGAACGTTGAAGACTTCAACTCGTTTCATGGTTCTCTCCTGATTAGGGCGGCAATCTCTGAGAGGTATGGCTCCAAGTCTTCTTTGAAAAGCACACCCTCGTCCATGTCGTGTTTAATCTCCGTGATGAACAGTGAGAACCACTTGGAGACGTACTCGGATGTGATTTCCTTCTGCTTGGTGATGAGTCTGCGGAGACTGCGGTTTTGTTTTTTGAGACTGGCGATGCACAGGTCGGGTGTGTGACCACCCATGATGCTGTAGCTGTACTGGCATTCGCACCGGGTGCATGTTGCGGTTAGATCTGTGCTCATTCGATGACATCGACTTTCTCGTCCAGTGTCCGATCTTCGCTGCGGAAGGAAACATCAAACTCGAACGCTCCGCCCCTGGCAGTAGTGCGCGGCCCAACTTTGACCGAGAGAAGACGCTCCTGTCTAAATCCAGTTCGGACCCAGACGCAGAATATCTCACTGCTCTTGGCATCTTCTGGGATCACAATCTTCGCTAGAATGTTTGCGTTCTTCTCTTTTTGTTCTCTGGCCTTGAGAGCCTCTTGCGCTGCAGATTTACAGTACGCCTCCGAGCGAACCCAATCGCGCACTGCGTCTTCCATGTTTTGACTTGCCACTACATACCTTCTTTCATTGCTGCGTTTTGTTTCCGCCGTTTTGCTGCAAAGCGATTTGCATTTGCATGGTGTTGTATTTTTGCGCACAGACTGGGCAGTAGAGTGACCCGTTTGTAAGGATGGTCCACTGAGGAACCTCCGGTGGAGACACAACACGAATAGTCTTCCCTGCCATATCGTGCTGCATGAAGCCCATGGCGCTCTCCTTGCACTTTGGTGCATCACAGTAGAATGTTCCTTCTAGTTCAATCATGTTTTCTTTCCTGGCCTGTAATCGTTCTCTTTCCAGTCGTTGAATTCGTCCCACATCCCCGTATGGTCAAGCCATTTTTCAAGCAGTGGGTCTAGCGGACCATTCCATTGGATTTCCTCTGCTCCGCCAGTTGTCAGGGCAAGGTTCTGGGTATCCATTCGGTGCTCTCCTTCGTCGACAGTGAATTGGTACGCAGGGGTGGTCCACTCAAACAGGACGATCTCACCGCACTCGTCGCACTTGTCGTCGGTTGTCCTGGTACCCCACCCGTTTCCGAATGAGGTGCAAGACACGGCATGTGATGAATTGATTTCTATCTTTCTCACACTCCATCCTCTATGGGAGCAGCACTTCCCTCCATGAGAAGATCCAGATCTTCCGGGGTCATAGTTCCGTCAACAAGGGTGCTGCCATCTTCAAGAAACACCCTGATCCCTTCAGGTGGACGTGCCTCGTATCGTCTGATGAGTATTTTTCTCACCCTCGTGCCCCCGATGGATACAAACTTATCCGGCATTGGAGTTTTCCCTTGCGAGCCTTAGCAAAGCTTTCTTGCATCGTATGATGTCCTCTCGGTCCGGTTTACTCTGTGTCTGCCCTGCGATAGCTTGCTCTGCGCTGCCTGCCATTTCAAGGTGAACATTCCGCAGGTGACTGCTGGCTCCGGTGTCACACCATGCCTGCTTGCAGCTTGGGCACCACATTGTGGTAATCCCTCTGTCCGATATTTTCACGTTCAATAGGCACGCGGCTTCACAGGTACATGTTGGCTTGTTTTCTTCTGTCATTGTTTTATCTCCATTCGATCCATTCGTCCGGCATGGCGTCCATTCGAATTCTTGGTTTGTCTTTGAAATGTACGTCCATTGCTTCATCCATAATTTGAACATCAAAGGGGTAGTCGTATCCCCGGTCGGCCAGGTCTCGATTGCTTTTCACTCCCTCGTAGCTTTGCTTCCAGCGCGCAGTGGACCAGGCGTTCATGTTGCTACGATGGATGTCGACGAGTGATCCGTCTGGCATGCGATACCATCCGATTTCTCCGAACTGTCTCTTGCGCTCTTTCTGTGAAATGACAATGCGAATGTCGTAGTCCCTTGGGTCCGATCTCGTAAGAGCGCTTCCGCAGAGATAGACCTTCCCTCCGTAGCGCATGGCAAGAGAATTGGCCATCCCCTGAAACCTTAACCAGAAGAGTTCGAACGGCCGATCTTTGACGTGCTTGTCCCAGTCGGGCTTTTCGATTGCGGTGGTGATTGGTTGTATCCTTGGCTTTCCTCCCATTACAAACCCCTCCCAGCCCCGCAGTTAATACACTCGGGGCCAATTCCACGCCTGGGTGCCTCGCAGCAAGTAGATGTATTGATAACCTGCGGAACGGCACAGGGTTTGAGCCAGGATGCTGGCAGGAATCCACCCCCGCTAATCCACTTGTCCAGCGCCGTCGCAAGCTCTGCCAGGCGGAGCGTATCACCAAGGGTGTAGTCTCCCTTTCCATCGAGCATCCTATCGATGATGGCTCTCTGTTCTTCTAAGTTTGCATTTGGATCCATTACGAAACCCTTTCTACTGTCAGTTCGCAGACCATGCTTTCGTAGCAGCCCCGCTGTTTCTCATGGATGACGTACTCGCGGCCAGTCACTTTGTACTTAGCTCTTACAGGGTAGTTTTTCTCTCGGTGTGGATGGTCGGGCCACTCCTGTTTATGTGAGCGCTTGATGGTGATGATGTCGCCGACCTGTGGCAAGGGGAATCCCTCGATGTCCTGGGCTAGGTAGAAGTTTTCCTTCTCTTCGATGACGGTTGGTTCCCAGATGATAAGTCTTGTTTGCATTAAGACTCCTCCTCCGCGAACGCGAAGCGTCGGTACTCCGCGCCCTCGAATTCGATGACAACAGGGTTGAGTTGAAACAGCCCACCCCCGGCATAGTTACACCCCATGGCTTCCTTGCTTTTTGGTTCTTGGTGTTCGGTGTTAAGCCCTGCTCGCTCGCATCCACCTGCAGCCCATCGCCCGATACAGCTGAATCCGATAACGTTGGTAATGTTCTCCCGCTCAAGGTTTGTTCTTTCCAGGAAGTCACGCACTGTCTGCACAGTGCTACATGTGGGGCAAATGAACTTCCAATTCTCCAGATTGTCGCCAAACAGCCTGGTTGCTTTATCAAGCCATTCATCTCTCGTTATGGTCGTAGACATAGTTGTTCTCCTTCATAGTCCTTGTGCCTGAAAACACACGACGCTAAAAAAGCCCCGAAGGGCTTGGCTAGAACGAAACAATCCTCCACGGGAGATTCTTGTTTACGGTAAACGGGGTGGCAGAAGCCCTAACAGCACTTCTGATTCCGTTGGCATTGGTACAGGATGATCCTCCAAGCCGGTAGGACGCAAACGACCTTGAGGCCGACTTCCCCTCAGCCTTCCATAGGCTTGTCTCAAGCTGCGGCGTGTACAGCACGTCGCTGTATTGTTGGGTGACTTCAGAAGAGTTCAGGTACGCCTGCCCGGTGCAGTTGGACCCTGAGAATGAGATGACGGATATGCTGGCCTGTGCTACTACAAACCCTTGAGGAAACGTTGGACCAGGGGAATCAGCCGCAGCATAGAACCCTGTCCCCATCCCAGAGCCCCTGTCGATGGTGACAGGGTATCCAAGTTTCACCCCGGACTGATTTAGCACCACCAGTTGTGATGCGTTTTCGCCGGCAGGTCCCTGTGGGCCTGTTGTACCTGTGGCCCCAGTGGCGCCCGTTGATCCAGTTACACCTGTAGGCCCAGTGGCTCCCATGTCTCCGGTATCTCCCATGTCGCCTCTGTCCCCCTTATCTCCGTTTTCCCCATCGGTACCGTCCAGTCCATCGATGCCAGCTGGGCCTATATCCCCCTTATCCCCTTTACTCCCTTCGACCACCTCTGGCACAGATGGTTGGCTGCTTTCTGTTCCACACCCTCCCAACACCGCAGTTAGGAGGGGTATCAGTATCAGTATTAGTATTATTCTCATTTTCACCCTTTTCAATCGTAGTAACGCCCTACTGTCTCGGGGTGGCACCAGTGCCTGTTTTTGGGCCCCCGCCCCTCCCTATTCCACTTGAGGACGCTGTCCAGCGTTTCATAGATGTCTCGACATCCAGTTTTTCCTACCATTACAGGCACATATGCCTGTAATGTGACGGTGCTTATTCCGCCGTCAATCTTTCCCTCACAGTCAACACAGACGACGGGCAGAACTTCCCCGTCCTGCACGTAGACGATGTTCGTGTTTGTTTTTTCGCAGCAGTGCGGTACGTCTATTTTCACCATTGCTTTGAGGATTTTTTCTAGATTCAACATGTTATTCCTTCTTGTGTGTTACCGATGCTGTTTCGCAGACAGGCCTCAGAGAAGAATTTCACTGAGGCCTATCCGAACTCTACTTACTAACAAGTCGTACTGCGGTGCGAGCGATTGCACCCCAGATAACCCACTTTCCTACGAAGCGGTAGACATCGTCCACCGTGATTGTTTTCATATCCTTTATGAACTCGCTTGCCACCCGACTGTCTTCCATTACGAACTCCTCGACCCATATGGGCCCCTTGTATCGTCCGAGGCAAACAGTTCCCTGTCTGCCTCTGCGACGAAGTTTGTACTTCGAATTCGCACTGTTTCCATCATTGGAAGCCTCGCCTCATCGAAGTGATAGTCCTCACGCTGACGTGGGACATATTTATTAGTGGTTGACTCATGGCGAAGCTGGATGAGCTTCCGCCGCGCCTGTTTAGTTGAGAAGCTCAAGAGCTTCCCCGAGCGTTGCCTCAGTCATATCTCCGAGTCCCTCGATGGCCTTTTGGGCAACCTCATCAGAGATTTTCCCGATAAACACATGACCCTGCTCCGCAGGGGGTAGTTTGCCGAGTTTCACCACACCAGCTAGAAACATCCCGGCAACGCATGCCCATCCTCCTACGACAATAAGCTTGTCGATGATCTCATTGTCCGCCCTGACCTGGGCGAATCGAGACAACTTCCTGCTGTCGAGAATCTTCTTCTCGGTGTCACGGCTCCGCTGCTGTTCTTTCCTGAACTCGGCGTGCAATAATTTTGCTCCTGCTCTTTGCGTATCAGACTCTTCCCTGCGCTCATTAGCCTTGAGCTCGAGCGTTTCGATCCTATCAAAGATGTTTCGCAGTTCTTCCTTGTTTTCTTCATCTGGCATCTTGGACTCCTTTTGTTGGTTATTTTCTTAGGCTGCCAGCAATGGCAACCATGATTGTTGTTGTAATTGCGATAACCACAGATGTAGCTATCAAACTGGTCGCGAATACAGCCACGTCTCTGAACGTGGCTGACTCATCCGCTAGCATGTTGTCAATTTCCTTTCGGAGCTTGACGCGTGCCTGTTTTTCGCGAGCCAGCTCGTACTTGCTGACTAGCTCGTCGAACCTCATTTTATCGCCTAATGAGGTGGTTAGCCAAGGCAGCAATGCCACCCACGGCTGCGACGCCGGCCACGATGAATGAGTGCTTGCGCATTCGTTTGCGTTTGAACTCGGAGAGTGCGCTCAATGTTGCATTCACCGAGGCCTGTTTTTCGCGTACCTTGTTGGCTGCCGCTGCTGTGTCTCCACCGCTGCCCTTCAGTTCCTCTAGTTCTTTGCTGAACTGGATGAGCTTTCCTTTTTCTCTCATCACATCCTTTTGGAAAAACTTATAATCGTCGGCATTCTCGATGTGGCAGGTTGTGTTTGTTTGGTTATTTTCTGTTGCTTTTACGATGATCATGTTTGGACTCCATTGCTAAGAGAGTTGAGACTCTCTCTTGCTCCCCAATTAGAAAAACCACCACAGCCTGGGGAGACTGGGTGGTTGGATTGGGAAAACTATCTTTCCTTCTCTATAACTCTTATGCCGTAAAAGGATGCATGGAGTGCTAGTTGGAGGTCTTTTTCGGGGTCCTGTAACCCGTTCTTCCGCTGATGCCAGGCCTATCGGGGGTGCTCTTCTTACCCCTCGTGAAGTACATCGCAATGTCCTTCATCGGGTTTGTAAACCCGTGCCTTGTGATATGCCCATGTCTGTCATGTTCAAACATCCTGGCGCTACAGGTCTTGCATTTATAGAGTCGCACCATTCGAGACTTGTCTGACATGTTCGCAAGCGACATTACCGGCTTGCATTCGCCGTGGCAACTGTGATTAGCTGATGACTTCTTGGGAATGAAACGGTTTCGACGGAGGGATAGAGAGACAAGAATGCGTGTCGAGGTTAATCGAAGGGCCTCGTATAAAAATCGATTACATCTAATTGCAAACGATAACTCGTTCGCTCCTGCTCTCGCCGCTGTTGCGTAAGTAGGTTGGGCTCGAAGAGCCTCGAAACAGAATCTTCAGGAACCCCCGGCTGGTCGGGGTTAGAAACCAGGCATGTCGTCCCAGCAGACAAGTATTAGAAAAATACTGGGTGGTGGAGGCGCCTTTGGTGCCCTGATGGTTGCCGGTCATAACCGGATACACACGTAGACTTCTTGGCTTGATACTTTTTGGACTGGGGTTCGATTCCCCACATTTCCACTGATTTGATAATCACCTCCACCAGCAACACATAGGAACGAAATGTTTACACCTGAAGCTATCGCGGCCGTACTCAACACTCACCTGCTAAGAGAACTTGCCAATGGCAATGCTGCTTCGGTCAGCGAAAGCATGGGGGAGTATTTTACCGCGGAGCTGTGTCAAATGTTCAATGACTCCGGATGGAGCGTTGAGGGCACCCGTGTTAAGCAGGAAGCAAATATCGTAGCGATGAGCTTCAGGCTTAGTGATCCCGCGTCCGGGAGCGAGATTGTCAAAAGCAAGTGGTGGACAGAACAAGAGCTTCTCTCAGGGGGAGGAACGTTCACGGCCCTGGGTTCACTGCTACTTCAGGAAGCTGTGGACGAACTTCTTAAAATTGTGATTCCAACGCACAGGATCACAGTGAGTGTCGAGTCGCCCTACTCGTTATCGAGAGATGCATGCGGAGATGTCTCCCGCCTCATTCAGAGTAAGATGATCGGAGAGATTGTCGGCCAGCATAATGGGAAAAATAAATGTGGAACCACTTACGAGGTCGACCAGAAGTGGCTCGATTCTGCGACGAAAGAGTTCAACCAGGTCGTTGAGAGACCACCAATGCTTCTTGGTGGAAAACTGAACTCGGATATAAAAGAACTTGTTGACGATGTTCGAGGCCTCACCTATCCAGGTGCAGATCAGAAAGCATTCCGCGAAAAGTGGGGCCATCTCTTGACTGTTGTAACTAGGGCGGCCAAGGAGCTCGCGAGGATGGATTTGCCATTCGAGGAGATTTTCGTCATTGGCGGCCGGGTCCGTGCGATGACATCAGCCGGCTTCGGTCGTCGCGACAGTGGCTGGTTTGAGATTGCCTCGCCCGTCCCAAACTAGCAACCTCGCACCCCTAAGGGACATCGTCGAGATTCGCGACCTCGACGGACCAAAGGGTGGGACCATACTTGTCATGAAGCTTGAGTGCGGTCACATGGTATGGAAAAGGCTGAAGAGGCCGCCAAAGCAGCAACGATGTGTTGTGTGCTGGTGGGACGAAGGTGTAGGCTGAGGCCATGTACACCAAAGATCGGGTAGAGCTCGTTGACGAAGTACTCGACGAGCTCACAGTGGAACTCATTGCGGTAGCTTGCCACCAGCAGAACAAGACCTATTGCCAGATGATCGGCGACGACAGTCAACCTCTCTGGGATGAGGCTCCGGAGTGGCAGCAAGACTCAGCAGTGGCCGGAGTTCGTCTGGCTCTTGTCAATCCAAACCCCGCTGCCAGTCACGAGTCATGGCTCGAGCACAAAAAAGCTGATGGCTGGGTGTATGGCAAGGAAAAGGATGCCGAGAAGAAAACCCATCACTGCATGGTTCCCTACGGAGATCTGCCGTCAGAGCAGAAGATGAAGGATGAGCTCTACATCAACATGGTTCAGCAGCTCGGTCTCGCTTCGAACCTTATCCGTCTCAGGAGCTAGGGCATTCGCAGCGAGAGTTCTAAGCCAAGAGAGCGGAAAGACAAAGATCCACCTCCCGTGTTTCCGCTTGTAATGCGAAAGAGAAAGCCTTCCGAGTTGGAGCCGTTAATCAGCACAGAAAGGTCAGTCCGCTTCCATGCGCCCGACCCAACCTCGTGCGTATTCTCGGCTCCGTAGTCAGTAGATCGAGAAGCAATTGCGGTGGGAATCGTTGGCCCCCCACCCGCGTTGTATATCCAGCCACCTGCCTTGTGGTGCAGTAGCTCAATGTTCGATCCGGAGTCAGTGGAGTCACTGATCCAGAGTGCCTCGACCAGTCCGATGATGAAATCTGTGTTGCCAACATCGTGATACTTGGACCAGAAGTAGTTGCAGGATATGGGTGTCCCCGATGTAGTTTCGATAGGGACCTGTCCGTTCCACTTTTTTGCGGTTTCGAAGTACGAGTTTGCAGGAGTCCCATCGGGGATTACAATCACCTCTGAGTCTGAGCCAGTTCGGACCCCATCGTCGGTAATACTTGTTCCGCTTACAGTTACCTGCACTTCGCCTACCGCAATAGCCCCTGTGACTAAGCTGACATGCGCTGCTCGAGCAATATTGGCCGACCCCCAGTTGATTGCCGGTGAGAAGTCATCTGCTGCCCCCGCAAAATCATAGAATCCGGCAGCATATTCTACTGGATCATTTGTTTGAAATGGCCAGTTGTATGCACCGTTCAGGAGATCACCTGACTGAGGGCAATTACACTTGATTCCATTGCGGGTAGGCACATATGTAGGGTATCGCAATTATTTGCGGAAGGGGATAAACTGCCTGCATGAGCGTAGCAATTATCCAGCAGAGAGTTTCCGCAGGTAGCGACTTCGACGGCACCCTTCCAGCGACAACTCCTGGCGCCACAAAAGACATCAAACGATTTCCCGTGGATGTGGCTGGCGGATTGTTCGACTTTGGAATCACAGGTCCACACATCATCAACAGTATTGAGATGATTCTCAGCGGGCAGACCTCGTGGACGATTCACAAAAAGGATAGCGATGGCGATGAGATTCTCTTGTGGGCTGGTACTATTGAAACAGATGTTGTCACACTATCGGCAGACCGGATGGCAATCTACGAAGATGAGACAATCCTGGTTCGGACAGTTGGTGCCACCGGCGCCATGAAATGTCGGGTTGCATTAGCAAGAGATAACTAAGCTCGCCTTTTGTGTGTGGCAATGGAGCCACGGAAAAGGCAGGTATCGAAATGGAACGAAAGTACGAAATCGGCGGACACGTCATCTATGTAGACCAGTGGGGCATTCCTCGAGATGCGCTTATCACCGTATGGTGGTGTGGCGATGTTGAGGTTCCAGCCTATGTTAGCGAGAATGGAGAGCCGGGATGCAACCTGGTTTTTGTTTCTGGCGACGAGAACCGTAAGGACTCATGTGGTCGACAGACCGTGCGAGAAACATCGGTGGTCCACAAGACAGCCCAGCCAGCTCACGGCTTTTACTGGTGCTGGAAAGACGAGCTCGACGATAGCCAACTTAGACGATTGAACTCCGATCGCGCCGAGACGGCTGCGTAAACCATAGAGACTTGGCAGGGACCTATTGGAACCGACACCAAGACTCCGATGCCACACAGAGAAGGCGAGCTATGAGCAGGGGGGAATCTTCGGTAGTGTTGCGCTTTGCACTTAGAAAGATCAGGTCTGCCAAGGCACCCTGCTTTTTCTGTGCGGAATTCGAATGCGACCAAGTGTTTATGGCAAAGTCGCAAACTCCTGAAAAGACCAGGGCTTACGCAGTACACACTGCCTGCATATTTGACCACGAGCAGCTTCAGGACTTAGGCTCAGGAGTCCTATGAGCAGCAAACCAACATTCATCCGCTTCCATCTGGAGCACAACGATGACGAAGAGATCACATGCTTCTGTTGTTCACTTCCACGTTGTGAGCAATTCTTCGAAGTGAGCGGGGGCAATGTTCGACGATGGGTGGGAGTCCACAGCACGTGTGTGGACAAACATATGAGCAAGCTTACCCAGACGAGGTCCGCCCGAGACTCATCTGCCCCCGTAGGCTAAAAAAGGGGCCGTAGCCCCAGTATTCATTCGTCGTCTTCGAGCTCCTCTTCTAGGGCTGAGTATGAAGCCTGTCTGGCTTCGTCAACGAAATCATAGTTGTCATCGTCGTCCATAAAGCATTTCCTTTCTACCTTCCTTATGCCTATTTCGTGTAGGCTGGATGAATGGACAACTGTCCACACCGAGTGATTTTTAACGGTTTCTGCGAGAAATGCAGACAGAGACCGATACTTGATTTTGGAGATATCGATGACGCAGTGGGGACAACTGAACATAGAACTAAGCCATCCGAGCGAGAGCTATCTGCCCAGATGGAAAAGGATGTACCGGAAGTTATTTGGCAAACGGCAGAAAAGCCTCCCAGTAAACATCCTAGTGTCAGTCAACGCCGCAGGGCAGATAGAGATCGGCCACGTTGGCTGCCACGAATCGACTAGTCCTGCCAGGGCTCTACAGGGCGTCTAGACATCTTCTGGAAGTATCACCTCCTCAAACGGATTCCCCTCGAAGAGGCGAGCAAACGGTTGCAGTACGATGGAGTCATCTTCCTGCCTGGTTGCTGCGCATATGACAGCCACGTAGTTTCCGTCCGGAGTTTCACATTCGATGAGACACTGATCTCCATTGGCAAAGACATCTTGCAGTGTCTGGAAGTTCTTTTTGTCTCCCTCTCTCAGACTCATACTCGGACTGATCCTTCCTCCATGATGATGGCACCATCATCGGATTCACCAACTCGCTCAAGCCAGATTCGAAAACCTTTCTTCTTGGCAAAGTCACTCACGAGTTCGAGGCTGTGATCGTCAAGCAGGGCACCATCCTTCACCCAGATATCTTGGAGGTTGGGGGACATTGCTGCTGCCAGCGCTAAGGATACAGAGAGCTGTTCGGCACCAGAAGCTTGCGACAGCGGGATGTCGTTGTAAATAAGACCTGTCTCCCCGATGGATAGGCCATCGACAGGCATGTTTGCTTTGTCGAGGTGAGCAGCCTTATTCTCGTCCATCTCATTTAGTTTCGCGGTAAGAGCACTGGATTCGATTTCGGCTGTTTCAAATGCGGCCTTGGCAGTTTTGTGTCGCTCAAGCTGCGCCAGCTTCTTTGTGCGTTCTTCGTCTTTGGCACTGGATTCTTTCAATTCCGCCTGAGCTGACTCAAGCTCCGCGGTGACGTCCGGCATTGACTGGAATGCTTTCTTTTCCGCCTCACCAGTTTTGATGAGCTTCTCAAGGGATTCAACTTCCTTTGCAAGATCATCTTTGATGCGTTGAATGCTGTTTTGGTAGTCCTTTACCTCCTTGCGCATGTGGTCGAGTTTGACCTCAGCCTCTCTACGCTCGCTGTTCTTCTTCATGAGCTCGGACACCTTGCCCATCATGTCAGCACCGGACTTTTCCGAGATATCCCCCGGGTGGGGGTTTGACTCAATTTCGACTTTGTATCGCTTTACTGCGCGATTTGAATCGGTCCTCTCGTTAAAGACCTCCTTCCTTTCTTTCTCCCAACGCTCCAAGTTGATTCCGATATCAACAACTTTTAGGAGAGCCGCTTTCTGCTCTTTGTCCCCGAGCCTGGAAAACTCAAGAGGATCTAGGAATCGGCTGCCGATGATCCGATCCAGGACTTTTTGAGGGGAGGAAACTTTACCGTCACGTCCTGTTACCTTGAGTGACGATGTTCCGCTTTTGAGGAAACGCTTGTGAACGTCGTACTCGAGCTTCTCTGCATCGTCCCTGAGCTTGAGTTTGATGTCTGCCTGATCTTCCCCTTCTCGGATTGGTTTCGCGGGGTCTTCGTTCTTTCCGCCGAGGGCGTTGGTGATGGCATCGATAACGGAGCTCTTCCCTTGCTTGTTCAGGCCGCCGATGAGCATAAGGCTGCTTGCTTTGGGCTCGATGACTACCTTCTTCAGGCACTTGTAGTTTTCTATGTCAACTAGGATAATTTTCATTTTGCTTCTCCGGATGATTCTTGGTGCTTGATGTGAAGGTCGACAATTTCTACGATAGCAATAGCTAGAACAACGGCATTCTCCGCGTCCTCATTCGCACTTGTATCAGCGCTGTGTGTGTAGATGTGTCCGACGATATTCCCGGCCATCCGGCAAATCATGCTTCTGTCTTTTGGGTTCATTTGGTTCTTTCTTACGGCTGCTACTGGGACAGTCTTTTTGTTTCATATGCACGATGATTTGCATCTGCGACTGCTCCGGAAAATTCGCGCAGAACGGCATCTTCACTGACTCCGACATCCTGATCGAGCCCGGTTCTGTAGCTTTTGTAGGCTGTCCAGGCTTCGTAAACTTCATACGACCCATGGCAGTGTGATGGCATTTCCATGTAGATGAAGGAAGCGATTGCAGGCAGTGCTGCTACGGTATCCTGGTCGGCCCTCCCTACCCCTTCAAGGAAGTCGTTGGCAAGAATCGCTCGCATGCAGTCACCGGTTCTTGTCCCCTTCTCTGCGTAGCTGATTAGCGAGTGGAGTAAGTGTGGGGGGATATTGGATTTGTCTCTCGGGTCAGTCACAGCATCCTTTCTTTGAGCCACTCTGTGACTTCTATGATTTCTCTGTCGGTTAGGCTACGAGGTGTTCCGTCTTCATTGGCGGCTCTAAAAACCGCCGGTCCGACGATCACATCAAAGTCGATATTGATGTTCATTTTCATTCCACTGATCTTTCCTTCTTCGTTACACCAAAGGTCTACATTCGCGGGGAGGCCTATGGGATTTCCTGGCATCACCTGGAATAGGCCCCCAACAATCTCCTGTAGGACCGAAATTTCATCGTCTGGAATGAACCATGGGTACGGTGGCTCCTCCGGGTTTCTGATAATTACGAGTGACATCGCTTCTTTGTTTTCCGACAAGGTGTTGTTCATTTCCTTTGTTTGAGGCCTGCAACAAATCCGTAGTTGGCCATGGCGGCGCACAAGACAGACTTGTCATCGCACAGGTTTTGCGCAACGGTGCTGAAAACCCGGAGGTTTTCGTTGGCCAGGTCTGCGGCTTCCTCTTCTGAATCGAGGTGTAGTAGGTTTTTGATATTGCGGATGCAGGCGATGGCCATGTTCTTGCCACCAACTTCTTTGATCTTGTCTAGGTCTTCCATTGGACTCCCGTGCTTGTGGTTCAGGGCCCTTATGCCATCAGATTGCAGCTGGGTTGCTGGTATGCGACGATACGGTCATGAACCATTTCCTATCTGGCTTCACCGATGAATTGGTGAAGATCGCAGTAGACAGAGAGTCTGGAAAAGGAAACGGGCTTGGCCTCCTGGAGGCCGGGATGGTGGCATCGACAATTGCTCCATTTATGGGGCTCATCGGAGAAGAGAAGATTCTCCACGACCCACATGTGCAGAAAAGCATCATGAGGTTTACCTCACTGGAATCCCTCGAGCGTCACGCAAGGCCTGGAGATATTGTCCTGATGAGCGGGCCCAGAGATCCTACCAGGCCTGTTACCACCGCAATATCCGGAACAGACTGGTCTCATGCACAGCCGGTCGTTGGCGTTCGAGACGGAAAGGCCGTAACCCTCAGCGCAGGTCGATTCAACAGAAGAGATGTGAAGGTAAAAACTCGTGCAGATTTCATGAAGATGGCTCCAACGCTGGCCAAAGATATGAAGTCATGGGGATATACCGATGCAGTAATTCTTCGTCCAAAAAACAAGATGAGCAATACAGACTTAAAGAAGTTTGTTGACGAGGTCGTCGATCGGTCGCGTATGCCGTGGGATGCAAAGAAAGCAGTTAGCGGGGTTGCTAAAGATCTGTTTATTCCAAAGCGAATGGTTTCAGAAGGGGCTCTTAAAAAAATAGAAGGTCAGACGATGATTCGCTATGGGAACATTGTAGATCCTGTTTCCGGCAAGAAGGTTCGAGTCCCAATGACGTGCAAGGGAAACACCTGTTCGGGCTTAAGTGCACAGGCAGCTAGAATTGCTGGCGGTGGAGCAATCCTAGGCAGCAAGCTCCCAGCAGATATATTGCCAGCAGACTTCGTTCGTTCGAAACAGTATCGTCCAGTAGGCGCAGTGATTAACAAAAGCAAGCTTCCAGTAAAAATCCTTCCATACCTAACCCGAGCGGGAGTGGGTACCGCTGCCGCCGGAGGCATCTACGCAGCCCATGAGCGACCGGAACTGTTGGCAGCAGGAGTAGGAGCAGCGGGAGGATCTGCGCTCCAGGGGGCGTTGACAAGGCGGATAGGAAAGGCAATGGGGCTATCCTACGGACAGACAAGTCGTAAGATTCCAAATCTGATGAGATCAGTGCAAAAAACAGTGTCCTCACCCACGACCATTGGCAGGGTAAGCCCAATCTTAAAATATCTAGCAATGGCAACTCCGATGAGAGTTCTTGGCGGGCTAGCTGCCCTCAAGGTGGGCCGGGTAGCGCTTGGCCGAGAAGGAGAATAGGCATGAACGGCATCCTTACAGGCTTCATAGATGAACTGACAAAGGTATCATCCCAAAAAGAGAAAGAAGCGCCACTATACGAAGCAATCATGCGTCCAGGCGAACATGGTCGCGTTAGTATGAAACCGGCTGGTGCAGCACTCGGTGGAACAGTTGGAGCCCTGCTTGGAGATTTTGCATCAAAGCGTGCAAGACTTGGCAGCAAATCCAGTATTGGAACAAAGCTTATTCGCGGTAGTGGTATTGCAGGCTTACTGGCTGGAGCCTTGCTTGCGCCAGGCGGAAAGAAGTCAAAGAAACGATCCGTCGACCTGATTCCGTCGAATCGCGCAGCAAGGGAGATTGCTGCAAAGTCAAAATCACACGAAAAGAAAGCTGCAGCAAAAACCCACCTAACGCCAGACTCATCCAACATTAACGGTTTCAGCTATGACCCCAGAGCTAAGCAGCTGACCGTGACGTTCAAGGGCGGATCGACGTACAGATACAGGGGTGTACCGCAAGCCACCTTTCGCTCACTCAGGCGAAACAAGAGCGCCGGCAAGACACTTAACCGTCTCGTCAAAGCCAGGGACTACGAGTACGAGAAGATTGCCAAGAAGAAAAAGCAGAAGTCCTACAAGTGCAAGTTCTGTAAGGACCAAGCTACCAAGGGCGTCATATGGGCCGAAGGCCGCGGCATCGTTCCCTGCTGTGATAAGCATCTTGGCAAAGGCAAATCTTCTATTGATGATCCGAAAGACATCGACCTGATTCGGGACCTGACAAAGCAGGCTGGATCTAAATTCACCACCTTCCTTCGGACAGCTCCAGAAGAAAAGCTTTTGGCAGCCCTCGAGAATGTTGTCGGATCTGCCAGGCCAACCTATTACAAGTCCCTCGATATTACGAAGTTCATGAACTATCTCAGGGGTGGCGGTGACAAGTTTGCTCCGAGCATTTCTTCGATGAAGAGAGATGAATTGGTTAAGGCCGTTCGCCAGCGACTCGCCGCAGGGTTTCCGAAACAGAGGCTTCGGCATACGAAGGATGGCGATGTTGAATTTGGGCGTAGTCTGAAGGAACGTGCGGGATCTAAGATGATCCGAGTTAGTCATGGTGGAAGCGCATCCGAGCTTGAGTCGATCATCAAGTATGGTCCCAACGCGGCGGTTCCTGTTGTCCCCGGTGCGGCTGGAAAAAAAGAAGTTGTCGGACTTTTTGTTCATAAACCCTCCGATGTTTTAGCGGAACGTCTTCCAGGATACGCCAAGAGGCGGGTGGCCTACGCCGGAGGAAAACCCGCAGTTCTTAGTTTTGATATCCCAGAGAGATTGATTTCTGAGGGGGGGCGAATTGGGGGTGGTGAACATATAGTTCCGGCAAGCCTTTGGCGGTACGCGAAGAACACAAAGATCACCAAAGTAGGAGGCTCCTTGCTTGAAAAGACTTCTTCAGATGCACAGCGAGCATTCTACGCTTCAACCAGCATCTCCCCCTACTACGCCAAAAGGCAGCGCGACAAGCGCAAGCAGCAGGAGATCAATCGCCTGTTGAAGAAAGCAGGCTTCTTGCGCGAGCGCGTCCGCGAAGGTAACTCGAGTGATCTTATTGGTCGCATGACGAAAAAACGCCGTCAAATCGAGAAGATAGCCGGTGCGTGCGTGAAGACTCTTACCTGGGGAGGACTCACGATGAAGTTTGAGTACCTCAAGGATGACATCAGGTCTGGTACCGGGGAAGGCGGAAAGAAGTGGTCTCGTAAAATGAAGGACTGCTATGGATACATTCCCAACACCTACGGCAAGGGCGCAGATGGGGAAGCCATTGACGTCTACTTCCAGCCCGATCCGACTGACGGCCCGGTCTTCAAGATCCGTCAGCTAAAAAAAGAGGGTGGCTATGACGAGGACAAGTTTATGGTCGGGTATGGAACATCCAAGGCGGCAAAAGCAGCCTTCGACAGGAACATGCCAGCATGGGCCTTTGGTGATATCACCAGTCTATCAATGAAAAGTTTTCGAACACTTGTAGGCCAAAGCGGCAGCAAGATTCGTGTACCATCAGACAGCAACGCCGAGCGCGAGCGGGTTCGCCGGGCCATGGAAAGAAAATCAGCATGAGTTACAATTTTTTGAACGGTTTCGTCGACGAGCTCACAAAGACCGCGGGTCCAACCGACCTGGCCAAGCCTCCCGGGCAGACCATGGAGGTGAAGATTCCTAAGCCCCCCAAGCCACTCCAGGCGCCCAAGCCGGCTACCATGGAGAGCAAACCTGCCGCCGTTCTTCCCAAGACTGCAGGTGTGAAAGACATGCTTGGCACCATGGGCTCCGCAGTCAAGAAGATGGTGACTAGCGATAAGGCTGTTCGTGCCAAGGTGAAAGCTGGGGACTTGGCAGCCAAGGCAAAGTTTCACGGAGCCAAGGCCAAAGGAAGAGGGCAAGACCTTGCCGGAAAAGCTAAGGCATATGCTTCGACAAAGGGCCACCAGTGGAATGCACTTTCTCCTGCAGAGAAGAAGCGCTACATGGCTATCGCCGGTGCCGGAACGGCCGCCGGTGTTGCTGCTGGGGCCGGTGCATCGAAGCTTGCTGGCGAAGATAAGGCTGGCGCAATGATCAAGGAAGTGCTTGAAAACGCCAAAGGGAAAAATCGTCCTGAGTCCAAGTCCGGCGATTCCGTTGGGGGCGAGTACGGTGCGGGTGGGGGTCTTTCAAACTTTGAAGGCAAGACTGCTCCAAAGTTCAACAAGAAGTACAATCCCACCGACATGCCTCAGGCGTTCGGAAAGCGATAGCACTTATGATTTTCAGAGTGCTCAGGATCGTAGTGATCCTCCTGATTGCCGCTGGTGGAATCCTTGGAATCTACAGCATGCATCACAGGGAAACCCTACATGAGCCAACGTGGGATGAGAGGGGAATTGCTGTCGAGCACAGGAGGGGAGATATTCCTCTTTCCGTTTTCGTTGATCGAAGCTTTGGAGGCGACCACGTAGCAAGCGCAGAGAGAGCGATTTCCAGTATCAACCGTGATGCCGGATGTACTCTTATGAGCCCAATCTATCTGCTGGACAATGCTGATATCCATATTCGCCATGAGGCTTGCGATGAGGGTTCGGAGTTTCAGCCAAATCACCCAGGCTGCACCTGGTCAAATCCTTCCAGGGAGCGCACGATTATCCAGGTTGGACAACCAGGTAATACGACAACATCGTACTTAATCTTCTACCACGAACTCACACATGCCATAGGCTTGGCTCACGACGGCGTATATGTCGTCCCAGGGCGAGGAGATGAATCCTTGATGTTTGTCCCGATCACTGCCAACAACGCCCACGAGCACAGCTACAGGCTTGGTATAGGGAAGCATCTGCCTTCCATGTCTGACAAAGATCGAAGCGTGCTGAAACAGCGATACTGTGAGTAGCTAAAAAAAGACCCATCTTCGCAGAGGTTCCACGCAGTGCGAAGAGGGTCAAAGCTGACATCACTGCCAGCTATTAGTAGATAGCGACGGCGACGCCCGCTCCAAGTGTAACAAGGTCTTCAGCAAGGTAGTGGCCTTTGCCTTTGACGAAGTACTTTACGTGGTCTGGGACGACGACTTCCTTGTTTCCGATTCCGAATACGAGGAATCCCTCGCTGAGGTGAAACCCTTTCTCGGGGTCTTTGTCGGCCCCAACTTCTAGAAGGAACTTTGCTACGGTTTCAGTATCTCCAATCCAGCTCATTGATGGGGTCTCCCGTGTTTTGTTTCGAGCCTGTGAATACACTCACGCAATGCATCTTCCGGCTCTTTGTGTTCATTTCTTGAATAGTCGTAAACCCGATCTGGTCCGAGTTTGATGACGCATCGCTCTATTCCGGTTCTATCTAGAACCTCAGAGATGATGTTTACTGGCGTGTCTTTACTTACACTCAGATCGAGATAGACGAGTTCACGCAGCTCTCTGATGCACTGGTTGTAGTCAAGCATCTACCATCTCAGGGCTGATCGCTACGGCAACTTGCGCAGGGCGTAGCAACTTCCCCTTTCGGGTGTACCCTTGCCTAACTTGGCCGGCAACGTGGTGGTGTGGGATTTCTGCAGATGGGACCTCTGCAACTGCTTCCATTGTCTGTGGATCGAATGGCATTCCTTCCGCTGGTACGGCCTGGATGCCAATTTCTAGCAGTTTATGAATGAGATGGCCTAGTGCCATGTCAATCCCACGTATCGCATCTTTCTTCCTAATGCCCTTCTGCTTTAGGCTGTTTGTTGCTCGAGCAAAATCATCAATTGCATCCAGCAGGAGACAGGCAATGTTTTCCTCCCCCTGCTCCCTTGCTCTCGACACGGCTACTGCCGTTTGCTTTCTCATGTTTTCGATTTGAGCAAGCGCTCGCTTGTACCGATCTTCTTCTTCGTTAGTCACAGTAAACTCCTGTGTGTTTTGTGGTGGCGACTCCACTACCTTCAAGAAAGTGGGGGACAGCGCAACAAGGCACTGTCCCCCGGGTTTCCCAGAGGAGGAGTCCAAGCCACCGCCAAGGTCTAAAATAAATCTGAGTGAACAAAAAGGTGGCCCCGACACATTCGTGTCGAGACCACCTGAGTCCCTAGGATGGGAGGGTTTCTTCTTTTGCTGCCTCAGTGGCAGGGAGTGTGATTTGCTTCTTGAGCTCAGACACTTCCTCCTGCAGTTTTGGGATGCAGACGTTCTCGGCTTTCAGCTCGATCAGGCCAGACTCAAGAAACTCAACCTTTTCGTTGAGCTCTTTCACCTTACGCCCGCGGAGGATTATTCCTCCAAGTGTTCCAGCCACGAAGCCAGCTGCAGCAGTAATTCCAGTTTTGATAATATCGGTCATATTGGACTCCAATTCTGAGTAGGGGTGATTCCCTCTCTACAGTCCTTATGCCCGATAGGCTGCTGTGCCTGGCTTTATTTCAGGGCCCATGCCGTGTCTGCCACTCCAGTTTTCAGCCAGAGTTCACCCGTGCCAGCGTTGTCTCTTGAGCCAAGAGAGCCGATTGGTGCAGCTACTCCGGTTACGCTTGGGTCCGTTGTTAGCAGGTATGGGAGTCTTCGATTTGCTGCACGCATCCAATCCGTCTGTGCCCTGTGCCAGCCTTTCGTGTTTCCATTGGCGTTGGACTCAGTCTCTTCGCCGTAGCCAGAAATTCTCGCAGCCGTGTTTGGCATTGGTAGCGAAACCCGAATGTTCTGCTCGTACATGCCGTTGGCAACGCTTGCTCGAACAACGATAGTTCCAGATTCCGCATCCGCATCCGATGGAACTGTCATCGTCGGTGTTGCGGTGGTTGGGTTGATGAGGGATACCGACGAATCGAGCGGTGACTCGTCGATAAACCATTCGTAGTCTTCTTCTGAGTTTTCAGGGGCAGTGTCTACGAAGGAAAGCACCTCTCCCTCGACCAGGTCGTCTTTGTCAACGCCATCCAGCTCAGGGCCAGAAGTGCTTCCTGTTACCTGTATGACTGGCTGTGCTGGCATGGCTGACTAGTTCTGAGCTTGATCTGCGCTTGCAGCTTTTTTGTTTGCAGCTTTTTGTGTTGCAACCCTCTTCGCCTTGCTCGGCTTCTTTTCTTTGAGGTCGACAACCAGCTCGATGAATGGCATGAACTGCATTGCAATAAATCCATCCCGATAGAGAGGCTGCGATGGGTTCTTGATGACATCGACAAGAAGCTTCCAATCGCTCTCGTCAAGAATCACCACGGCTCCAGCCTTCGCTCCCTTGCACGCTTTTGTGATTCTAGTGATTTGCTCCCAGGACTCAAATCCTTCATTGAACTTTTTGTCACGAAGGGCAAACGTCCTGATCCAACTCCAAAATGTTTCCGGATCTGCATCTCGAAAGATGGGACTTGCTCCAGCCTGCATTTCTGCTTGGCTTGGCTGTGTCTTCTTGTCATCAAGAGCCTGAATCGGCTTGTCGTTGTCGTCGAGAAGGACGATTGGTTCTGGGATGGTGAGATATCTTGGCATTTGATGTTTTCCTCTGATTGGGATTTGTGCGGGTACTATGTTTTGCAGTACCCGCACAGCATCATACACATTTTAGAGTCCGAGGACAGCCTTCCCGTCATCGTGGATGCGCTTAAGTACGGGGAAAATCTTGTCCTCATCTCCTGCAACAAGGCCAGAGTGGCCATCCATGACTGCGGTCCACTCGGTCCACCGGACCCCACCAGATTTTCCATCCGCCCTTATCACAGGAATACCTCGTCGAACAAAGGTTTGCTCTTTGACTGTAGGGCTGCCTGGGATAGCAGGGGGTAAGCCGATCACGTCTTCATGATCGGATGGGAGTACAAGGAACTCAATGCGGGTTCCCGCGGAGACGTTTCCGTCTGTCATTTCATTTGCTGATTCGCCTGCGATTGCCATTTGTTTTTCTTTCCGTTGGTTAACACTCGACGCCGAGTGTTGCAAAAACTTTACGAGAACCCGAGTACGACCCGTTAAACAGTGCTCTGATTCTAACAAGGTCGCCCTTGCTCGCTGCGTCTGTATCCTTGGCTTGCGATGCGTAGTTCACTCGGTCTGTCGGTGCCGTGGTGTTCAGCACTGTTGCTGGGCTACCGGACGAGCCCCAAGCATCGCTCCAAGAAGAACCTTCGTCATCTGAGGTCTGCACCCAGAAACTCACCTGTCCCGTACCTAGTGCTGTCTCAGCCCACACTGAAATCTCGACGATGGAACCATCACGCGGCATAACAAACCAACCGTAGGAGTCGTCGCCTACTGTGGTCGAGCCATCAAACCGCATAGTATATGTATTGGACGCTGCTGGGCTGGTTAGATACACAAGAGGCAGAGTTCTTCTGAAGCCTCCTAGCGCGTCGATGTCGAGCGATGCAGTGAGACTGGAGCAAGTAACAGCGCCACCACACGTTATGGCATCTACGTATAGTCGTTGCCAACGATAAGACGCGTGACCTAGTAACCTAGAACTGTCGGTGCTGGGCCTTACGTCACAGTTGAAGTGTGCGCCAGAAGAAGTACCGTAGGGAGACTTGAAGGTCAACATCGTTGACCAACCCGTGCTGTCCTGCGTAGCTATCTCAAAGCTTGAATCGAACGAAGCTTCTGATTGACTGCCTGCTTTCGCCTGCATAGACCAATTGAACGTACGTAGTGCATCTCCGTACACTGAGCCTTGCCACAGCAATGCCGGTGAGTCTTGTTCGCCATAGGTCACGTCTGCGTCGGTAGAGTTAGCTAACTCAAGACCTGCAACGTTATGGTCGACTGAAGGACTCGCGTCCCGAACATCGTTGCGGTAAATCGAGGAGACAGGAACGCCTGTGCCGTTAGATGTCCAACGCTGACGTTCAGTACCACTTGCTGTAACTGCCATCACGCTACCACCAGGGAAGAAGACCCCTGTATCAGCGTCTGAGTTATTCCTAATCCCTGGAACACTTTCTGTGCCTGTTATCACGGAGAGAGGCACGTAGACCGACAGGATGGTGTTCTTCAGGTACATCCGACGAGTACCACCAGTCCAGAACTCTAGCTGATCGTCTAGTGGCGCAGTGATGTACGTGTCGCTGGCGTCGAAGTACGTAGCTTGACCTAAGCCACCGTAGGTGTTCGCAGCGTTGTACATGTGCTGAGAACCGTCCCAGCGACAAGCCTCTAAGAGAGCTGTGGATACTGCAATCTCGGAGTTCGCAGGGCGGAAGAGTCCTGAGTTGTTGTCGTTCAGGCGTAGTGCAGGAACGGCTGCGTTGTCACCGAAGCCAGACGTTATGTTGATGTCATGAAAACCAATCCCAAGCCTGTGCCTCTGGGAAGATGCAGAGTATATGTAGAGCACGTCACCCGCACCGTGGTGGATGTAGTCACCCGACGCAACGGGGCCAAAGTATATCCTCGGATTAGAATTATTGGGTCCTATGTTGATGTCTCCATCCGAGTAAACCTTGAGGACGTCTTCGTATGCTCCACCATCGAGGCTACTCTTTAAGACAAGTTCTGATGTGGGAGTTGCAGCGTCCTCGACAGTCTCAAGTTGGAAAGCCATCTTGGCTTCTTGGGACTCTACACCCGTGAGGCGTGTCTGCCCTTCGAAGACGAGCATGGGTGAGTACTGGACGACACCATCTGCTGCATCTTGCAGGTTGAGAAGCTCTACACTGTGAGTCTCTGCCGTTCCGATGTTGTCGTATCGGCCTCGAAGTTGCCGCCCGAAGACTGTGCTCCATTGCCTGGTCGCACCTCCAAGATTCTTGGTGTTATCTGTGCTCGGCCTAAACGTTGTCGTGACATCGGTATTGCTCGAACCAAGATTGAGAATCTTGACGCCTAGGTATGCCAGTGAAAGCCCCCCAGCGTCGAGGTAGGTTCCGCTCGTGACGTCGCTTGCGTAGCTGTAGCTCGGGGCTCCTACTAACCCGTCTGGTACAAGAGTTTGCTGGGATGCGTTCCAGCGCATGGCTTCTAAGCCTGCTGTCGAAATACCGACCTCAGATGCAGCTGGGCGAAAGACACCTGAGTTTGTGTCAGAGAGCCTAATCGCAGGAGCAGCAGCCGAGCTACCTGCTGTATTTATCTCGTAATAACCTGCGCCGAATTTGTGCCATTGCCCTGAACCCATGCTGAGTGCCATATAGTTCGACGACGACATGGTGATGTAGTTCGTGGAGCTGTTCGTACCCATGCGAATTCGCGCAGTGGCACTAACCGGGTTGACCACAAGGTCTCCACCTGACTGAATGACTAAGCGGTCGTCGTATGCTGCGCCGTCTATGCTGCTCTTGAACACAAGGTCGCCAGTGGGCGGACCTGCCTGTTCTTCCGTGCGAGTCTGCATGGCAAACGCAACGTACTTTGAGCCAACAGCAACAGAGTCATAACCCATCCCCGCCAGCCTAATCATGGCGCTGTATTGCTGCGTGCCGCCTCCAATGGCCCCGCTTGAGTTGACAAGGTTGTAGCCTACGCTTTCACCTTCGCCGACGTTCGTGCTGTAGTGTGTGTGTGTGGCCGCGTTGTAGATATGGCGTGCTCCACCAGCAATGATGAACTGCACGTTGTCATCGGCAGACGCTTTGAACATTGTGTCGCCATCGTCGTCCAACACAAGTCCCTGACCTGTGCCAAGAACAACGTCACCCGAAAAGGTCGCGTCTAGAGAGGCGTCTAGCAGCAGAGCCTGAGTTCCTCCTGTTGCAAAGCCTAGAGTGTCTGGGGCTCCAGCGTTCCCCCAGAAGACCCCGGTGTCTACGTCTCCTTGTGATGCTAGTTGCAGTACCGAAGCCGAACCTGAAGCGCTAGCAGTTCGAATTACGCCGCCACGCAGGAACATGGAGGAGGTCCCGTTGACTACAAATCCCACGGTACCCGCAGCAACTAGGTACATTCCTGATGTTGTCTGTGCGCTGAAAGAGTATGTAGGAGCACCAGACGTGCCGCTGCCTAACTGGTGCGGGTCTGGGTGCGTGCCGCCTACGCCTAGCTGAGTCGATACACCAAGCCCGTCGATGAACCAGAGCGTCTGGTCGTTCTTTGCCCAGACTTGACCGTAACCAGCGTTGCTCGCTGTTGCTGCTGCGCGTTCTTGCAGCTCAAGAGTATTACTAATGCGCATCACTGTTGTAGACATGCGCATCTGCTCTGCACCGCCTACAGCAAACTTGAGATAGGTGGCGTCTCCGTACATCCCGCTGCCTAGGTTGGAGCTGAGCGCTAGCGAGGGCGCTGTTGCGAGACCATCTGGAATGACGCTCTGCTGAGATGCGTTCCAGTGCATCGCTGCTGTCGCTGCTGTGGCTACACCTATTGAATCCGCTGCGAGCCGATAGAACCCAGATGTGAGACTCTGGTTCCAAGTAAACGCAGGCGTTGCAGCGCTACCGTTTACGTTAGAGGCTGTCTGACTAGGGAGAATTCGTAGCGTGGCTGTCGTAGATGCTACAAGCATCAATGAGTGTCCTACGCCTTTGCATATACCCGTAAGTGTAGAGCCGCTGAAGGCTAGGGAGGGCACCGCTGCGGAGCCGTCAGGTATAATGGTCTGTTGATTCTCGTTCCACCTCATCGCCTCCACACCTGCCGTGGTGACAGCTGCATGGCCAACAGTGTCGAAAAAGAATCCCGAATCCGCGTCGTCATTGTTCCTAATGCCTGGTGCTAAAGCCGTGCCTGGTATCGGTGACATCGGAACACTCATCGACAGGATGGCACCAGTGAGCCGCATACGCCTACCACTCGATGCGTGGAAGTCCATCGTGTCGTCTACGCTGGCGTGTATGTACGTGTCATCGTCATCGTCAAGAATAAGACGTTGGCCAATGCCCATGCCAACGTTGGCTTTCACAAGCATGTTTTGCGAAGCGTCCAGACGCATCGCTTCTGCTCCAGCCGTAGCAAAACCCAGAACGTCCGGGTCACCCGAATTACCCCAGAATGTCCCAGTATTCGCGTCGCCCTGAGAACTTAGGTGTAGATTGACTGCGTCACCTGAACCACCTACTACGCGAATCTCGCCAGGCACAAGGTGCATTGCTGCACTGCCTTGAACCGTAAATGACATCTGACCAGCAGCCGAGAGGTATCTACCCGTGTTAGTTTCCGAGGTATAGCTCGACGAAGGCGCGGTCACCGTCCCATCCACTAGGCGCAAGTTTTTGTTCACCTGGACACGCGACGTAGACATGGAAATGATGGACTGTCCACCAGCAACCATGCGTGTCTCGCTTGACACGTAGTACATCCCGTAACCAGTTGCCCCCACAAAGGAGTAGGCCGGTGCGCCGGCAGTAGTACTCCCAGCCCCCAGGGCCTGCCCGGCATCCCATTCAATGGCAGCTCCACTGCCACTGTTTGCAATAGCCAGTGCAGAATCGTTGGCATTTGCACCCATGATAAGGCTGAGTGCGTTTCCGGAATTTGCCACCGAAACTGGTGCCTTAGTCAGGCTTAGGACATTGTTTCCATCGTCAAGAGCCCTGCTAATAGCCACAGGGCCACTCGCAGACGTTATGATGGTCGGCCCTCCGTCGTAGGCCTCCTGCAGGTTGCTGACGCCACCACCTCCACCGCCACCAACGAGGGCCCAGGCAGTATCCCCTCCTCCGGTTTTCTGCCAGAGCTCTCCTACGCCAGCATTGTCTCTTTGGCCAATCGATCCGATCGGCGCTTCTAGTCCTCCACCCGCGCTCGGATCAGCAGACAGCAAGTACGCAAGCCGTGCGTTCGCTGCTCGCATCCATTCGGTCTGAGACTTGTGCCATCCCTTCGTGTTGCCATTGGCGTTGGATTCAGTCTCTTCGCCGAAGTGCGGGATCCTCGTCCCAGTATTCGGCTGCGGCAGCGAGATCCTGATTGTGCTCAGGTAGACACCGTTGACAACTCCGCGAAGAAGGACTGTTCCAGACCCAGTCGCTGCATCTGCTGGAACCACAAAGCTTGGGCTTGCTGTTCCAGCATTGATGAGTGAAATCGAGGTATCTATCGGTGTGTCATCAAGAAACCACTGATAGGATTGCCCAGAGTTTGAAGCCTCAGAATCCACAATGGTGACTACTTCACCGGCAATAAGGTTGACCTTATCAACACCAGGAATGCCAGCTCCTGAGGAAGATCCTGTTGCCTGAATGATTGGATTAGCTGCCACGGTGAAACCATTGTACAAGGATTGGAAGAGATAGTGCAGTCCCTGGAATTGTGCCAACTTTACACCGATCTGACAGACCAGTAGCTAAAAATAGTTTTTGATGCCTTTCTCCCAGAAATCACGCTGAGCGTGATTCCTGGGATAAGATGCCCTAGTGTTTAGGTCTCTACAGTGCTGGGTACTTGGCCATCGCTGGCGAGTCATGCTCCTGTCTGAAAGACATGAGCGAATGGTGGATGTGCATCCCATGGCTGGAACTCTCGCTCACTGCATGAGATGCAGTCTTGTCTGGGATGACATTCCTAGATCTCCCCAAAAATCGACAACTGCCCACCAGTAGGCTTTTCCAGCATAAACGTCATGCCAAACCTTCTTCCTTTCAGGGAATCCTTTGGCCACATGTACCAGCAGTATTCGCTGCTATCCTTCTTGCCGTCAGGTCTAAATGATGGCCTCCATGGGAGTTGGCCTTTGTCTGGACAGTATTTCGTGAGCCATGGTCCGCGGCCCGCTCCACCAGAAAACCATCCCTGCGCCTGAAGGCAGACAACTATCCGAGCCCGCAACAGGGCGACTTGCACAAACTGCATTGTTAGACTGAACGGTGGATTCATGATCAGGACGTCGGCCATCGGGATTTCCCATTCCCTGTGAACGAAGTCCCCATAGGGGAGAATAATGTCTGACTTCCTCTGAAGGTCGCGCAGATACGGATCGAACTCATTATTGAGTTCGCACATGATCCACTTAACGTCTTTCCTCCTTTCGTTTACTGCGGAGATCATCCTTCCGGTTCCTGCGCACGGCTCGATCCACGTCCCACCCGGCAGCGTGACAAGATCGCTTTCAAGCAGTGAGTAGACTACTTCCCTTTCTGTTGGGTAGAACTCGTTTTCTTCTACCTTGCGCTTACCCTTCTTACTCATCGATATCGACGTCTGGCTCTATGTCGAAAACAGGCTCTCTCGAGGAGAACTTAGCAACCTGGAATTTCATTCCAGATTCCCTTGATCCTGCTTTGGCCAGCGTGGCGATTGTTTTCAGTCGCCCTTCACCGCCAATAAGCGGTTCCATGATCTTGGTTACTGGGTTAACCGCTGATGCGATTCCCTCGTTTCCATTATTGTCACGCCCGAGGACGACGTAGAGTTCAGTGATTGTCGAAGGTGTTGTTTCTTTCATCGTATTTCCTGGCCATTCTAGGCCTATGTTTGACTATGATACGCTCGGTGCATGACTTCGCACCTTATGATTGGTTTTACTGATGAGCTTGTGAAGACTGCCGGAAAGACTTCTCTTTTTACGAAAGCACTAAGGCTTGCAGCGAAGACCGAAAAAGGGAAAACCAAAGCCGGCAAAAAGGTTATTTCCCGTTTAGCCAAAACGCAATCGAAGACGAAGCACGCCCTCAAAGACCCGGAGTATCGGAAAAGGATTGCCGCTGGCGCTACCCTTGGAGCTGGAACGGGCGCAGCCACGGCAGTGGCTGGCGGAGGTGATGACTCTGTACTAAAAAGGGCTCTCAAAGGAGCTGGAACGGGTGCGGTGGGTGGAACCATCACCGGAGCTGCATTCCCGGGCTGGTTCGCTAGGTCTAATCGCCACCTCTAGCGAGATAGCTTTTTGCAGAAGCAATCGCTTCCTTCTCCCCAGAGTCAAAGTCCTCTTCCGCAAAGGCGTCGAGTATTTCAAGCAAAGATTTTACAACCAGATCTGCGTCTTGGGACGCTGGCACGGGTCGAGAGTTCCACTCTTCGTCTCGAAGTGTCCGGACTTTTGACTTAGCAGCCCGCAGATCGCCGAGTCTGCAGGTGAGCGTGTGCTGCGCAGCCCGCTTCCACTTCCAGTATTCTGCTGCAGGAATCCTATTTCCAGTATCATCCGTCCTCTGTCTATCCCCTAGTTGGGCTTGAATCTCTTGAACTTCGAGGACGATTTTTTGTCTATCGGCCTCGGCCATTTCTAGTTGCGTTTTAGGGGTTGGCATTTTCTATGGGCGTACAATACCACCTAGGCCGCAAAGTTTGGAGAGTGAGCCTTAAACCAGCGCATCCTTCCGAACAGATCCAATCCCTCAAGGGGGCTACGAAGTGTCCAATGTCCCTCTTCTTGCTCCGCGGCCTCCATGACAGGCTTTGAATAATTCTTCCCCGTGAGGAAGACAATGTCCAGGTGTAGCAGTGGGTAGATATCGAGAAGGGTGTTAACAACATGTGTACCCCACTCAAAGTGATTAGACTTGGGGATATTTGCCATTGAATAGTCGTAAGGAGGTATCGGATCGGCTGGTTCAACAACGCCATGTAACGCGGAAAGGAATAGTACATCCCATCCCATGTCCATGGCATACCGGTACCCCATCCGACAAAGGCTTCCAGTGTAGAGGTCTTTTGCTGGAAGGCTTTTTTCTGTCACAGCTTTTCTCTTACTGCATCCGACCAGTGCAACTGTAATTGGGCACTCGGATCTCTTCACCCGAACGAGCCTCTAGGGTATGGCTTAGATGCCCCTATGCAGAAATCTGTTCCACACATGTCGCAACTCGCATCGAATGCGTATTCAATGAATGGTTGCTCGCCAACGCCTCCTTCATGCGAGTCACCCCCAACATCCCTGAGTTGGACTGGAACACCACAGCATGTAAGCTGAGCGTTCAAAGATGTCATCATCATTGGATCTGGAGTAGAGCATTGCAGACCTTGTGGTTGGCTTGGAATATTACCCATGGCTGGGCTTGGAATCTGTACGCTGTTTTGCTGCATTATCCCAACCGGCGCACGTGGCGCAAACGCCTGTATTACTGACTGCTGTGCCGACTGGTTTAGCTGGACACGACTTGGCGCAGGTGCCAATCCATTCTGTTGTCGTGCTGGGGCTATAGCTGATTGGTTTCTGAAAGCATCGAACCCTTGTTTTTTCATTGTTTCAAATCCTTGCTCTCCTACTGGGAGAGTGTGTAAGTTGTCTAATACGCCCTGTACATCAGAAGACAGTGGTGTGCGGCCAGAGAAGAATGTTTTCTTCTCATTGACGCTGTTGTATTCGCGCGAGCTTAGATACCCGTACGCAAAGAGTGACTGGAATGCCTCGAGGTGATCGTAAGGAGTCACTTCCGTATGCGCGGGCATTCGGTTTTCATGTATTACAGACACCCATGCCGCCAGCACCGGGTCATCTCCTGCTGCAACAAGAAGTCTGCAAGCGGAGGCTTCGTTCATATTTGCTTTCGATGGTGATAGGAGTCCATTAGGGAAGTCCTGCGTAGACAGTGTTTGCATCCGTCAAAGTTTTCATCGTGGTATCTTCCATGTTCACTCAGGCTCCATACCAAGTCGCGATCATAGAGGCGTGCTCCTTTCTTGTTCCCTCCGCTTATGCCGATTATCGAGAGGACTCCAAGCATGTGGAGTCTTCTTATTTCGAGCACTACCGTTTCGCGGTTGTCGCGAAGTGAGAATATGAGTTCGGATGTTGTGGCAGGGGATTCGAGAACCTCGACAATGATTCTTCCCTGCACTGGTTCGTTTGATGGTCTAGGGCGCCTCGGATCCGATGGACCATGAGACGTCAAATTCCTTGTCGCGATCTTCCTTGCTGTGTTCAAGAAAACTCTTTCTGTCAAATTTTCCGTCGGTTATTAGGTCCGACAAGTTCTTCTTGGCCCTCATGGCTTCGAGTAATTTATCGTCAATGGTGTCCGGCGAGACCAGGAAGTAATAGGTCATAGGCCTGTCCTGTCCTGGACGCGCAATCCTCCTGTAGCTTTGATAGAGTTCTTCGTAGTTGTAGCTCAGGCTGTAATAGAATGCGTAGTTCGCTTCTGTCAGCGTCAGGCCATGGCCAACGCTTGCTGGATGGCAAACAAGTAGTCGAGCATCCGGGTCGTTTTGGAAATTTTCGATGGCTCTGTCTTTTGCGCCTGCACTGATTCCCCCGAAGAGTCCTCTGGCGCCGTACTTCTTCTTATAGCGCTCGACGAGCGTTTTGCACTCCCATCGGTAGTTTGCCCATATGAGGGCCTTGGACGGCGGTCCACTATCCCCGAGTTTACTCGCAATGGACTGCTCGAGGAGCAGGTCAAGCTCTTGCATCTTCGGAACAGTTTTACCTATTTGAACATCCTTGCCTTCGTCGGTCCGAAGGAAACCCCCGGTGATTTCTCTGAGCTTAACGAGTTTGCCTACTGCAACCTTCGCAGTAACAGGCTCACCTTCGAGCTCTGTGTAGAGCATGTTTTCCATGTCCTCGTAGACCTCGGTCTGCTCCTTGCTCATTGGAACATCGCGAACGAGAACTCGGACTGGCGGCAGGTCTATGCAGTCATCCGTTCTGAATCGGATAACCCTTCCCTTGATGCTTGTATAAACTGACTTCGGTGCACCACGCTTTGGCCGCCACTGTGTGGCCGTGTGTTTTGCTCCGCTACTGTCTTCCCATGTAACGCCGTAGATCGGAACTTGTTCATGCGTATCGTGCCTGAAGTCCGTGTATGACCGCTGCAGGGTTTGTCCCCCATCCAGCAACGAGAATTGCGCCCACAGGTCCAAAATCCCATTTGGCGACGGAGTCCCTGTCATGATGATGCAGTTGTCAGCAAGTGCCCTGAGTCGCTTGAGTGACTTGTATGTCCGCGATGTTCTCGACTTGATTTTTGAGCTTTCGTCAACAACAAGGCACCAGCGAAAACCTTCTTTAATTTTCCGCTTCATCAAGTCTTTCACCCTTTTTTCCTTTGGATCAGTCCTTAGGTTTTCAGGGTTGAGGACATAAAAGTCGGCGTCCTTCGCATAGAGTTCTTTGAGTAACTTTGTGTTTCTCAGAGAAGCTCTTCTCTTTGCTTTTGCCTTTTCTGCCGGATCATTCCGGTCAGCACCTTTGTCGTAGTCGGCAACGACAACTCTTGCAATGGTCTCTTGCCTCAGTCCCATGCAAGACACATCCGTAAACTTTGCCGCATCCTTTATCCAGACGTGCTTGATCAAATTGACTGGGCAAACGACAAGAAAGCACCACTTTTCTGTCTGCATAAGGCTCTCGCCGTATGTCAGGATTATGAATGTTTTTCCCGTGCCACAGTCGCCGAAGAGTGCGGGGTTGGTCATTGCGTACAGGAACTGCAGGCCAAGTTCTTGATGTTCGTACGGATTCATCTTGAACTTATAGTCAAGGCATATCCTTTCCCCACCCTTAACTCTATCGCCACGAACCGTTTCCTCGGAGTAGACCTGCCAGTCTTTTTTCATCGACTCCACAGTTTCCTGCGTGTGCAGATCGTCCGACAGCATGCACCCGAGAGAGCGCAACTTTTGAAAGTTTTGCACGCTCAGTGCGCAAGATATTTTCTTAGGATCACCTTTCACATGATTGGACGAGCCGACCATGGAAAAGATGACTTCTTTCTGTCGCATCCAAATGTCATCCTCGATTGATTCGAGTGAGACCTTGATGCGCCCTCGTTCGACTGCTGCTTTCATATCATTCTCTGTATACCGGATATTCAGTCTCTCGATTAAGTTTGCTTTTGAGTGATATCAACTCCCTTTTGGATGGCATGTACTTTGGGCAGCTTGAGTTCTTGCCGCCACATTCGAGCCGAGTACAATAGTCAAGCGTTGGCCGCTCGTCTCTTTCGATGGTGTTTCCATAGCACCATGCACACAGATGATGATGATCACCTGTTAGTGGTACGCAGTTCCGAATTTTTCCACAGCAAATGCATCGGTAGGTGTTCTCGATTTGATGGTCCGACATCTGGCCGTTATGCCGATACAGATCTCTGTTGGGGTGGGATTCAATGTTCTCAACACCGCACCACAGCTTTCCTCCACGGCTGTCCATGATTCGATAGGTCTGTCTTCCAAATCGACTTACGTTGTTGATGAAATCGAAGTATGGAATTCCTGGTTCTTTTTCATGTGTGCGTACCCAGTGATACCCACTGACTCTATCTTTTCTCGGCATTGGCCATTCGTAATCTACCTTCTCTTCGATTAGCCATTCGTGGATTTCCGCTGAAACCCACTGGTACATATCATCGCCGGCAACAGGGTTTTCTGTTTGAGCATTTGGGTCACGAACCCTCCCCATGAGGGTTTGCATGTGGATCATGTTTTCCTCGTCTGGGAGCACAATCGCTGGGTTCTGATCTTTCGATTCCAGTTCCCTCCAGATGCGAAGTTGCCACTCAGAATCTTCTGTAAGCCTGACTGGATTCCCCGTGTTTGGGTCTTGGTAGTAGTAGGTGTATCCAGACCAGAACGCAGGAACCTCCTCGATTCCATGTATTCGCTGAATGTACTCCACGCCTTCCTTCTGGGTGAACCACAGAAAGTGTGCCATGACGGCGCTCAGAACAGACCACTTGAACTGTGGTCTTAGCTGCGTTGGCTGGCCATACCCATCGGTCAGTGGAAAGTTTGCTACCTGGCTTTTGAATTTAGCCATCACTCGCTCAACAACATCGAACGGAGGCATATCTACCTCGGGTATCCCCCACCCTTCCTGTGCACCCGGCTTCCCTTCCTGGAAGTTGAAGTACTGAGCCTCCAGGTTCCATTGTTCTATTTCTTCTTGGCTTGCCGGATAATTAGCTGAAACAATATATTGCGACATGTTTTCCTCCTTGGCTGCCTTATGCCCGGAAAGGGCGCGTTGACCTTCTGGCTGTGGGCAGACTAAACTGAGACTTAGTCCAAACCTGTGAAACTGAAGGAGTTAGAAAATGAGAAACGATATAGGACTTCCCCCCGACATCAGGGAGAATATGGAAGAGCAACAACAGCGGCCTGCTGCAAAGCGAGAGATGGGCGGAATTGGCGCCAGCGCACATGAAAATACGAGGGCTGCGCAGTCTCGAGATTTTGCAGTTTCAGGCGGATCTGCAACAGCAGTAACAGAAGAACAGAGCGCTGACCCTGCCGAGAAGAGCGAAGAACTTCGCATCTGTCCAAATGGCAATTGCGAAATTGAACTTAACGATGAATGGTTTTACTGCGCAAAGTGCGGGGCAGACCTTCTGCGTGGAGGCCTAGAAGAACGCCTTGGTATCAAGTTCGACGAGGACGACATCAGTGACTACATCTTCAAGGGGTACATACTCAAGGAGGTTAAAATCCTCGGAAAGCATACTGCGCTGCTGAAAACTTCCCAACCAAAAGACCTGGACGAAATTGATGGGTTCATCATGGACGGAAACTGGTCTAAGGGGCCGAAAGGCAAAGACCGGAAAGTCAGTGACTTCTATCTTCAGCAGATGAATACGCTGGCAATTGCTGCTGCAAGTCTTCAGGGAATTGACAATACATCTATCGGGGAAACGCTACCGGAAAAAGTCAACTACCTGTCTGATCGCGGATCTGCCTTTGTTGATCGCCTTACCGAGCGTGTTTCTCTTTACAACCAGGCGCTTGCAGAGTTCCTCAAGAAAGAAGATACAATCCCGGGGTCCTAAACTCTCCGGTTGGATGGGCCAGGGTTAGCCTCCGATTGGTCCAAGGAGTCGACGTCGAGTACGGCTCAATCCAGGAGAGTTTGGCTATTCAAGCATGGAGGAAGCAACAGCGAATCGATCTGTACAAGACTATTGCGATCTGCACGGCAACCGTAAACCCGGATAAGGCACAGGCATCATTGAGGAAATTGCTCGAAGAGATGTTCCCTGAGGTGGGTGCTGACAGGGATAAGGCTGTGGACAAAGCGATGGAGATCATGGAGAAAGAGAAGAAAAAAACATACGCTGTTGCTGCGGTTGGTCACTCAGTTAACAAGGGTGCCTTTGGACGTCTTCGGAATATAATGAAGAGCAAGAAATCCGGGAGATAGAGCTGAATGGCAACCGAGTTCAACTATGTAGTCAACGTCGACACGACCCGAGTAATGGGTGCAATGTCCGAGGTGCGATCTCAGATCGGGATGGCCCTCGGCGGAGCCACCGGATTTGCAGGCGTTGGCGGGCTAACCGGCGGGGGTTCCGATTTCTCTGGAGGAGCTTCAGCCGCATTTGGTCGAATGATGGGAGGCATGGGCGGTGGTTTCAAGTTTGGAACCTTTACGAACGAGGCCATGTCTTACATGCCTCACCATGGAATGGTTCAGGCCCACACCACGCTCGAGCAAGAGCGGGCAGTCAACCAGGGCGGCGTTGCAGCTGCCGCTCAGTTTAAGCCTCCAGGCGTGAGCTCGGCAGAGTTTGCGATGGGAGTGCAGAGCAACTTCGTCGACCGAAACATAACAGCCAAGTATGAGGCAAATGTTGCGGCCAGGTCATCCTTCTACGCAGGCGTAGGAGGCCTCGCTGCCGGCGAGCTTGCTTCTAGGATGGTAGGAACTCCACTCGGAGGTGCGATTGGAGCCGGTGTTGCGACGAAACTATTTGGAGCAGGAGCGGCCAAGACAGGGAAAATGATCGGCGGGTTTGCCGGCATGTTTGCAGCCTACTCTCTTGCTGATGATGTTGTAGGCGGAGCAATTCGAGGACACTACGCCGAACGTCAAATGACGGAAGGGATCACGAAAGAACTCGGCGAGATTGCCGGCGCGGGGCGAAACCTGTCCCGAACACAGAAATATGATCTTGGTTCCGCTGCGATGGGAGCCGCAAAAGGGCTCAACATGGATGTCCAGGAGATGGGGGACATCCTGGCACTAGGAAGGCAGTCGGGAATGCTTCCAGGGTCTGCTGATCCAGGAAAGGCTAAACAGCAGTTTCAAGATTTTGCTCGAGCCGTAGAAGAGGGTGCACAGATCCTCCACACCTCCCTTGCGGGCGCAACCCAGGTAATCAAGACAGCTACGTCGCAAGGGATGAGCGCAGAGGAAGGCGTTATGCGAGCCGCGGGCATGGGCGGTGCGCAAGCCTTCATGCGTAACCAGGCGTTCATGAACGCTGGTGCACAGACCGGATTATCCATGGGATATACCGCGGCTCAGGGCTCATCCATGTTCGGTGGAGCCATTGGGCAAGCAGGCGGAGCCGGTCTCACTGGCACCGAAATGCGCATTGGCGGAGGAAAGATGGCTGTTGCCAGGGAGATAGCATCTACGCAGATGGCAATGGCCAAAGGCCCACTAGGAGACATGCAGCTCATGGCAGCAATGGGAGGCGAAGGCCTTGGCGGGATGATGGATATGCCTGGACAGGCAATGGCTGCAATGAGCCAGGGTGGCGACTTTATGTCCAACGCTGTCAACTTCATGGTCCACAAGGATGAGTATCGACGAGGGATTGGAGCCAAAGGAATTCGCTCAATGGCTCGTCAGCAAATTTCAAGCATGGGCGAAATTATACAAGATCTCGCCCCGGGCATTGACCGTGCAACAGCCAACAGGATGGCAGGAATCAGCATGGGGATGACCCCAGACCAAGCGGAACGAGTTGTTGGTGGCACGATGGCTCGTGCTGGCGGTGGTAGCGGAGGCAGTGCTGCCACAAAGTCTAGGCAGATTGCAGCGATGCAGGGGACGATGCTTAGCAATGCAACACAGGGTGTAGAGTCGATTGATTCAAGGATGAGTGGAGGAAGTGGTGGTTTCGACTTGAATGCAACCATGACTGGCGGGATGGCCGGAATGATGCTTGGCGGAAAAGGCGCCGTATTGGGTGCTGGAGCCGGTCTTGCTATAGATATCGGCCAAGGTATCCACGGCCTGCTTTCTGGCCCCACAAGTGCTCGCGAGGCGGCACAGTCCTACGACGCAGAGATGGCTAGGGCTAAAAAGAAAATGGGCTATGTCGACATAGACCAAAGTTCCGCGCAGGCATTTCTTCGCGCAGACCTGAGCGGAGCTCGGCTTGACCTTGGTAGCGCTGGCTCTGTCATAGCCGGGCCAACGGCAGCAGCCTTCGGTGCGATGGGATTACAGGAGGTAGCCGCCGGCGCTGGCACGATGAGAGTTGGAAGCAAGTATTACTCGTCGTCGGAGGTTCAGTCGCTAGTGAAGAATCAGACTGCCTGGCAGCCAAAAATCTCAGCCAAGGATGCAAAAAGTTCGCGGGCTATGGCCTATGCGTCGACTTACTCCAAGGAAGGAATCGCGAGCGCGGGGGGAGCGCGGAGGCTATCTGAGGATATTGGTGCATTCAAGCTTGCTTACGCAACTATTGCAAAGGGGGGGTCAGCCCTAAATGCAGACACTAGAGAAAAGTATGGGATCGGAAAGAAGGCTACAACATCGCTAGAAAATGCCCAGGAAGATGTTTTGGCGTACACGAAACAGTTTATCAACAACATCCCCGATACCGACGAAAACCGGTCAAAGAAACAGGAGCTACTTACCCTTGCATCAAAGCCCGGCGGCCTTCGCAGCCCGAAGGTTCGTGCGTTCATGCAGGATGTTGCGGGAGTCGAGCTTGAAGACATCAACCCTGTTCACTGGGGTGGTCGAGCGGGTGCAGTTGCGGTAAAGGAAGGCATCGAAGCATCGATGACCGCAGAGCAGAACTTCCTCTCGGATTTCTACGGAGGCGAGCTCAGCGGTGTTTCCATGGAAAAAAGTGTTGCCGGAATAAAATCCAAGACTACAGAGAAAGAGCAGAGCAAGGTAGCATCGCGTTATGTCTCAATGAAAGGCTCCATGATCGGAATGGGGCAAATGGCAATCATGACCAGCGGGGCAAAATCTCCTGCGCGGGAGTGGGAGGGGTGGGCAAGCATAACGACCGGCCAATTCAGGAAAGAACCTACACCAGAGGAGGTCAAGGCAAGCATGGAGGCCAAGGCAGAATATTGGGAAGCGGTTACAACGAGCGAGGATTACATCAAAGGCAAAGCAGCTGCTGTCCGCGGCGACTATGACACTGCCAATAAGCTAATTGGGGAATCATACAGGTCATCAAAAGCCTCTATGGGCCAAAGAGGGAGAGACCTTGCAACACCAATAAGCATCGATGTCGAAAAAAAGTTTCTTCGTCCCGGCGCGGCAGAGACTGGACTTGTTACCACTGGAGCGGCAAAAGCTGCGCAGATGCTTGGGTTGGAGTCATCTGCAAATTTCCTGAAAGACATAGCCAAAGACATCTTGGAGCCAACGTCATACGCCGAGCAAGCAGCCGCAGAGGCTGCAGGCATCGGAAAGCTCAAGAAAGCACAAAAGAAAGCACGCCGCGGCGCACAGAATGCTGTTGGATGGGGACAACAAGAAGAGTCGATGGCGCTGATCAACAAGTCCCTGAAGCGAACACACAAGATGCTTGAAGTTCTAGAGGGACGTATCGCTGGGACAGGGAAGAACCCAGGCGGAAATGCAAAGACATCGGGAGATAACTAGTAATGGCTGAAAGCAAAGGATGGGGCGAATTACCGTGGGGAGCTGGGCCGTGGGGTGCTGGCATTTCAGACGGTGTTGCCCCACCAGCAATAGTTGCAGTTGACCCAGAAGAAGGTAGCTCTGGGATCGCATCAAGCACCCATGTTTCCATAGGCGTTTCAGACGAGCAGGAGGTCAACGTCGACACGCTACTCCTATCCGTTGGCGGAATAACCTATGTTCGAAACGGTGTTGCCATCAACGGAGCAACCATAACCGCTGCGCCAAATGAGCAGAACGGGTTCACGGCACAAGTCGACCTTCCAATAGACCTGGAGGTTGGAATTTTTCACGATGTAAACGCCATGGTTGTAAACATCAGCGGCATTCGAACCATCAAGCAGTACACCTTCCAAGTCGGAGTTCAGCCGAGACTGCTTCAAGTGAAAAACCCTGCGAAAGGAATTTTAATCGCGTTTTTCAATCAGGCAATGAAGCACAACGCTGACTTCCTGTCAGCTGCAAACTGGAAAGTAGATCCGGTCTCCGATGGTGCAATTCCCCTGTCCATCACAGAGGTGATTGCAAATTCAACCCAGCCAGACCAGGCAATTCTTCGATACGAAGGGGGGGGGTCAACATATAAGCTGACAACGTTCAAGCTTGTCAGCGCAAGCGGGCAACAGATCGAGCCAGGCTACGAATCGGCGCTTTTCGACATCTTATTCAAGCAGGACGAGAAGCCAAAAATCAGACTCTTTGACACCATTTTTGGCGTAGTCGGGGTTTCACAGGGAGTGATATCCCGGAGGACGATGGATGACCATGTCGCCGGACGAGCAATTGCAACGGGAATGGATGAACAGTTTAGGCTCAGAATGCAAACCTTTGATGGGGCGCAGGGTCGAACCGGAAAACCGGGGACAAGGAGAACATAGTGGCCGCTCAACCAAAAGCTACTCGCAAGGAAACCCAGTCTGATCTAATCAACGACGTTAACGGCCTTGGCGGGGAGGAGATTGTTACATACAACCTCTTTCTCACAGATGCGTTTGGCGGCGGAGCGGGGCTATTGGATGTGCAAGGTCACGTATTCCAGAACGAAGGCTCGGGTGTTCCAGAAACAATAGATGGACACTCGAACGATGACTCCTATCGCAGGTCAAGGCGACTCCTCCACCGATCCACCTATAGCGATGTTGACTCTGCGGCAATTGCTCATATTCGCGAGAACTCCCTGGCCAGGCAGATTGATGAAAAGAAAGATCAGCCCGGTGTTATTCGGCTCATCAGGAGACTCAAGTCTGACGAGCTCAACGAAGCTGCCAAACAGCCAGGCCCAGTTGTTCCATGGGTAAACCTCATTCCGCCCAATACCAAATTTCTACTGGAAACCGTCCAGGAAAGCCGACAGGAGAAGGTCCAGATTATCGATACATTTGGTGAATGGGTTGCTTTCTTTTTTGGAAGAAGACCAGAGGTCTACAACTACTCTGGCACACTCATTAACTCAAGCAACCACGACTGGAAAAATGAGTTTCAATTCAACTACGACCACTTCCTTCGTGGCAGCCAGGCAGTAAAGCATCGAGCAACGATGATCCTCCAATATGACGATGTCATGGTTGAGGGATACATGCTCAATTCGAGTATTCAGATGTCTGGCGTAACCGACAAATCGGTTCCGTTTACATTTAGCCTGCTCGTGATCAATCGTTCGCAGATGAACCCACGACGACAAATGGGACTCCGCTTTCTTCGCAGTGGACCTTCCATCGGAGAGGGGCAGTTCTACAACGATCTACAGGGTGCACTAGATCTGACAGAAAGGGACACAGATGACATGCAAACCTTCCTGCTGATGAGGGAGTATTTCTCAGGTAACTACATCCCAGCTGCCGGCAAGTTTATCCATCGAGCGAAAAACAACAACATAGAATCTGAAACGTCTGTCCAGCCTGGACAGAAAGGTGGAAGTAAGAATCCAAAGCCAGTTCCTGCAAGTTTTAGCGCTAAGACCTCTGGGTCAATCCTTGAGCGCGGTGTTACCCTGCTGGAATAAACATGTCTCGCCAAGGAACAGGTTCTAGAGTTGAGCTCCGTATGTACATGGAGGGGATTCTTGTCGAGAACGGACTAGCAAACGTTAGCGTTAGTGGCGACATCGGAATGCCAGCATCAGCTCAGCTCGAGCTGGTTCCAACCAACACGATAAAACACATCCTTCCAGGAACATGGATTCATGTTTTTGTGACAGATCCGTGGGAGGTTAATCCAACAGGCAATCTCGATGACTTCAAGTTGCTGTTCGAAGGTGTTGTCTCGGCTAAGGGATTCACGAAAACCGACGATGGTAGAAACTTCACAGTGCAATGCATCGCACCAGAAGTATTCTGGACCGAAGCTCGTCAGTTCTGGGTAAACCTTGCGGCTGGAAGCAGTCTCGTTGACCAAATCGTAGTGCAAACGTCGGGAGGCAGTGGTCGCTTCGGAATGATTGGGGGGAACGCCAAGTTTGGCTACATGCAAAGCAAGCTCAAAAAAATCGAGGATGGAAGCGAGGAGCGCTTCATGGACACACTCGTGTCAGTTCTCGATGATATCGGAGGAGTCAACCCGTATTACACCAACGCAAAAAACAGAATAAGACTTACCGATCGTATTGTTAGGGGGGCCGCAGGAAAGACCGAGGAGCTGTTTCAAATATCGCTCTTCACCGACTTCCTAGAAGGCCTCGCTTCTCGAACTTCCGATCAGTCAAGCTTGCTCGAAGTGATCAACTCTCTGCTTGGTGCAATTCTCCATGAATGGGTTTCTGTTCCTGCCCCGCCATACATCAAATCTCAAGTCTTTGACCGGGACACGTTCGGAAATATCAAGCGTGGTAAAAGCACCGTAAGGAAAAATACGGGAGACGGAAAAAGAAAGAAGAAGGTCGACATCTACGACTTCAAGACTGCCCAGGACGACATTATCGCGAGCATCATATTCAAGCCTCACATCTACACGCTATCCCCACCTACGTGCAACATCCTCTACCCCAACATGTATGATCAGATGTCATACAGCCACAACCACATGAATGAAACAACGAGGCTTCAGATGCAGCCGCAGTTGTTTTCCAGTGCTTTCAGGAAGATCTCGAAACACCTGAGGATCATGCGTCCGACCGAACTGGAAATCTTCACCGGTCTCACTCGAGACAAGAAGGCTGGGACTAGAGGGAAACGGACACCTGATGCCAAGTACGCAGACGGAGCTGGCCAAGCTCCCGTGTTTCACGACTATGACTGGGCAACAAACGAGGAGCGAATCCGTGGAATCAAATACAACTTCATAAATCTCGCTCCGGCCCCGGGCACCCTGACGATGACAAGTCAGGGAAAACGACAACCATCCGGAACAAGAAAAGGTGGTGCACCGAAGTACTTGCAGAACGTGGCAAGCTACGAGTACTACAAGTCAAAGTTTTCGGCCAGAGGCGCAACAGTGTCCGGCCCCTTGAACATTCGCCCCGTACCAGGGTTTTCAATCCTATTACTGGATGATTCCGCATCCCAGCAGAACATCGTTGCATATCTTAGCGGGATTACTCATTCCATTAGCGCCGACGGGATGGCAACAACCCAGTACAGCATCAGCCTTCCAAGGCTGACCGACGAGGTGGACTACAATCGCCCTAAGTTCAAGAAAAGCGCGACAGGTGAAAACGAAATCGATTTTGACCTATTCAGAGACGAGGAAGGCAGGTACGACTTTGCGAAGCTGTTTGACGGCGTCAATGAGCCGCCGATTCCTGAGTGGTTTGACGACGACTACAAAAACCTCCTCGACCTAGACGTGAGATATCGAGAGTGGTTTGGAACCAATGTCGGGGTAACGCAGAACCTCTTATTTGTAGATCCGGAGCAGACGGAAAAGAATGCAATCGCAAATCAGGAGGCTGCAAGAGCAGTATACCTGGAGGAGAACGGCGTTGAGCCGGAACCAGGAGAGATACCCGACTATCCAAAATCCCTAAAAGACGACATTGTTCAATCAAACAACACGATCGGATTGAATGAGGCAGTTTTGGAACTAAACGAAAGATACACAAAGGCTCGCGGCAACGGCAGGGAGAAGGAAGAAGCTGGGGTACGAACGGCGAGAGCATTCACGAAAATCGACGAAGCGTTCAGATTCATCGGAGCTTCTCCGTTCGAATTGTCGGACCAAGCGATAGGCGAAAAGAGCAAGTCCGATCAAACCACCTTTGTGAAAAACCCGGCGTCGGAGAGGGTTATCAACTACAAGACGATGAGGCTAGACAGGTTCGTCGGAGACACTTCCCCAGGGTCTGGATATTCAGGTGTCCCAGAGGGAGAGTCCAAGGAAACAAACGATTCAAGCGGGAGCGGGGTTTCCGAGCGCATGTCTGGTGCTTTTTCAAAATTCGATACGATCGTGCACACCGGCGATAAGGCACTCAAGACAAAGGAGAGGGCTGATGCTGTAAAAGCAGAGAGTGCACCTTCATCAAGTCCGCGATATGACGGACGCCCCAGAATGTACGATTTTGAATTTCGTATATGGCAGGACTCAATCAAGGCTGCACAGGCAGCGGGGTTCACCATCGACGGTGAGAAGATTGCCGATTCTGCTGCCGTCGCAGACCACTATGTCAATGGAAGTAGTGGGACAATACGAGGTGCGACTGCCGAAGAGAAAGCTGCTGCTCGCGAGAGCAGGGTTGCAACAAACGCACAGAGGACTGCAGAGGAAAGCGATCGCATGTCCAAGGGGCGTCATCCTGTTCGACGAGTTCGTTCTAGGTGCCCAAACATGCCCCCCGCAAACCAGGCTCCCACCGGAGCCGGACTAGAGGAAGAGCTTGTCCTCCCGCTTCCTCAGCCGCTATCGGAAAAGCAGGTTATTAACATCAGAAGGTCTATCATCGACGCTTATCGAGACGAATTGGAGAGAACTCGTGGATTCACAGGATAGGCAGATTGGACTTGAAATAGAGGCTGAGCTGGAGGAGTGGCTTGACAAGGAAGCTGCTGCTCGAGGTATTGACCGAGAAGCTCTGCAGCAATCAGAGCTGGAGGCGTGGGAGCGTTGGAGTAAGGACCCCAACCAGCAAGACTTTGAGACGCTGTACCAGAGTCACCAGCCACTGTTCGAGACAATAGGTGCTCGATACATGAAAAGCAGCAACCTTCCCACAGCTGCAATCAGATCTAGGATGACGCAGAACTACGTGAAGGCCCTCGAGGGATACGACCCAACAAGAGGGGCGAAGCTATCGACGCATGTCATGAACACACTTCCGCATCACATTCCAAGATACATACAGAAGTATACAAACATTGGAAGAATTCCTGATGACATGGGTGGGATGATCGGACTACTCGAGGAGCGGAATGCTGCACTATCAGACCGCCTTGGACGATTGCCGACAAACGACGAGCTCGCTGATGACATGCTAATGTCTGCGCGGGACTATTCCGATCAAAGGAAAAAACTCATAACACCAAAAAAGGTGGGGACGCTGAGAAGGTCTTTGCGGCTAGACTTTGTCGCAGAAGAGGCTGGCGGCGTTGCCCCAACGCATGGTGTCTCGAAGCTTGAGCAGCATGCAGTTTATTTGCATGGCTCATTGAATTCCGAGCAAAAACTAATTCTCGAACATACCTACGAAGGGTTTGATAAGCCGATCATCCAGGACGTTGAACGACTGTCCAGGACGGTAAAGATGTCTCCTCAAAAGGTTCGTGCGATCAAGAAGCAAATCTGGAAAAAGATGGAACGGTACATGTAACGATGGCTGGCTCAGACGAAATAAAAGAAGCGATTGCCTGTCTCTCAAATGTCTATCCGCAGTATGTGTCAAAAACACTTGCAGATCTTACGGACCAAATTGAATCAGTAGTCCAGTCCTACACCGACCCTATGGCTGCGATCGATGATCTGAGCGTTGACTCTCTTGTTGAGAGCGTTGCCGAGTCGGCCAGCGCAGACACCTTTGGAAACCTTGAGGAGATTGCCACTGGACTACTTTCTCAATATGTAAAGAGAGATGCGTCTTCGTTTTCCGAATCTCTTCCGAAAGAGTTTTCGAACGTGACAAAAAAGGTTCAAGACATCAGGAACATGTCAGGCAGGGTGATTCAGACCGCATCTCAGATGTTGTCACTATTCCCAGACATGCCATACGTTGCTGCTCAGAAAATGTGTGAATCAATGATTCGCGTCATCGATATGAAGGTTTGCAACCTGCGGTGCCTGCGAAAGCATATCGTTCAGCTGACCAATTGCGTTTTAGTACTAGTGAATCACGTAGATGACTACCACGAGCAAACTCTGTACGAAATCACGCTTGCCTCAGAGGCCATCGACGAAGTGGAGACTGAGCTTGTAAAAAGCCAGAGACTGGACATCGACAACAACATCACCTTCGACTCACAAGCATTCGAGCGTGCTCGACAGGCTATGCTCAACGCCGTCTCCCACCTGACGCCAGAGCAAGATGGTGACAACATCCTCGCCGAGGCCGACCTGATGACTCCAGGCGGAATACAGACAACGCAGATCACAAAGTCCAACAGATCCCTCGTGACCATGGCGATCCCACAGCTTGTTAAGCTCATAGAAGTTGAATCCGCAGCAGTCAATTCTCAGATTTCGGTCATCAACTATCACGCCAATGCCCTCACAGCCGTGATCAACCAGTTTCGCATCGCAGGAAAAAGCAGTCGCGTTCAGACGATGCGAGCAAGGGCAATTACGGATATCAGAAACAAGGTTGCAAGGCTCGGATCGAGGATCGATGTTGCACTCACGAGAGGGTCGACCAGGACACTGGCGGAAGAAATGCTGTCATGGGCCTCCGGCGCCAAGACAATTGTAGCCGCAATGGATAGGGTGAAAACTCTTACCCTACAGGAAGGATCGATTGAGGGGATTGACAAGGCGTACGAACTCCAGGTGGCCCTAGAGAAGCTTCTCAACGGACTTATCTCAATCAGCGGAATAAGCTACCCCACTGCAGAGAACGGGATAGAGGACTCAACGGAGATCACTCACAGGGTTACAGCGCTTGCAAAAGGTGCCTTCAGGATTCTTGGAGATTTGGAAAACAACACAACAAGCGAAAACAGAATAGCCACCTTCCACTTGCTATCTCTCCAGACTGCCACGCTCCAGGTCAACACGATTGACGACTCGATCACTGTTGCGCTCGAGCAGCGAGCTCTCTGTGAGGAATTCGCCGCAATCAACCTGCAGGTTCGAGAACGATACGACGAACTGCTCGGGTCCATGCGACAGTTGGGCCTGGATAGAGCCGTAGACCTTCTCAGTGTTGGAAAGTTTGATGACTTCCTTTCGAGCGATCTCGATGACCTGTCGTACCTCGGTGTTGGCATTTCCTGTCTTACGCATGCGCTTGGAGCCGTCGACGACACGCAAACCCGCGGAGAACTGATTTCGATTAGAGATGAGATGATTTCCAGGCAAACAAACCAAGAGGTTGCTGCTGCCGACTCCGTAGATCAGGGGCGGGTCAGGATTTTAACTGATGTTAAATCCGAAGTTTCATCTATCCAAAAAAACGCAAAAGTCATCGAATCAATCCTCGCACAGCTTACGGGAACAGCCGACAAGCTCAATATCGACATTGACGTAGATATGGGGGGCACCCCAGCCTTCCTGGGCAACCTTGACTATCTGTCCGTTGGAGCAGGAGGCAGGCTCTCAGGCGGGCTTGAGGAGATATCAGAGTATGCTAACGCCGGTGTCGTTAGCTGCAAGCCACTGTGATAAGGTTTTCCAAGGACAATGGCAGATCTGAAACTTCTTATCACTGACGAGGGTACGGGTCGATTGCGACTCGGGATACCAAGTCCGCCAGAGTTTGTCGAAGGTATCGACCTGCTTGCTCAGATAGTAACACTTCGATATCTGAACAACGGTGGGAGGTCTATTTTTAACCCCGGAATGAATGGTGGCCTCAGGCTTTACATTGGTCAGAATTTTGACCCAGAAGACCCCTCCGAGCTGTTTGCAGATCTGAGGCTGATAACCAGTCGGATCGAACAATCAATAAAAGAAGAGCAGGTTGGCCTCAACCGGTCACCATCTGAACGGCTTCAGTCTCTAGACTTCCTGGACATCATCCCCGACGACACGGAGCCTGAGATCGAAATCATTGTCGCAGTCGTAAACGAAGAACAACAACAGCAGCGAGCAATCGTTCCGGTGTAACTATGGCACTCCCAGTAAAAGAATTCATCATTGAAAGGCTTCTTGAGTTTGACTCATCCTTTGACACGGGGTCCGGTGTCCCGACAACCGGGCTACTCATTGAGCCGCTTTCTGTGATTTTGCAACCAGTTATCGATGAGCTATCTGTAGTTCAGGCGAGTTCCTCGATCCTCACAATCCTTGAGTCTTCTGATCCCGACTCTTTCCCGGAAGACATTGTTGACGGACTGGCATCAAATGCATTTGTCGACAGAAACCCAGGGGAGATTGGCTCCGATGTCATGCGAATTCGTTTTTTTGAGCCGCAGCAATTTGAGGCGCAACAAGGGGTACTCATCTTCCGCGGCCCAAGCGGTCAACGGTTTACAAATTCCGAATCTTTCGTAGTGACCTCATCGGAGATGAGCCTGAACAAAGACGGGAGTCTCTACTTTGCAGACATTCCGATTGTCTCCCTCGAGGAGGGGGAGGACTTCAATGTCAGTTCTGGTGCAATCACTTCCATGGAGGCCGAACCAAGTGGAGTTGCAAACGTAACAAACCTGTTTGGAATATTAGACGGAAGAGATAGGGAAACAAACACGGAATTAATCGATCGTATCAAGGTCGCAGTAACCGTTAGGGCACTTGTTACCGGGCGCGGAATCATCGTCACCCTCACCGAGAATTTCTCCACAATTGAAGAGATTACTCCCGTAGGATTTGGCGACCCTGAGATGATGAGGGACATTGTTTACAACGTTCACATCGGTGGGAATTCCGACGTCTACGTGAAAACATCGAATTTCACATCAGGGTTCAAAGATTTTTTCGGAATAGAAGTTGATACTTCTAGGCAGAAATCCGGTTACGGAACAATCTCTCTCCCGCTCGACTCCGTTGGATACTTCCTTGGGAACTCCGGAATTGACAGGACGAACATCGCGCCAACTGTAAGGGCTATCGATGGGCTTGTTGCCTACGCAGAAACCACAGACTACATACTAGACGACACATCTGGAACTATTTTCAGAGTTCCAGCCGGGTCGATTTTTCATCGTGAGGGAATATCTGGAGTTGTAACCGACACCAAGACATTGACTCAGGTCGGTGAGTTTGCAAGTGCACGGAGAGGTATGATCTTGACTATTGATACCCCGGCAACGGTGTCGGGGAGATACACGGTCAGGGAGTCTCCAGATGCTGACACTGTCATCATCTACGGGGAGTTCTCAGTGGGATCGGAGACTGGCGTAAACTGGAGTCTTGATGACAACCTTACCGTGTCCTACGAGTACAATCCTATCTCTATCGACATAGCTGAAGCTGCAAGGTCTGATGACCGTGAAATATTCACCATTACAGATATCCCGCTTATGTATGTTGAATCCGTAGAAGTACTTGATCCGCTGTCCGGAGAGCAGACAGGCGTAACCCTGGAACCGCTGGGTGGGTTTGGTGCAGGCGGGTTTGGAGTTGGGGGATTCGGGGTTGGCAGCGGAGCGGATTTCAAGCTTGTTGTTGTAGACCCAACCCTTCGCCACTCGTCGGAGGAAAGCAACTACATCGAGTTTGACGCTAGCTATGCTGGCTATGCACTTAGGTTGAACTACTTTTATGCTTCTGCGATTCCGCCGATCCAGGCATTCATGGATGACAGGAACAATCAGAGTCAAACAGCATCGCTACTTGCTCGCCACCACATCCCAGTGTTTGTTGATACTCAGAAGACGATCAGCTACGACATCTCCGCATCGTCCGAAGCTACTGCGCTGAGCACGGAAGAGATGGTCTCGCTCATCAGCGACTATATTAACGACATCGACCAGGACGGAGACCTTGAAATCTCCGACATCATTGATGTCATGTATGACAGCGGTGCAACCCGGGTTGACCTCGGTGCCATACAGGAAATGCGCGGGGAAATTCACAACCATGATGGCTCAATTGAATACACACTTCCTGACAGCACGGGAAGTATGGTTATTCCAGATAACGACATCGAAGACCCAACTGACAAACCACTGTCCCCGCGCATTGCTAGATTTCGTTCTAGAACAATATCCCTTCAAAGGAACGTTGTATGAATATGGTTAGCTTTGTTGATGAACTGATAAGGGTTGGAGTCAGCAAGGCTCTAGCAAAACATGCTTCCTTCGTTGGAGCAGAGCCGCACGAAGGGCTCGTTGGGAGCAGTGCGTATGCTGAAGACAACGTTCTTGTTCCAAGCGACGTAGCAACTAGGATTCCTAGAACAGCAAGCCTTCCATCAAGCATTGCAGTTGGTAGGTTGGGTGAAATTAGTCCCGCAAATGATCCGATAGATAACAGAACAGAGGGGGGACGACGTGAGTGTCTCTTCTGCCTTCCTTTGGCGATTTCTTGACGATGTATGGGACCTTCTTCCAACCAAAGACAGGAGCCTGTTTGAAAGCTACTGGTCCGGACTAATCCAGGTTGCATCAGACTTGGAGCAGAAAACCATTGAGGCCGGGCTTTCAAACGAGATTTCCACTGTTCCCGTGTTCCTTACGGATAGATGGAATCGATACTCGATGGATGAGGAGAACACTGACACGTTTGACGCGTCTGACAGTCTTACACTTCTGGGGAGCACCCTATCTAGGATGTCAAAGGAAGCTGGTTTTTACGACACACTGAAAGTTTCACTTCCATCAGGGCAGATTGCACACGAAGAAACAATGCAATTCTTCGATCAGTCTGTCCGGCATCTTCGATACGGGAAGATTGTGAAAGGAACGATCTCCATCGTCTCTGGCGATTTCGAATATACCCAAAACAGGGACTATGCAATTAACGTTGCCGATGGGTCTATCCAGACCATCAACTCGGGACGGATTCCGATTGATGACATCGTCACAATCCGATACCTCCACGAGGAATACACTCGAGGGCTTGACTACGAAATTGACGAGCTTAACTCTGGAGTCTACCGAACAGCCAGTACGGTCATTCCTGACGGAAAGGTAGTGACAGCAAGCTACTCATACAACAGCACAGCTACGCTTCCGTTGGAAGGTTCTTCCGCTTCCATCAAGGGCGCTGAACTCACGGACCTGTCGAAGGACTTCAGTACACTTCTTCCAAGCAGAACTCTTACCATTTCCAGTGGGCCAAACTCCGGAGAGTACTCGGTCAATTCAGTTCTCAGTACCAACAAGATACAGATTTCAACGTCGTTTCCCGTAGACCAAGAAACGGATGTAGTCTATTCGATCAACGCATTTCCGTATGGCCTGAAAATTGACAAGCAAGTCGTATCTATTCCACTCATTCAAGACAGAGTAGATCTCCCGTCATCCGTGATGGTAGAGGGCATTGATTACGTTTTGCGCGACGGAATTTTTTCGTGCAGAACCGCATTCAGAATAAGTGAACTTGGATCTGAGAGTACTCGGACCAGGCAAATGTGGGCCGAGGTCACAAAGGTCGACAAGGAAACGCCGTATAGGAACTTCGGTGTACTCATAGACTTCTACCGAAAAAACTCAGACAGCTACAAGCTGGCACTGCAGGGGCTCTGGTACACGTTCTGGACCGGTTCCACGCCTGGAAACCTCGAGAGAGGGTTGCACATCCTCCTGGGCCTACCATTTGCCAGGAAAGCGGGGACGGTTACCAGGGTGGACTCAACGGCTGGGATTATCGAGATCACAGATGGGCGAGGTCAGATCATTACCTATACGATTCCGTCTGAGTTGGAGGCCGAGGTCTCGCGCGGCGACGAAGTTTTCAGGTTCCAGCAACTAACAACTGGGGTTGAAATAGTAGACAGGAACAACTATCCAGGATTTGTTTCAAGCCATATCGGACGAGCAGGAATCCAGCGTTTTTTAACTGACAACGCAACCAGGGGGAGCGGCAGCTCTGACGAGACAAGAGCTTTGACGCTGCTTGAAAACCACCTACTGCTTCCCCAGGTACTCGCCTCCGCAGTAACGGAAAGGGTTAACGTTTCTGAACTCACAACGTTCCTGGACAACATGAAACCCAGCTGGACTGAGTATGTGTTTTCATTCGCAGTTGAAGAGGATGAGTCTCTTCTCGCAGAAGAGGACCTCGGCCCTGTTGAGCCGGCGCTCAACCTGACAACGACAATTTCCAACAATGAGTGGAACCAGTCCTACGGGAATGGCAATTTCTCTGTTGAAAGCTCAACGGGGAAAACAATTGGAATTGGCAGCATCGCAGCCGGCAACTTTAGCGATATCTCTGGCAACTTTATCGCAAACAATGTCAAGCCTGGGGATTTCCTTCAGATTTTCAACCAAACATTCAAGGGCTATCACCGAGTAATCGAAGTTTTCAGTCTCAACCTGCTGTCGATTGACATACCAGATTCCGACCTGGCTGAGGAGTTCTCACTTTCGTATGTCATCATCCCGAAGGAGCGTGCCGGTCTAAACCATGATTCGGTGTGCCTTGCCAGGGAGAACATAATCATGAATGGGTCAGCTTATTCAACCCCGGCTACACTGAATACAAAAACAGACATAGACTTTTCTGAGACATCTATCGAGGATGACGATGTTCTCTCATTACTTCTGGTCGACATCGGGATCACTGGTGACGAGGTCCAGGTCATAACGGCTGCAGATGTCATCAGCCAGGAGTTTTCCGTCGGGACACCCCCTGCGGCACCTATCTCAAGAGATCACCAACTTGCCTCAACAGTGCTGAAGAGAACAGATAATAGCGGCCCAACCGTCACAGATGCGTTCGCTATCTAAATCAACAGATTGACGACCTGCCATCGGTCAAACTAGAATCCGAGGAGAATCATGCGCTTGCCCAAATTTCTTAGGTTCCTGGAGCCACAGCAACCATCTCAGCCAGAGAGAGACAAACTCGGGGTTGCCGGACACATCACAGTCGAACGACGAGCTGGCAGTGGACCAAGTGAGGTTGTTGTTGACCAAAAAAACTTCATTGTCGATGGCGGGCTGACAGGTGTTCGAGACCTGCTTGCAGGAGTAAACGGCGGAGGGTTCGCTGGGTCTATTTTCAGAATGGCAATTGGGGATGGAGGCGTTCCCGCGGGAGAGCTATTCAACCCCAAACTCCCAGATTCAACCTGGCCGACTAGGACGGAGCTTTATCACGAAGTCCTAAGACATGATATTTCCGTTTTCTCCACTCCGACTGACACGTCGATTCGATTCGTTGGAAGCTTCAACTCGTCAGTAATCGACGACACCAGCTACGACCTGGCCGACAGGGTCATCAATGAAGCATCACTCATCATCGGTGATGGAATCCTAACGATCGGTGGAGACCCGAAGCAGGTCAACAAGGATACGCCAGACGTTGTAGATGCCGACGAGCTCATGTTTTCAACAAGAACATTCAAATCTGTATCGTTCGACTCCCTGGAAGATGTCACAGTGACAATCACATGGACAATTACGATTAAATCGTAACGGAGAATCTGCATGCCAAAGCAAACATCATTCCTCAGCCTAATCCTTCCAGAAAAAAACGAGTTCGTTGACAGCTGGAATGATCCAGTTAACCAGAATTCCGAAGACATCGACTCCTGGATCGAAGACCTTTATGATTCCCTCGTTGGAACATCCTCGACTTCGACCTGGTCTTCCCTTCGAGGGAGCCATGGCAGCCTTGCTGCACGGCTAAATGTATCCATCAACAGCGATGGAACAATCAACGTTTCAAGCTCCCCAGACATACTTGATATGTCAACATCCGAGGTACGAGGGCAATTTAGCGGACCTCGAGACCGGCTGAATGACAGCGATCATCAAATGTTTGATGCTCGACAACCAGTCGCTGACGGTCGGTTTTCGCCAATGGCATCGGGCGGCCCTTCCGCAGGTTTCCCAGGGGAAGACCTTGATGCTGGAATGGCCCTACGCTCTGCCGACTTCGGCGCTTCCTCTGATTCCCCGCTCGGATCCCCGATGATGCCATCAGCTCCTGGCCTCGTCAGGGGTGGGGCCTCCAGTCTGATTACTGGCACAGCCGAACATCAAGTCACGTTTCATGCTGACACTACACCCGCAATCTTCAATATCGACGGATACATTTTCAGGATACGCGAGCAAATCCAACTAGACTACGCACTTTTATCTCCCGCCGCTGGCAACTACGTTTGGATTTTCGCAGAAAGAAATGATGCATCCTACGGAACATCTAGCTATCGATATAGCCAGGATGGTGGGTTCGCATCAAAAGATCTTCGTCGACGTCAGGAGGGAAGCGATGGTCTTACCTCTGGCTCGGTGTTCACGTCATCGTCGGCAAAGTTCACAACTGCAATTCTTGGCAAGGTAAAAGAGGGGGATACTCTCGTAATCGAAGGCGGCGATGCTGCCGGAAGCTACGTGATTAACGCAATCGACCTGACCAGCACAGATACTAAGCTGACGGTCAAAGGAATCTTCAAGGCAGATTTGAGCGGTCTGTCTTGGCATGTACTCGACAATGCAATTCCAAATATTGGTGCTGTCGTTACCGACTCAGATCCAACTACGGAGCCACCGTTTGTTGCCGGTAGAGTCTACATTGGTCGAGCACTACACGTCGTTTCTTCCCCGCCAGACCCTGTTGTTCCGTTTGCCGACTGTGGTGTTTTTGACTCTGGCTGGCAAGCGGTTACTGCTGCAGGTATCGCTGCAAGCGGTGCTTCATACGACCATAACCTTGGGGCAATTCCAAGCAGTGTTGAAATTCAGTTTCGAGTAGATCCACAGAGCGATGCATACGAGCCGATAGTACGAAGAACTTTCGTTACAAACGTAACAGGGCTGACTGACGGAGATGCTGCAGTTGGAAGTATTTCAAACGCAGTGGTTTACATCCCGTCTACTCAGTGGAAGTCATCGAATACAACGTTAGTCGTTTCACTCAAAAACTCATTTACCGACCCGTCGGTTGCGGAAGCGCTTTTTACCGATATTTCTGGCGCAGACCAAATAAGCGGGGAGATGCGCGTCATAGCGCGGAGATAGTTCATGGCAACGCAGGTAACAACAGCATCCAGCAAGACTGTTTCGTTCAAGTCTCCGTATACGGGATCTACGTTTCAGAAACTGGTAGAGGAACTGCTCGGTCAGGATGGATATCTTTCGGGAGGCCTGACATCCGACAACGGAGCAACAATCACCGTCGAAGCGTTTAAGTTTGTTTCTAGGGGGATCATAGGTGAATCCCTTGCAAGCTCGGCATTGGACGTTCCGACATCCTCTGAGAATTGGTACATCGTCGCTTCACTTCCAGACGATGATCCGGACTCCGGTATTGTCGTGTGGGTCACCACCAGTAGAGCCGCTGCTGCAAATGGCGTAGTTATAGCCACCAAAACTGGTGATGTCTGGAGGAACCCAGACGGCGTTGATATCAAGGCTGCGCTAGAACGTCCCACTGAGCCTGGGCCAGAATCCGGATTCACAGGAACATATCGAAACACCGGGGACGTTTACGACTCAGCGGATGGAACAACAGTTGTAGATCTAATTATGGCCAACAGAGGTTTGGCCGTTCACCCGCTTGGGGGGCGAAGGGTTACAGATCCTATCGCAGGGGAAAGTGCACGACACCTAGAGTCATCTCCTGTCCCCGCTTCAATTATTGGCAATCGATCTGATCGCATTGTTCTCCGACAGAGAGAGGCGTTTTCGTCGGAGGTTGCTTATCTCGTTGGAGGGATGAGCAATGAAATCAACCAGACGATTACCGCACTTGGAACTGGTGATGGACATTCTCATTGGCACGGGGAATCGAGTGGTGCACTTGCCGATCAGTGGATGGTCTGGGGCGACGGGTCTGACTTACACAACTACGGTCCATTTGGAAACCTAACGCTACTTACCGGTGGAGCAACAATCGGTGAAGTAAAAATCCTAGGGCAACGCGATTCCGACGGAGCCCTTATCGTTGTCTATATCGACGGATCAGATCTCAGGATGGTTTCATTCCATCCAACTACTGGTGCAATCGTAAATGCATCAATTGCACTAGAGGCACTTGGAAGTGTGGTTTTGAGGTTTGATGCGACGCTGGATCAGGAAGAAAAAGTTCGAGTAGTATTTGAATACGACGATGGAACATCGCCCAGTCAACAGATTTACTACGGGAAATTCAATACAGCGACAGCTTCATTCGGCGTAGCTGAAAGAACCCCTAGATATCTTGAACTGGCAAACAGCGGTTTCAATGATACCAAGCCAGAAATTCAAATATGTAGGAATGGGATTTCACACATTGTTTTCATTCGCGGAGTTGGCACTGACGAATTTGGCAGTATGCGCTATGTTCGCCTCGACCAGAACGATAATGTTTTAGATGGTCGAACGTACTCCGCTGCCACAGAGGTTGGTACGCCAGATTCCCAGGTTGAGGTTGGCATCGGCCCGGAGGCCTACGACGACTTCGAACTGCTTTCACTTACCGTTACTCCACATGATGAGGTTTTTGCTGCTGTAGGCGTGCGACCAGTCGGCCAAACATCCCCACAAGGGCTCTTGCTATTCAGTCCAGACCTTGAAGATCGGACGGGGTATCCGTTTGTAACGATTCCCCAGTCAAGCGGTGCAGTAGAACGAGACTCTATCGGAATCACGCATGGTGACGGTGGGGAACTCTACGTATCGTCGATGCTCACTACTGATAAGATCCTGACAACCCATATCAGCCCGAAGCCGGGAATCAGTGGGGTGGCCGACTTCATTGTCGGGGAATCAAGCGGTGGCGAAGACTCTGTTGCTAACACGTCGATTGGAATGCTTACCGTTGGATTTGGCCCAACAGGAGAGCTTATTTACGTCTACGACAAGGGAGCCAACGGGATCACAAGAGATCGACGATCGGCTATAGCCAATGTTGTCCCGAGCCTCCATCCAAACGATGTTCTGCTTCAGACGGTAAGTATCGAGCAAAGTGCTGTTGGAGCAGTAACGGAGGGGTCGGTTGAGGTTCTGCAATCTCGACAAAAAGGAACAAAGCTGCCGGTCGTCATTGGACAAGAAGGTGACTACCAGGGATACGGTTCACTGGAAAGCGCACTTGCTGCACTCAGTGAAAGCGGAGGGGGGCAGGCCATTCTTCGCGGAGGCGTACATAAAACCAATGCAGCAACCCTCGAGGTCCCGGCCAACGTCTCGCTGTCTGGGCAGCCTGGAGCCGTCGTGGATGGCTCTATCAGCGTCAAGGGGTTGGGGGTGGGAGCTGTCACTATGTTTGGCAGCGTTATGGAAAGTGCTACAGACTTTTCCGCCTACGCCAATCCCGGTGGATGGGTCTTCCTAAGCGGAACCGGTGGGACCGGATGGCACAGGATCAGGAAGGTTCTTCGCAACCCAGCAACCGGATCCAGGGCATTGCTTGATGATGGTATTGGAGGTGTAACTCCTGTTGGAACGATTGCAGAGATTGTTGCTTCGAACATCTCTCTTGAGAACATTGCAATCCTTGGAAACCTCACAGTTGACAGATGTAGGCAGTGCGTCTTCCGCAACATATCGCTGATATCTGACACAGCGGTGATTAGCAGCAACCTTACTTACCAGTCGCTGTTTGACAACGTCGACCTAACGCAGGCCGCTGCGAGTGGCAGTGCTCTTGTTGCTAGTAACGGTGAATACAACACCTACCAAGGCATTAGACTTTCGGACACTCGAGGACTTATTGAGATTGCCGACAGCGAACAGCACCCAACGCTGATTGCTTGCAAGGGCGACGAGTCAAATTCCGCACTCGCCATCTACGACCTGACTGGAACCAGGACAACGCCAGCAAAGGTGATTGGATGCGAGGGGCGCTTTGCAGCAACAAACCTTGATTGGATTGTGTCCAATATTGGAAGTGTCGTTCGCTCCGGCGAAGGGCTGGGGGCCATGAGGCTTGAGGATGACGGAACCAGAGCCGCGGGTGGTGATGGTGCCATATCTCTCACGGGCGTTAGCGGAAACTTCAACGGAAGCTCTCCGGGGGCTCTTACCGATTCGGTCAATGAGCGAATTAAGGCTGCAGGCGACACCATGTCTGGGAATCTGGTAATGGGTGCCAGTATTGTTACAGACGGAACAAAGCGCACACTCGGAGGTTCGTCTGGAAACGACACGGACAAGTTTGACATCCATGCAGATGACATTCACATACGAAAAGATTTACACCTTAGGAGCAATGGTGGGGGACATGATATCTACGGACTGAACGGCTTGCCGTGGCAGGTGTTCAACCCTCATGGCGTGATTGAATCGAGGGGTCCAATACATCATGACGAATTCATGCGACCGCTGGATGCTGGTGGGGGGGGGAGTTTTTGGGTAAGTGCAACTGCTGGTGCTACGAGTCCTGGCTCTGTTCTTAGGCTACAGTGTGATACCGCGGACAATGATCTGCAGGAGGTTAGAAGCTACAACTCAGTCGACGGAACAGTTCTGCCTGGCTTTAGTACGAGCCTGAAAATGAAGACTGCAACGACTGATAGGCTAGACCTCGTTGGCTGGCATGAGAACGTAAATGTTTTTTCTGTTCAGAGGGATACGGACATAAGCAATAACTGGTTTATAAATTTCAGAGACGGTGGCGGAACGGACCAATCAATAGATACTGGAATATCATTCGTAAGCCTGAACAATTGGATCTACTTGTCATTGCTCATGATAGGCAGTTCTATGGTGATTTTCAGAATTGGCGATACTCAAAAGTGGGCTGGGGGGGTTGGCTTCCTCTACGAAAGCGCATCTCTTCCTGGAACGGGGACTATTGAGCAGTCATCCAATGAATGGGATTTTCGACACAGATGCATAAACAGAGCTCCAATGGTTACTGGATCCGAAGCCCTGTATGGATTCCTTACAGTCCACTGCAGGGACCGTCCCGATGGGGCAACCGGAAACCAGGGGTAGTCGATGAGCGAAGATAGAGAAGAATTCAAACTCGGTGAGGACATGAAGGCAGGGCTTGACGAAGCCGATCGCTGGGTCAAAACCGCGTCCTCCGAACTCGGTCTAGCCTACCTTGAGTATGAAGATGCTAAACTCAGATTTGAAGTGGCAAGTGGGAGGTTGAATAACCTCGGCGTTGCAACGCGCAAAGCAGAAATTCAGCGCAGCCATGTTCTGGCTAAAATGTCAGCAATGCTAAATCTTGGCCCTGGGGAATGGGTATACGATGGCATTGATAAGCTTGTGAGAAAGGATGCTCCTGATGCAAAGTCGTCATAGTCGCGGTTCAACCGCTCGTATTTTCATGGAAATCATCAGCTCTGGGGCTGGCGTTGTCGGACTATCTCCAACTGTCGCAATCCAGCGACGAGCCGACGGCTATTGGCTACAGGGGGCAGACGGGGCATGGGTTCCAACCAAGGTTGAAAACGCTATGACTGCAACGGATGTTGCAAACCTTCCAGGGCTCTATCATTTTGATTTTGATCAATCGCTGGACATCCTTGCCGGTTCCTCTGAGTACACCGTAAAGAAAACAAACATTGCGACCACGCCAGCCCAGGCCTACGAGGACCTCGCATTTGGCCCGATGTCAGGCGTTTCGGAGATCGGACTATGCTCCGTACAGGGAACCGTCGCAGGCGCTCAGGGGGGACCTGTGTCAAACGTTCTGATACGAGCCACCCTTGTTCCAATCAAGGTTGATTCTCTTGCTAGGGCCGTGCAGGCGGACACGGTTGCAACGACTTACACTGATGCTCAGGGCGACTTTGATTTGCCGCTAGTCATCGGAGGTACCTTTCGGCTCGAAATCGACGGAGTTGGGTATGATCGGCGAGTTTTGATTCCAGAACAATCGTCTGTACTGTTTTCGGATTTGTAGTTCTGCATGATACCCTTTTACGGCAATGCCAGACCAGGGAGCCACAAGTTTTATCAGGGAGTTTGGTTTCCCAATATTTGTGGTTGTCTGGTTTATGTGGCGAATGGAAAAGCGATTAGACCGCTTTCTCGAGCTTTTGACATCGTTGATGAAAGCCACAGCTTTGTTGGCAAAATCAATCGACCATATGGACTCTGACAATGTACTGCCAGCGCCGGACAGCGACGATGGCAGCCAGGACGAGGATACCGAATGAGTGGATCGCTTCTTTCTTTTCTTGCCTGGTGCCTCATGATGTTGGCGATAATTGGAGTCATGCTATATCTTGGACGCAAATCCAGGCGACGTGACAGCAAGGTCGAAGATGTTGCATCGGAAGCACTTCCGCAAATAGGAATCATCGCAGACTCTTGTCATGAGAAGCGGTTTGGGAGTCGCCCATGTAAGGACGGCAAGGACGCATGGTATCCAGCTGCTAAAAAAAAACGATTCAAGCACGCATGAAGAAAACGAATGGACACGCTGTACTACATACTCTCGGTGATCAGTGCAGCTCTGTGGATTCCGATTCTCACCAAGTTTTATAAGAGCTGGTATGCCAGGCAGAATCCAGTAAGCCTTGCAATCTGCTCATTGATCCTCCTTATTCTCTGGATGGCGGCTGCCGGTGTCTGGATCTTCTCCAGCGACGTTAGCCAAGAGCTGATCACGGTATGTTCATCTGGGCTATCAGCCATGGTTGCGATTGTCTTCCATGTTGCATTTTACTGGTCCGATCATAGATTCACTGACTCCAGGTCTGGATAGGATAGTAGAATGGCAGCTCCAGCAACATGCGATATAAGCGGGACCGTCTACCGTGGAGACGGTGTCGCCGTGGAAGGCGCTACAGTCAAGGCATCGATTCATTCAACGGCTGATGACATGGGGGGACAGTTTGTTGACATGAATGGAATCTCTTCCAGCCCTGTCGAAGCCTTCACCGATGACACTGGTTCATTCACTATTACCCTGGCCCAGGGAGGAGTGTTTCTGCTAGAGATACCTGAGATCAGCCTCCGAAAAGAAGTCGTGGTTCCAGCTTTACCATCAGCGCTTCTCGCCGACATAGTCTAAAAAAAAAGCAGGGTCCACAATGGATCCTGCCTTTTCTCCTTACTTGCGAATCAGGCTTACCGCCCACTTTGCAATAGTGAGAAGGCCGTTGGCTGCCATGCCCGCGGTCTCCTCACTCCCACCACCCTTAAATGCTGCGTCGACAAGCCCCGCGGGGGCTGCTTCCGCTGCATCGGACACTGCGCCCTTTGAGCCACTAAAGATGCTGCCAGCAGCACCTTTGATCGCCCCCCCAGCCTTTCCAAGGGGCCCTTTCGCTGTTGCAATTGCAGCCGTTGTTGCAACGGTTGTTGCCGCCGTTGAGATGATTGGATGCTTTCCGCAAGCAGCGACCTCTTTCTCAGAGATGGTGTCAAATATGTTTCTTTTTTCCATTGGGTTCCCTTTTCTTATGTTGGACTTGGAAGGAATAGTACTGTTTCCTCCTTACATATCTTTTGCCGGTAAAGTCTCAGTGCTATGCCTAATTGACCGTTTTTGCGGGAGCATGATACCTTCACGTAAGGTTTTAGGAGTTCATCAATGACAATTGCCGCAGCCGTTCTCGATTTTTATGACGATAGCTCGAAAGAGTTGATGACTAAGATTTCATCACCGCAAGGATTTGGTGATACACAGGTCAACGTCCTCACCCCTGAAGAAATGAGTCGTCTCCCCGACTCTGACTTCGGACTTGTGATCTTCACGAAGAGGGCTTCCGTACTTAAAAAGTACCCCGTGAACGATCCTGGAAATGCCTGGCTATCAGCTCAGTATTTCGATCAGACTCATACCAAGCTAGCATTCCCTGCAAGATTTGTTGCAGCAAAGTTCATCAAGCAAGCCTGCGATGCATACGGAGTTCCAGCATCTCCACGAGTGGAAGCCTACGCAGCTCGTGTGGAACCAGGAGAAGCACAGGAAAACGTTTTTTCCGAAGGATCAGAAAGTCGATGGATGCTTCGAAAGCTTGCCAACCAGGAGTTCCTGGAAAAACAAGCATCCGCGACCGAGGTCAATGCACTTGTCCACATGCCCGATGAACACTTTGCACTGGTAGTACAGACCGGCGACGGGAGCGTTATTCGAAAATACGCAATGCCCGATGGCGGTCACGTCCTTAGAGCAGCTGAATACTTCGACAAGTACGCAATGGACCTAGCCCCTTCCCATCGACATCGCTTTGCGACATCGGTTCAGAATCGCGCAGAGGAATTAGACGTAGACATATCAGGGAACACGATGCTTTGTAAGTGGGCTGGGGAAACATGGAGTCGCCACGTTCACGCACACCTTGAGCAGCGAAAGTCCCTACTTCCTCATCCTGAGCATGAAGGGGCTCGCGGAATATTGGACAAGCTCGCAGCATCCATAGCAGAGACTACGCCATCAGATATGGCCTCGGCACTTGAAACCTTTGACGAAGCTACTGGCCTGTCAAAGTATCATGACCGAGGGCTTGCAGATCCGTACTCGAGCACAATGAACAAAGTTGCTTCATCGTGGTCAGCGGAAGTCGATGGGCAAACGATCACAGAAGCAGACCTGAGGAAAGTTGCATCGACGAAGAAGCTAGCTGGATACCTTGGGGATACTTTCACAAAGCAGTTCGCGAAAAATCCTGTCGAAATATTCGAATCACTACCAAGTCCCGAGAAATCCATGATCAAGCAGGTCATTAACGGCGAGGCGTAGTGTGGGAAGACATAGCATCAACAGCGCAGAGGCGGGCTTCTTTAGCTCCCTCCTCTCCGAGGGAGCGTCTATCACCAAGGAAGCCGTATCACTTGATAGTGAGACAGCGGAAGCATTGGGCGTTGCAACCGTATCCCCGAGCGTTCTCGACGAAATAGAGAACGAAGCGGAGAAAATTACACAGGAAAGCAACGCAGACGATGTTGAGCCAAAGCCTGAACCAGAAACATACAACCCATCGCCAGTAGAATTCCTACAGGAAAAAAAACCGGATCCGGAAAAGGCGAAGTCGGTCGAGCTCGACAAATACGATGGTGACGATACTCCCGCAGAGTCGTCAGATCCATCGCCTCCACTTCCGTCGAGGGAATCACACGGAAAGCTGTTTACTGACAAGCGAGCTCATCCACTACAACTCTTTGACACCCTGAATATGAGGTACAGGGAGGACTGGGCTGAGTGGGAACCAGAGACCTTGCAGTGGGCAATCCGACGAGACTTTAGCCCGCTTGGCGAGCTAAGCCTCAACAAGATTCAGGCCCTGGGCGTTGCCGGAAGAACGAATGTTCCGTGGCTTGACTGGGATATTTTCGAAAACGCCGGACTTGCCTGGAACGACACCATTCCGATCTTTGGAGCATTCCAGGCTATGACTCCAATGCAAATTGCATTTGCAGTTCACATCCTAAACTCGATCAGGAATGAAGAATTCTCTCACGAAGTTAATTCGTATATTGCTGCAATTCTGGATGATCATGGTTTCGTTTACGCCCCGAGCGAATGGTTTGCAGGTGCCCAGAACATCCTGAGTCGCGGAAGCAAGGTCATGGGGCTTCATGGACAGGTGGAAGATGCCTGGGGCAAAATCAAAAATGTCCCCCCCGAAACAGTTGAATGGGATTACAGCAATTCGCTGGATGTTCACCTGATGAAGATGGCTGTCATCAAGAAATACCTCGAGGGCCGGAAGCTTCTCCGGAGTAAAGTTCCCGGAGTAGTGATGGCCTCTACAACCACCGACACCCTTGTGCCATGATGAACAGCAAGGAAAGTGAAGAGTTTGAAAGTTCCGCCAGGGCTATTGCTGAAGAAATTTCCGCATTTAGGCGAGAATGGATCGATAGCGCAGCGGGCGACATACTCGACGAGATGGAAGACTTAGAAAAAGAAGGCTTCGACCCTGCACGAGGCAGGGGGCGAGGCCCCAGCTGGATGAACGGAGAACAACATGAGTAAACATTTTGCATATTTGATGGATGACGACAGTTCAAACTTCTTCCAGAAGCTAGCCTGCGAAGAGGCTGACAGAGACCTTCTTCCAGCAACAGCGCCATTGCCGCTGGTGGAAAAAATTGCTGCAGCCAAGGGCATTGACAAGGTTGCAGCCCGCGTTGATCGCGACATTCAGATTGTTAAAACCGCGGGAGTATCGGGACATAACTTTGGTTCCATTCGTCGTGGGCTAAATTACATCGACGGCCTGGTTCAGCGTGAACAGTTCAGCGTTGAGTCGGCTGGGACAGTTTTTGACAAGGTTGCATCCGCTGCTATCGAGCATGACCTATCCATTATCGAGCATGACCTTCGAGGTATGGTTGGCCACGAATACAATGAGTGGGTCGACAACACCGTCGCCGACATAGGACTAGACCTGGTTAAGGCCGCCGCACTCGACAAGGAAGCTCTTATCGGAGTTGTGCGGGCATTCAAGGCGACGAAAGGACTTAGCGGAGCCTCGCGGGCAAGGGCAGTTGCAAAGGCTCCAGGACAGTCATTCAAGCAGTGGCGAACGGAAGCAGCAGTAGCCAAGCGCGGCAAGGCTGCCAAAAAGCTAAACAGGGCAACGAGGAAGGCTCAAACATCGGTTCTTTCTAGCGCAAAAGAAATGAGGACAGCAAGGAAGATCAAAGACCCGGCTATTCAGCGAAGTGTCATGCCAGGTATCAAGACGCAAGCTGCAAAAGATGCCGCTAAACATCAAAAGCGAATACAAAAAGCATCCGACGCTCATTCAAAGCGACAAGCCAAAGTTCAACAGCGTGAAGCCATTGAGTCTGGCCGTAAGCCTGCCGCTAAGCCGAAAGACACAAAGCAGCTCTCAGACAAGATAGAGACGGCCCAAGGCAAGATGGAGACCGGGCGTAGCCAGGCAAAGGACAAAGCTGCCGATGCCGCAAAAGGAGGAAAGCCCTCGAAAGCGGAACCTCCGAAAACAGAGCCTGGGAAGACGAAGGCAAACGCGGGCGGCGAAAAAGAGACAGGAATGCTCGATTCACTGGGCAAGCTGAGGGATAAGGGGTGGAAGAACCTCAGCCCTGCTGAAAAAAACAAGGTTCTTCAGGCAGGAGCAGGAGCCTATGTTGCCAAAGAAACGCTAACCTAGTGGTAGTCTCCTCGTAGTCCAATGGCAAGCACGCAATCAGGATCTTTGGATCGACGTCGGGGAACGGTATATCCATCACCGTTCTTTGATATCGCCCAGACATATATGCCGCCAACCGTGAAAGAACTTTTCCGGTGGTGTGCATATTTCTTTTACAAAGATCCAATGATCGGCTCGGTGGTCACGAAGATCGCCGAGTACCCTGTTACGGACTTTGTCTACAACGCAAGCCAAAAACATGTTCGCGACGGGTGGAAAGAAATCCTCGAAGACACGCTGAACATGAAACCGTTCCTCATAGAGGTCGGGCTAGACTACTTCGCATACGGCAATGCATTCATCAGTATCAACCTCCCATTTACACGATGGATCCAGTGTCCCAGTTGTTCGAGTCTTTACAAACTGGAAGATGAATCCTTCAAGTTCTCGTTCAAAAATTTCGAGTTTCACTTCGAGTGCAAGGACTGTAAATCCAACGTAGTTGGGAAGATCGTCGACAATCCAATAAGAGATCGCACTGGAATCAATTTCGTCCGGTGGGACCCCAAGAACATAGACATTCACTACAATCCTATTACTGGAAAGTCTAAGTACCGGTACCAGATTCCAAACAAGATCAAGAAGGCAATCCACAAGGGTAGCCGTGAAATACTGGTCGACATCCCAGAGATTTTCTTCATCGCGCTCAAGAAGAAAAGGGACATACAGCTATCAGACCAGAACCTTTTTCACTTCAAGCGTCCAACGCTCGCAGAGCAAGACATGGGATGGGGGAAGCCACTAATCATCCATTCGATGGGAAGGATGTTCTACCTCTACGTTCTCAGAAGGGCTCAAGAGGCTATTGCCTTGCAACGCATAATGCCAATGGAATTCATCTTCCCGCAGGCAAATGCTCAGCAAGACCCATATCAGCACGTAAATTTATCCTCTTGGCAGGGAAACATAGAGAACGAAATTCACAAATGGAGGCAGGACCCCAATTACATCTCAATCGTTTCTGTTCCGCTCGGCTTTGAACGTCTTGGCGGTGATGGCAGAGCGCTTCTTCTTGGGCCTGAGATTGAAGTCACGAACAAGGAGATCACGGGTGGAATGGGAGTTCCGTTAGAATTCGTATTCGGAGGGCTGTCTTGGTCCGGATCCAGTGTTTCGCTACGAACACTGGAAAACCACTTCCTGATGTATCGCCGACTTCTTCTTCGATTTGTAAACTGGTCAAAAAATCGAATCAGGCTGTACCTTGGACTTCCCGATATCGACATTGGATTCACAGAATTCAAGATGGCTGATGACGTTCAGCGAAAACAAATTGTCATCCAGCTTAACGCTGCCAATAAAATCTCAGACCATACCATGCTCACAGAACTTGGATTTGATTACGACGATGAGCAGGAGATGATAGAGAAAGAGACCGATCAGCGAAACCAGATTCAGGCGATGACGATGAAGGCTCAGGCAGAAGCACAGGGTGAGTCATCCATCGTCTCCGCAAAGTATCAGGCAAGAGCGCAGGAAACTTTCCAGGAAGCACAGGGGGCGATCTCTGGCGGGCAACCTGGGCAAACAGAGCAAGCGCAGGCGCAGGTATCAGAAGGCCAGGAGCAGAACCCTGAAGAGGGCGGAGGGCAGCCTCGGCAACAACAAGGCGAACAACAACAGCCTCAGGACGGGCAACAGCAGATAACGCAAATCCCAACTTCTGCACAAGGAATCGGAAAGTCCGAGGATCAGTCCATGGCTGCACAAGCCGCTGCACAGGGTGCTGCACAGGGCCAGGCTGCCGTCGAGGGACAGGCTGGCACTCAAGCTGGCGGGACTTCTACGGACGTCAAAGACGCCGCGGGGCAGGCAAAGGAGTGGGCCAACATAATCGCCAAGAAGCCACCAGAGGAGCAGGCAAAGATTCTCGCAGAAATGGACAGAAAGTTGCCAGCCATGACAAGGCTGGTGAAACAACTTCTTGCGCAAATGGCTCCCGGAGAGACCTCGGGAGATGCCGCAAAGAAAATGAAGCCCCTTCCACAGAAGGCCCCACCCAGGCGTAACCAGGGGGTCATCTAATGGCTAAGGCTACCCCTGTTCCGTTCGGAGGAAACTCCACCGACCACGGTGAGTTTCATTCTGAAAAATTCAACATCTTCGAAGAAGAGGATATGGTGCAATACTCAGCTCTTCGAACCAAAGCAAATGACGCTTCCTCCGGGGTTGTCATAGAACAAATCCGAGAGTACACACGAAAGACTACTGAACGAGAAGGTAGCGGTGAAGACGTGTCTGTCATCACAACAGAAGACATCTACCTGGTAGTGCAGTATTGGAAAAAGAAACCGAAACGGAAAAATGGAGAATCTGATGATGAAATCAACAAAGCAAAAAAAAGCTGGTCGACTGAGCGCACTACGAGTTAGCGCACTCGCAGTTTTTGCAACACTTGCAATCGGAGTTTCAACTCCAGTGTTCGCACAACAATTTGACGCAGGCGAAGTTTCCGCTGAGCTGGCAATTGCAAGCGACGCAATGCCAGCCCCCGCCGTATCACTGGAGGTAGCCTCTCTGGTCACACCAGGCCCAGAGCTACCCACCTCGGAAGATCAGGCGGATGCGCGAACCTCCCTTGATAAACTCAGTAGCGAACTTCTGAACATCTTGGTTCCAACATTTGTCTTGCTCATCGGAGCGCTGGCAACGGCACTACTGAATTGGACCCGAAAGCGTTTCAAGCTCGATGTTAGCGACAGGCAAATTTACCATTGGTCCACAATCGCAGAAATGGCAGGAGACAGGGCTGCAGAGTGGGCGCGAAACAAAGCAAAAGACCTGACTGAAGGAGAAACTGTGCCTGGCCCAGAACTTCTAGAGGTAGCTGCAAACTGGGGCATTGACTATGGGATTGCTCAAGGACTCCCGGAAATTGGTCGAAGAAAATTCGAAGGCTTAGTTGAGAGCCAGCTTCACGTCAAACGTATCAGTCTTATCGCCGACATCCAGGTAGATGAAAGCTGAACAACCAGCACCCGATCCCGCGAAGCTCCTAAAGGAGATCAAAGATTTTCTTGTCAAAAAAAGTGAGCCGTCGACTAACTCGGGTGGCCGCAGAAGCAAGTCATGGCTCTGGGCGATTATCATCCCACTGATCGTTATTGCTGGGATTGCGGTATATTCCTGGACCGCTTTTCGGCGGAATCGGGAGCTTGCCAAACTTCGCCATGAAAAGTTTAAGCTAGACTTCAGAAAAGAACAGGTCGAACTGTTCGTCGAATTCAACAAAAACTCATCAAAAATCGAAGAAGCAGGCAGAGAGCTTGCCCTGTCCAGGGATAGGGTAAGAAGCATCGACGCGGACATCTCAGCTCTGGAGAAAAAACATGAAGCAGATCTTGCTGCTATTGACAGTATTCGCTCTTGGGACGAAGCCGACATACGCAGATAATACAAAGCCGGCTGCGGGGCTAACCGTTATTCCCGACTGTACACTGAAGAAAATCGGCAACGAAGTCTTCTGCGTTCACTCACTCGAGGAGTGGAAAAAAGTGATGAAGGCCGACCTTGAAATTGTCTATCTTCGTGAACAGCTAAAAAATTACGAAAGACGCTCTGCCGCTCTGACCCAGCAGGTGAGACTGCTTACAGGCCAGAGGGATGTGTACGCTGAAAGCCAGGGGCTGATCCTGGGCAGGAATGAAGACATCTCGAATCGGCTCATTGAGATGAATCGAAAGTATGAAAATGAGAGAGCCAAGCCGTCCTTCGGCCCTCCCGTTGCATGGACAATTTCTGCAGTATCTGCCTCTATTCTTGCCGGGTTTATACTCAAAGAACAAATGGACTAACAGGGGTAGCGGTCGAGCACGCTTCTTTGCTGTGACGGCACTCCTTGGGGCTGAGACGGGTAGTGCGGTGGTGGAGCTCCCAGTGGTATCCCGTAGCCCGCCGGACCCTGCTGGGGCTGCTGATGCTGCTGGCTAGGGGGGAACCCAAGTGGTGAGCTTCTAGCATGGTTTGGCATAGACGGATTTCCTGTCATTGTGCCAAGTGCTGCTATTGGGAGAATCGGTAATCCGCTTCCTTCCCACTTTCCTAGGAAGTGTTGGTAAACCATGGACCCTGCCGCGAGCATGAATGCCCAGGCGCAGGCCGCGAAAAATGTTCGCATCCCACTGCCAACAGGTGTCTGATTGACGGCCCCTGTGGTGGGGGGGACAAGCCCAGAATTATCTGTGATAAATCCTGAGGCTGGGACTGCAGCGGCTGCAACTGCAAGAAAACCCAGGTCTGACAGTGTTGGCCCTTTCTTCTTTGCTGTAACTCTTCGCTTTTTGGTGGGGAAGCTGTTCTTTGCTAGAACGATGTAACAAATCATTGATTTTCCTATTAGCGGTAGTCGGCGGTTTAATCTTGGTACTATTTTCTACGTCTTGTAGAAACGTGGTGGGCGTAATTCATCCTTGATGCCCTTATGCCAAGACAATGTAGGTGCCGACTATGGAAAGCTTCGATTACCAGGACCAGTTCAACAGGGTTAAGAAGGATGTTATTGCATCCGTGACCAAGGCTCTCGATATCCAATCTGCTGGTGCAAACCGCAAAATGGTTGTCCATAAAGTATGGATCGATGACAACAAAAACCCAGCAGACTGGGAGTCTCAAAAGCAGGCCGTACGAAAAGATAAGACTTGGGGAGTACCTGTCTATGCAACCGTTGATCTCATTGACCGAAAGACCGGAGCGGTTCTTTCCTCTGAGGAAAGGATCAAGGTAGCCACACTTCCGAGGCCCACGAACCTCGGGAGTTTCATCATCGACGGAAAACACTATCAGGTTCAGTCTCAGCTTCGCCGCAAACCTGGTGTCTACACCGTTCAGAAGCGAAACAAACAACTCAAGACTGAGGTGAACATCCAGAAGCGCCCATTTGATATCGATATGGATCCGGAAACTCAGATCTTCAAAATGAAGAAAGCGGGTTCCGACCAGGCGTTTGCCTTGTATCCGATTCTCTCTAGGCTTGGAATCTCAGATGTGGCAATGGCTCGAAGATGGGGCAAAGACGTTCTCGAGGCAAACAAATCAATCAAGCCGAAGAACGCCGAGGTCTCAGTAAGAAAGGCTGCGTTGTTCTTTACTGGAAGCAACTTTGATTCTGCCGAGGACGCAGCAAATGCAATAAAGGAGTACTTTCAGGATACCGAAATAAAGCCAGAGGTGACCAAGTCAACCCTCGGAAAAGCGTATACGAAGGTTACGCCCGACCTCTTGCTAAGAGGATCAGAAGAGCTTCTTCGGGCAAACAGGGGAGAGCGCGAAGCGGATGACAGGCAAGCTCTTGAGTTCAAGAAAGTTCTCGGAATGAGCGACCTGATGAGAGAGAGAATGCTCCAAAGCGATGGGCAACTAGCTGGTGCCATGTCCAAAGTAAGAGGCGGAATCTCCAGGAAAATCAACAACCGAAAGAAACCTGTCTCGGAAATCTCCAAACTCATAAAGACGAACGAGTTCACGCCGTTCTTCAACTCTTTTTTTAGCCAATCTTCGCTATCAAACATCACAGACCAAACTAATCCGATCACCATGCTGAACGGAACCGCCAAGATCACCGTACTCGGGGAAGGGGGGGTAATGGATGCCACCAGAGTTCGAGGCGAAGAGAGAGCTGTACACCCATCTCAGATGGGATTTATAGATCCGATCCATACGCCCGACTCTGGAAACATTGGACTGGTAATGAACCTTCCACTTGGAGTCACCAAGAATGGGGAGAATCTACAAACAAAGGTGATAGATCCGATAACTAAAAAAATCAGATCGATTACCCCGAGTGAAGCAAGAAACATGGTCGTAGCTTTCCCGGATCAGTATTCAAAGAAGACTGGAAAGTTCCTGGGAGACAAAGTCAGAGCATTTGTGAATGGGCAATTTGAGAACGTGTCGCCAGACAGGGTTGATGTCGTTCTTGCTAGCCCAAAGCAAGCATTCTCAATTGCATCAAATACCATCCCGTTCCTTCCTGCGGCACAGGGCGTTAGAGCGCAGATGGCAACCAAGATGCTTGAGCAGGCAATTCCTCTCTCGGAAAGAGAAGCTCCTTTGGTCCAGGTTGGACTTGGTAGAAGCACTATCGAGAAAAGCATAGGAGAGGGGTTCTCTGTCCAGGCGCTGGACGACGGAATCATAGAGAAAGTCGAAGACGGCAAGATCACGATAAAGACCAAGGATGGAAAGGTGGAGCAAAAACTCTACACGAATATCCCGCTAAACAAAAAAGCGTTTCTGACGTCAACCTCGACAGTCAAAGAGGGGGATGCCGTCAAAAAGGGAGACGTTATCGCTGACTCGAATTTCACGAAAGATGGTCAGCTTGCACTTGGAACAAACCTTCGAGCAGCCTACATCCCATACAAGGGATACAACTTCGAAGATGGAATTGTAATCACTGAGAGCGCGGCAAAAAAACTTACCAGCGAGCACATGAACGAGTTTGCATCATCCATAGAAAAAGGAATGGAGGTCTCACTTAAAGACTACATGGCATGGAAGGGTGGGGGGCTCGACCTCAGCCAGCGACGAAAACTTGACAAGGATGGGGTCATCAAAATTGGCGAAACTGTTCACAAGGGCGATGCACTTTGGGTCGGAACAAGGGAGAATAAGTATGACCCAGACTATATCGCAGCCAAGAAAATGAATCCCAACCAAGATCCTAAGAAGGCCTACAGGGAGGAGTGGACAAAGGATGGGTTAGGGGAAGTTGTCGACGTAGTCAAAAGCAACGGTAAGATCAAGGTTTACGTGAAGTCTAAGGAGGCTGCGGTCATAGGTGATAAGCTCACAAATCGTCACGGCGGAAAAGGAATTGTAACCAAAATTATCCCGGACGGAGAAGCACCTTATACAGCAGACGGAAGAGCTGTCGATATCCTGCTCAACCCTCACGGCGTCGTGAGCAGAATCAATCCTTCCCAGATCCTCGAAACAGCAGCAGCCAAAATTGCCGACCTCGAAGGCAAGCCGTATGTTGTCGAAAACTTTTCCGGCGAAAATTACACGGAGTCTGTAACGAAAGCTGTCAAGAAGGCAGGCATCTCAGATACTGAAACCCTGTATGACCCGCACACAAAGAAAGCACTCGGTGATGTTCTTGTTGGCCCCCAGTACACCCTGAAGCTTTCAAAGCAGGCAACGTCTCAGTTCTCTGCACGCTCTGAGGGGAAGTACGATGCAGATCTTGCTCCGCTCAAGGGTGGAGAAGATGGTGCAAAAGCCCTCGACATGTTGACGTTCTACTCGATGCTTTCGCATGGCGCTCGTTCAAACATTAGGGAGATGGCAACATACAAAGCAACCGAGAACAAAGAGTTCTGGCGATGGGTCGAGAGAGGGGCCTCGTCCGGAATGATTACGCCTCCGCCAGAACCAACTCTTGCATACAAGAAGTTCGAAGCCTACATGAAGGGCGCCGGTGTCAACATGGAACGACGTGGGTCAAAGATGGTGCTTGGGCCAATGACCGACGAGATGACAGACAAGATCAGTAATGGGAAAGTTCGAGATGCAACATTCCTTCGAGCGAAAGATCTGAAGTACGAGCGCGGCGGACTGATGGATCCAAACATATTCGGCCAAGGCGACAAGTGGGGACACATCGAACTTGCCGAATCCATTCCAAATCCAGTCTTTGAAAAACCAATCAAAGTACTCACCGGCATAGATGACAGAACATTCAAGGCAGTGGTCAAAGGCGAAAGATTCTTAGACCCTAAAACCAATGAGTGGAATGAAAAGAAAGGGCTTACTGGTGGCGAAGCCATCTCTCATTTACTGAAGCAGGTTGACGTAGATAAAGAAATTGCCATCTGGACAGACAAAGCAAAAGGAGCGGCCTACAAAAAAAGGAAGGACGGGACTCGAACGGAGGACGAACTGAACACTGCCAATAAAAGGCTTCGCTATCTTCATGCCCTCAAGAAACTAAACATGTCCCCGGACAAGGCTTACATCCAAAAGAAAATTCCAGTTGTCCCAACGCAGTTTAGGAAGATCATCGAAATGGAGGGAGGCAACCTCTCCAACGCCGGACTCAACTCTCTGTACCGAGATGTTGGTTTGATTAGCGACCAGCTCAAGTGGCAGAAAACCGTCGACTACATGCCCGAGTCCGTAAAGGCGGAGCTTAGGGAGAATCTGTACGGAAGTGTGAAGGCCGTAGCTGGACTCGGAGAGCAGGTGAGGCGAGGAGGAAGTCAGAAAGCTGACAAGCGTCCAAGGGGCATCATCGAACAACTAAAAGGAAAGAAAGCAAAAGAAGGGTTCTTTCAGCGGAAGGTTTTGCGCAGAACGCAGAACCTCGTCGGGAGAGGAACGATCATTCCAGATCCGAAGCTCGGGGTTGACGAGGTCGGCCTCCCGAAAGAAATGTCCTGGACACTGTTCGAGAAGTTTGTAACTCGACGCCTAGTCAATAGTGGGTACAAACCGAATGATGCAATCGAGGCAGTAAACAATCGAACCCCTGCAGCACTATCTGCCCTGCAAGCGGAGATGGAAAGCAGGCCGGTAATGCTCAACAGGGCACCGTCACTCCATAAGTTCTCTATCCAATCGTTCAAACCAAGAATGGTCGATGGAAAAGCGATCAAGATCCCTCCACTCATTGTCGGAGGCTTCAACGCCGACTTCGATGGAGACGCAATGACTGTGCACGTTCCAGTACTCAGCGACTCAGTGGCCGAGGCTAAGAAGATGCTCCCATCTAGGAACCTGTACAGTCCCGGAACTGGCGACATCATGATCAAACCCCAGAATGAAGCCGCCCTAGGGCTGTATCAGATGTCAATCGATCCAAAGCTCAAGGGGAAGATCTTAGAAGAACTTCCCGAGAAGACCAGAGCCAAATTCGAAAACCGTCCACTCGATAAGAAGGGGCTTGGAGATCTGATGAAGAGCCTCGCAATCGAAAGTCCGGATGGGCATGGTGCGGTTGTCGACAAGCTCAAGCTTATGGGTGACGACCACACATACAAGACTGGATTCACAGTCAGCCTGAAAGACTTGTCCCCGGTTCTTCCTGAGAGGAATGCAATATTCGCAAGAACGAAAAAAGACCTAGCGGGAATTGATACTAAAACCAGGAAAGGAAGAGAGGAAGCATCTGCTTTAATTTCCGCCGCAGACAAAGAACTGGAAGCCGTCTTAGCCAGTCGCCTCGATGAGCAAGGAAACAGTTTTCGACTAATGGTGAGATCTGGCGCTCGAGGGAACATGCAGCAGCTCAAGCAGATCCTATCTGCTCCGTTTGCCGTTCCAGACCATAGGGGGCAAGTGCTGGCAGAACCGATTACAACATCCTTTGCCGAAGGGCTGCCATTCTCGGATTACTGGAACACGCTATATGGGGCGAGGGCTGTTGCAACGGATAAGCAACTCCAAACCCAATTGCCGGGGGCATTCAACAAAGACATCATGGCCTCTTCCGTTACCAACGTGATCTCCGGCGCGGATTGTGGGGTTAATCGAGGAGTGAAGATTTCACTCAAGAGTAAAATCGATGACGCAGAAGATCGTTACCTGGCCAAGGACATAAGTGTTGGCGGAACAGTTGTTGCCAGAGCGGGAACGCTTATGAGTACTGGACTGCTCAACACGCTGCGAGACCGAAAAGTCGACAACGTGGAAGTTCGCTCTCCACTCACCTGTAATAAGCCGAAGGGTACATGCGCAAAATGCTTTGGACTCAACGAGAGTGGAAATCTATCTCAGATTGGGGACAACATTGGAGCTACCGCCGGCCAGGCTCTGTCTGAACCATTGACCCAGATGACACTGAGAACCTTCCACCAGGGAGGTGTTGCTGGAGGGCGAGGTGTTGTGAGCGGATACGACAAAATCGACAAGCTCTTTAAGATGCCAAAGATCAAAAGAGGAAAAGCCACCCTTGCCAAAAGTGATGGAGTCATTGAAAGCGTAAAAAATGCACCTGGTCGAACAGGGAAAAACATCAAAATCAGTGGCTATAGAAAAACTCATTTTGTTGAAAACGATCTGTGGAACAGCAACAAAGCTCGCGTTGGGAAGAATGTTTTCAAGGGGGACATCCTCTCCGACGGACTTGTTCAGCCACAGGAACTCGTCGAATTAAAAGGAATGCAGAGTGCACAAGAATACCTTGTCGATGAGATTCAAGATGCCTACGGATCTCAGGGAGTGAAGCTGAAAAGAAAGACTGTAGAAACAGTAATCAGGGCAGTTGCGAACACCACAAAGATCCACGACGCAGGCGACAGCAACTTCCTCATCGGCGATGTTGCACCATGGACGGTTGTGGAGGATTACAACCGGAGATCTCTAGGTAAAAAAGGACTCGATGAGATTATCGGACTTGCCCTCAAAGAGGACGTTCCTGGCATCAGAAAGAATACGATTATCTCCGAGAAAATTCGAAGCACGCTGGAGCGCATGGGCAAATCGGAAGTTGAGGTGGGACCGCGTCCAATCGGGCACGAGCCGTTCCTGAAGGGGATTGAGCAGATTCCAATGTTGCGCAAAGACTGGATGAGCCAGATGGGATACCGGAACATAGAAAAGGCGATCACTGAGGGTGCTGCTACTCTTTCAGAGTCCGACATCCACGGGTATGCGCCGGTCCCAGCATTTGCCTACGGAGCCGAATTTGGGCTACCTGGCGGAGGAAAAGAGGAGGGAAGTTACTAATGGACGAAATAAGAAAACTGGCTGAGAGTTCACTGCAGGAGGCTGTGAGCATAGCTAGGCTCGCGGGGGGCGCCGGGATGAGGATTAAGCTTGGAGCTGCCCTACCCAAGCTCCCGAGTGCTGCGCAGCAGCTTAGGGCTACTGCGAGCTCCTCTTGGAGGATGGGAGCCTCGCCGCCAAAGCCGAAGTCTATGCGTCCAAACGGACGCATAGGAGATCCGGCTAGGACCAGGTCGCCAGCCAAGCCTCCAAGCAAGAAGGCATTTTACCGAGACATGGTTCTCGGAATGGACCCGAGTTATGGCAACCGTATGGCTGTCAAAGGCTAAAAAAATTAGCTTGGTGGCAGTAGGTAGCCTACGCAAGCATCGTCAGCACCCTTCGTTCCCATCTCAACACACGAAAGTTCACTATTGGTGTCGCTGTCATCTGGAGCCGTAACAAACCATCGACAACCCCTGCACTTCGGAACAGAGCCTGAGCACACTGATTGTCGATAGTCGTCTGACATGTTCGCCTTACCATCTCCTCGCAAGAAATATTCTCGTAGTCTTTCTCGAGCCTGTGGTTCTAGGTCCTTCATGTCCATCCGGTTGATTATTAGATAATCCCTGAAATTCCGTAAATTCCTTTTGGGAATATCAATCCCGTGATGTTTTAGAATACGGGCAAGTTTGACCAGACTCCCCGTCTCAGTACTTCTCCTGATAATCTTCGCAAGACTAGCATCTTGCTCTGCAGTTATTTGAAGTCGAGTTTCCACTGACTTCGAAATCTTTTCATCGAAGTCATGCAGCATCTTTTCCTGAGAAGAGGTGGAACCGTCTGGCTGTTTCATAGCTGAGATGCTACCTCAGAACAAGCTCCGCGTACTCAATCAGATCGTCTTTGGACATCTGTCGAACTCGCTCCAACTCGTTGTGAAGTGAAGCCCGTGGACACCTTTCAATCAGGTGCCATGAGCTTGCTATCGAACCCAGCAGGCTGCTGGAATCGCAATCGCGCCCAACTAGCATGTCTTCAAATCCGTAGGCACCAACAAAGTGCTCAACATCATCAAAGTCTACGCCTGCCGATTCTATTTTCTTGTTTACCATCGAGTGCATCTCGAAGGTGTGCTCGTCTTCACTGGCAACCCTAAGCATCGCAAGACACTTAGGGGCCAGATCCCACGGAACACACCCAGAAAACACACCGTTGCTTCCCTCGAGAACGAACTTAACACCATCGCTCCCGACGAACATTTTTCCTCGCGGACATTCTGCATCCGCCTTGGACTTACTGAGGACTGTAAACGCAATCATTGTTTGTGGAACCTCTGTTTGCATTTTTCTAGAATGGGATATCGGAATCACTACTACCACCACCGAAGTCTGGTGGAGGCCCATCATTGCGACTGGATGAATCCGATCTACTTTCTCCATCTTTCTTGCCTGGGATAAAGGCCCAGCTTGTGCATACAGTTTCAGTGGAATATCTCTTGTTTCCGTCCTTGTCCTCCCAGGAGCGAGTCTGCGTTTTCCCTTCTAGGTAGATGCCGTCTCCCTTCTTGAAAAACTTGGCGATGGTCTCGCCACTCTTCCCCCAACAAACAATCCGATGCCACTCGGTTCGCTCCTGCTTTTCCCCTTCTTTATCTTTCCACTCATCCGATGTCGCCACCGAGAAGTTGGTTACGGAACTCTCCCCGATTTGCCTCGTCTCTGGGTCCTGCCCAAGACGACCCATTACGATATGTTTGTTAATACCTGACATTGTTCTGCATTTCTTTCCCCGGACAATCGACCGGATTTTCTTGTTCATTAACCTTATGCCACTGAACGAGACGTGCTTAAGGTACTATCCAACACGTGCTGGATATCTTTGGCAACAACCCGCTTGCGAACAAAATTCTAATTGGAATTCTCGGGGAAGAGAAGGATGGTAGGCCGGGCATTTACGCATTTGGGTCGACGGACGGATACCCTCTTCCAGATGTCCAGATCTTAAGCCAGGATGCATCCATCGATGGTTCAGGAGAGGTCACTCGCCCTCGAGCTGGCTCTCCGTGTGTAGTTGCTGTCAGCAACGATGGTGGGCAGGGATACGTAATCGGATTCATTCAGGTACCAGAGTTTGACGAGGACGGTGACGATGATCCATCTGTTGGTAACCCCAACGAAAACACTGTTGCGGGTGACAAGGTTTACAAGACCGCAGGGGGAGCATCGCTGATTCTCAAGCGAGGGGGTACGGTAATCGTCGAAGGAGGAAGTGGCGTCGGTGTAATCCTGAACCCGCTAAACAGAACGCTTTCTATGCGGTGTACCAATTATCAGTCGTCTGCAGATGGGTACCGTTCTGCTATGGGAAGAAAGGAGAGGGGTTCCACGGAACCCGAGACACTCCACGTTGAAGACTTCTCTTCCCAGGTCGGAGCAAGCTTCGATCGGCTCAGGATTGAGCACGGAACTCTTTCGTCCAATGCGAGACGACAACTATCACTTTCTGCTGTAACAATTGCTTCAAGCAAAGAGACGGGCATCATCAAAACCCGGGAGACATACTACAACAATGGCTCATGGGTTGGAGAGGGACCCAAGTATCAGTGGGGCGGGTCTGGCGCTGACGAACCAGCGGTTCTGGGCAATGCACTTGTCGAGGCCATGGAGGAACTCATGGACATCATCAGAGATCTCAAGGTGAATACTGCATGGGGTCCATCAACACCCCCCCTGCCCACGACCCTGGCAGCCCTGAATCAACTAAAAAGCAAGCTATCTGGTAATATTCTCTCGACTTTCCTATTATTCACAAAGGATCCTCCCTCGCTTGGATAGTAATTAATGCCCCTAACGCCACAGATTCTGCAGCTTGCGCAAGGGTTTTCGATACTCTTCGACCCAGAGCTAGCACCAGCGACCACCGAGGACTCGGCGCGTCAATGGGCAAAGGCCTATACAAACTGGGTCGTTGCGGGTGGAGTAGGAGCAGCAAAGGCCAAGGAGTCCGTCCTTGCCGCAGCACTTACGGTAGCCTTTAACCCCGAGCTCGCAGGGGCGGGACCAGGCCTTCTTACAAAAGCGTTAAGCAGCTTCTGGATGGGCCTTCCAGTACCAGAGCAACTTTCTATCGTAGTAGCAGTAATTCCAACCGGATCAGTTAATAGTTCACAACCAGACAACGCAACGCCAGAGCAGCAAGCCCAGGGCTTGGCTCAAGTAATCTCAGCATTTACACTTGGAGCAGTTAAGGTTCAGCTCACCGCGCCGCCGAATACAGTTCTACCGCTGATCTAGGAGAACCCAATGGATAACCTCTTTTCAGAAGACCCACAATTTAGACGAGTCCAATACAAGAAGCTTTCTGACAACGTCAGGGAGTGGCAGCAAGAAATTGCAGCTATCGTTGCAGAAAAACTTCCAACAAATATGGGGCTTACCGTCGAAGTAGTCTTTCAGACCGTAGACGACGAAAAGGGATACGCCACCGGATCGGCTATAGCCAAAGACTCGAGCAATTCCAGGCAAGTTGGAATCCCCGTCATTGTCAAATCGTGGCACCTGGCGCCGATCGACCTCTTCTTTCGAGAAGGAAAACTCCACTTCCTCACCGATGACAACCTGGCGAAAGTGTTCTTCCACAACAGTGCTGGAACGGGTATTGCTCCGCGAGCTAAGCCTCCAATGATGGCAGATGATAGTTTCGCTGAAATGAGAAATCCCCCTCTTGGGGGGAAGTACTCTTACTCATCTCCTATCTCAGCCATCGAACTCATCGGTGGAACGATTGGCGCTGAAGACATTCAGATACTCAAAGAGGCCCTCGCCAAAAACCCAGATGTCCTCTCGGGATTCCACCGAAGGAAAACTGTCTCCGTACTTGAGAAGTATGCAGAAGAAGCTCCGAAGCCAAGTGAACAAGACAGGCTCAACAAGGAGCGAACACTCGGCGTTTTCACGGTAAAAAAAGACTCCCCGAATGAGTACCGCCTGTACTCAAGCAATGATCAGGTTTTCGATCCAGTCATGGTGTCCACGGATAGGCAGGGCCTGAAGAACTTCCTGGATATGCGCAAGGCAGAGCTGTGGGACTACGAAAGCGACCCGCTTAGCTCAATTGATCAATGCGGGCACTTCACGGTTAAGCCTCCCAGGAGCCCATACGGGGAAGAGGTTGATGGCCCGGCTGGCGATGCAGCACTCGGAAAGCATCGGAGTCCATGGGTGTTCGATCCACTCCAAGATGATCGGCTCGTGAAGACAATCGAGAAGTTCGGTCGTTACGGTGTTCGAGATAGCGATGGAGTGCTTGCGAAGGGATGGGTTCTTCCCAACGTTGTTGATTTCAACGGAAGTTCTCGTCCCATAAAGCTCTTCCTTGGCAAGGCTCTGGCTTCCATGCAGGGAAGAATTGCAGGCATCCCGCTGAATGACGATGCCGATGTGTCGCTAAAGGCGGATAGCCCAGATACCGGAAAGACCGGCGTTCTTGTTTATCGAGACGGAGAGCGAATTCTTTCAACCGTTCCATTTCAGGTTACAGCCGTAACGGTTTATAAGAACCTTCGAAGTCTTAGTGTAACTGATTACAAGGGGACTCCAGCAAATCTGATTCTTTCGCCAAACGTGAATGGCATCGTCAAGCTGACCGACAATAAAAACTCTGAACTCGGTCCACTTCTTGGTCCAGGTGCGAACTATATCGTCTCGGCTAAAATGTTCTTTGTTCGAATGCCTCGACTCTGTGCTGTCTCGCAGAACCCAGAGGACTTCAAGAAGATTGCACTCTCTGAGTTTGATTTGAATCCCGTTAAGATTGCCATGGCTAATGGCCAGTACGTTTTTCGAGGCGGACAGGTAGGAAAGTACAGCGGTGCTGCAAGGCAGGGGATGGCGGAAGCTGCTCACAGTGTCAAAACTGCAAGCTTTGACTACCAGTCCCTTCCTCGCTACCAAGCCGAGTTTCTGTTGGCAAGCTGGGGGCTTCCCATGGACAAAACCGCGGAAGTCTTGGATGGAGTTAAAAGTAGAATTGGTTTAGAGGTTCACCACTTGAACTTCCCTCCAGTCAGCGGAGAAGAAAAGACTGCATCCGGTAAAATCGAGTTACGTAAGTATGCTCACTCTCTTCGAGCTCCGATTGGAGACCTCTTGAAGCTTGCTGCCAGCATCGATGATGCCCAAGCTGTTGACTCTATCCTCTCGCTAGGGTTCATTAACGATGAGAATATCAATCGTTTTGCCTCCGCGTCATCGATGCTCTGGGAAACGAGCAACATGCTTGCCAAACTACTTCTTGCCTCCAGGCTTGGAATGAACGATATCCCCGAAGAGGCGTGCCGGTCTGCACTGTCCCATCTTCAGAAAGTCATCGATGGCCTTCGTCGCTTGAAAATGAAAGGTGAGCAAGAAACCAAAACTGCCTCACCGATGAGTTTTCAAAACAACGTTGGCGGTCGACTCATGTCGTCTACGGCAACTTTCGGATTTGTTCGATGACACGTGCGATACCCATACGAGCGATTCATTAGGTTTCTCGTATCCCGCAAGCTTGATCCAAGTGACACGCTGAACGGGTACGGGCTTCCACACGTGGGTCCGATGTGGACAAGCGATTGCCGCCACGAACTTCGAAAAACAGCTCCATCTGCGATCGTCAACTACATTGATTCCAAGAACGATCATCTTACGTTTAAGAATGGTGTCCTGGAGTGGGCGGAAGACGAGGGCTTTAGGGAGCTCTGGGATGCCCAACCCGAATTCAGCGGAAAGACTGATGCAAAGTTAGACACTGCGCATCTCATTTTCATGAACCCTCACTCAAGGGCTCTGACTGGGATGATGATTCTCTCCAAGGCCTCAGACGATGAAATATGTCTGATGGTCAAAGAGAAGCTCGGCCTCGAGCTAGACGAAGAGGGCTTAGGTATATACTGCGATATCTTCTGGGATGTAGACATCCTCGGCAGAGAGGGGTGGGAAGCTTTTCTTTCTGAGATAAAAACGAAGGAGGAGAGGCACTACCTCGCACTAGGACTCGGGGCACTGTCACTCGACGAATGTCGCAATACAGCAGGACTCGGGACGCATCTTGACCTCGACATGATGCTTCACGCTGTTTTGTCAGAGTCCTTCTTCAAGCTGAGAGCTGCTTACAACCACCCAAACCCTGAAGCTGCGAACATTGAGATGTGGCATAGCCATTGGCAGAGAGCGTGGGATAGAGCAGAGAAAAGACGGAGAGAAGAAGACGGGGAAAATCCAATTGCAAGTGGCGACTTCGAAGCCCTCTTTTCGATTCGAACAACAAAATCCGAACATGTGTCACTCACTGACCTCAAAGGACACATGTCGACAGGCGCAGAAATCGCAAAAGAGAAGGGTTGATGGAACAAGTAGAAGAGAAAGAAGAAGCTCTTGATAGCTACGACTCGGATCCGTTTGACTTTACGGAGTTTCAGGAGCGACCAGCGATGCGGAAACACATCGACTGGAAGCATGCGGGTGACTGGGCACCAACACTAAAATCATTCACAAAGAAAGGGCGTACAAAACCTTCCTTCGGTGGTCGTGTAAGTGATATCGCACAGGCGGTTCTTTACCATCTCGGGCGACCACTCCGCCTTGACAATCATGCATTCATGCTCCCAGTCTTCAACGACCAAGATCCGAGGCTGGTTCTTAAGTGTTCGCGACAGGTTGCGAAATCAACAACCATTTGCAATCTACAACTGATTGAATCGATCATCACTCCACACTGGAGAAGCCTCTATGTCTCACCGTCTGCACTGCAGACGAGGCAATACTCCAACGAGAAACTTCGTCCTACAATCTACGACTCACCGTTTGTGAAGGGTGGTTTTGCTGGGAAAGGGGTCACTGACCAGGTTTTTGAGAAAACCTTACTCAACGGTTCATACATGTTCCTGCGATACGCATTCCTCACTGCAGCCCGAGCTCGAGGTATCCCTGCTAGCCGCGTGTTTTTTGATGAAGCCCAAGACCTCCTGAAAGACAATATCAAGGTTATCTCACAGTCGCTCTCGGCATCACGCCTTGCTGCAGGTGTTGAGGGGCGGGAGATGATTGCAGGAACACCCCTGACTTTCGCCAACACGCTAGAAGAGTATTGGCAGTGGTCGACCCAGAACGAGTGGCTAGTCCCTTGCGACTGCAAGGCACCTCGATATTGGAATATGATCGGCCCGACAAACATCGGAAAAAAAGGGCTGATCTGCTCAAGCAAAAACTGCGGAAAGCCACTCAATGCCGCAGCGGGGCAATGGGTTTCATTTCAGCCCGGCGAGCACTATGTTGGATACCACATCTCCCAACTCATGGTTCCGTGGAAACAGGAACCAGACGCATGGAGTGCTGAGATCGTACTTCCATTCGACAAGTGGCCAGAATCAAAGTTCAACAATGAAATTCTGGGGCTATCCTACGACAACGCATCATCCCCTGTTACGAGGATGGACCTACAGGCAAATTGCTATCCGCAGCAAGAAATACCAAACAAGAACACAAGAAAGTTCGTCTGGCAGAAAGGCCCTGCACAGGCAGGGCTAAGGGTGTTTGCAGGTATTGACTGGGGAGAAGGTCGAGAAGAAGGCGCGGTTGAAGGTGGGGTCAAGAGGTTCGCGTCATGGACCGTGCTAACTCTGGGCGGATATGTTGGCGACAAGTTTTGGCCATTCGCCATGAAGCGATACGTGGGCAAGGATGTTGATCCAGAGATAATCATCCCAGACGTTCTGCACCTATGCGGATACTGGAACGTCGAAGTTGTGGGGGCTGACTGGGGGCACGGCTGGGGAATGAATAGCCGGATCATGAAGGCAATCGGAAAGCCTCGGGTGATGCAATTCGCTTATTCGTCCAATCTTGGTGAGAAAAAAAGATGGGACGCAAATGCCTACAAGTTCATCATCAACCGCAACTCAGCCCTTGTGAATGTCTTTTCGAGCATCAAGCAAGGGAAATACGTTTTCCCCGAATGGGAGGAATTTGAACCATTCGGAAAAGATATCCTGGCAGAGTATGTGGAGTACAATGAGCGAACTCGAACAATGAAGTACGACCATCCGATAGATCAGCCAGACGATGCCCTGCACAGTCTTGTGTATTGCAAACTTGCGGCTGACATCACTCTTGGAAAGTTCTAATGGCTCTCGGGTTTCGCACGATGGAACAGCGGATCTCCGTTGGAAACGATTTCAACGGAACAGTTCCGCCTGGTGACATGTCGCGAGCGGACAGCCTTGAGCTGTATCCAATAAGTGTCTCTGGCGGAAGGTTTGACTTCAGCCTCGACGCTCCGGTTTTCGTTAGGTCAGTGGAAATACACCTTGGTGGACAGAGTGCTTGGACGCTTCACAAGTTGGATGTGAACAACAGAGAACTCCTGCTCATGCGAGGTACCGATGAAACAGATTTCATGTCAACCCTGTCGGAATCATTCATTATGACAGCCAGGCAGGTGCTATTACTTCGAACCACTGGTGCCACCGCGGAACTTCTTTGCAGGATAACCATCCAGTCTCCAGTATGATCCATGGCATATCGCGACGGAATATCTGATTGCTCGCTCAATTCAGGCGGTGGAGGTGGCGGCGGAACGTCATTCCTGGAGCTTCCCGATGAGCTCGATGACAGCTCCGACCCATACTTCTACTTTGGATGGGAGAATGTTGATGGTGGCTGGCTGATTCGCAGGCAAGAGCGGAATACTTCAGTGTCACTGGATGCAACCGTGTTGAATAACTCATCGTATGCCAATCTTGCAGCTGCCTGGATCGACCGAGCCGTCTTGGTGTACTAATAGTGGTGAACTACTCAAGGAGACACCATGGCCAAGCAAACATTTACACTCTGGGATAACGAACTCTTTACTGCACTGGACGCAGGGGTTGATGGCGATGGCACGTTCGACCTTGCTATTAGCGAAGAGCAGTCAAATTCGGTGTCGCTACGATCACTTAAACTCATTATGCAGTATAGGAGCATTGCGCCTCCCGCCGAAGATGCGCAGGGGAACACGCAATATCAATCATTCGGACTGGACTGCCTAGTGGAGGGTGACTTTGGGGGAAGCTGGGTTCCCGTCGCATATCAGTTCACACCATTCAATCGTCCAAGCCGGGGCGAGACTCGCATCATCCAGCTTCAACCAAGCATAGCCGGATTCGATGCTGGGGTTGATGACATCATGTATGTTGGGGACTCGACAATTGCCAGGGTCTCGCGCCAGCAAGGAGTCCTTCCCGACTCAAAGTTCCGAGTTCGTATCCGTCTGACAGAGCGAGGTTTCGGTAGCGCAAACGCGTTCGAAAGCATCCTCTTGAGTGGCATGGGAGAGGCTTTCGATGTCTAAGTTGACAGCCAGAGCAACAAAAGGTGCTTGCCCGTACTGCGGGGAATCTGCGCTACAGAAGTCGGTTGGCAATAGGCCTCGACCAGACGAGATTGCAATGCAGTGTTCGAACGTTGAATGTCTGCGATACTGTACGAGCACCAACGGGCAATTCTACCCGCACGACGACCCTGCTGATGCGTCGTCAGCTATCGCAAAAGTCGTTCAATACTGAGCGCAACAAACAAATAACGGAAATCTGAAACATGGCAGTCGTAGCGGTAGCAGCGGACAGTTCACGCTATGACTCCATGGACACCGACGACAATACTACAAACATCGGCGGTGGTACGGCCGAGGGCGTAGAGGAAGACATCACGTATCAAAACAACCTTTCCATATCGAGAAAGGTTACTGCGCACGGGTTCTACACGACGACCAGCGCAGCCAGAAATCTTACTGCTGCTGGCCGCAAAACATGGATTGCGAAGGGTTGGCTCACCAACTACGGCTCACTGGCTACCCCCGGAAACAAGGCTGAGGTACGGGTTGGATCCGGCACTGCCGATTACTACAACTACATTTTCGGGTCATCCACTGTGGAGTATCCAGCCAAAGGCGGCTGGGTAATCATGGCCATCGATCCATCCATTGCTTCACACAGAAGTGGTACCGTTGGCTCTCCAGCTCTCTCGGCATGTGACTACTTTGCCGCGTATGCAGATTGCTCAACATCTCGGTCTCCCAATCTCGTCATGGACGCAATCGACGTTCACCACGGGCACTACATTACCGGTGGAACGTCTACGGACCCCGATGGCACGTTTGCAGATATGCTTGCAGACGATGAAGGGGATGTTGTCAATGGCAGGATCGGAGCAATAACAAGCATCGGTGACACCATCCTAGCGCTTGGCCGTCTAATCATCGGTGCGACATCATCGAGTGGCACGCTTACGTCTACCGCCACAGAATTTACCTCGGTCGGAGAATCGGTAGTATTCCCGGACCACTGGGCAGCAGCGGGGTTCTCGGGACTTACGGTAGACCTAGGTATTGCTGGCACTACGGTAAAGTGGACACGAGGTTCCTTCAAGTCGGAGGGAACGTCAGCCGGCGAAGATACTCGTGCAGTGCTCGACGTCGTCAATACGACATCAACACTCGGTCTAATTGTAGATCTGTGTTCATTCGTTGCACTCGCCAGCGTCAACCTGAACACAAAATGCTCCTTCACAAACTGCACCTTTACGGCATGCGGGCAAATAGATACCGGCGGAACTAGCACTCTGCCTGGCAGCGATCTTTCTGGAGTCTCCGTAATAGGATCAACGGCAACCAGCGCTGTTCTCTGGAACACAAACCATGACCCAGTCACAGAATTCACAAACATGTCGTTTGTGTCCCCTGGAACCGGACATGCGATGGAGTTCGGCTCCAACACTCCCTCGACTATTGAACTGATCGGCCACGACTATGGAAGCGACTATGCCGCCACCGACGGATCGACAGGTAATGAAGTTGTTTTCAATAATAGCGGCAAGCACCTCACGATCAATGTGACGAACGGAGCTACACCGACCATCATGAACGGCTCCGGTGCTTCAACGACAGTCAACAACCCAGTCACACTGACGCTGACGGGGATTGATACAGCAGCCCGAGTAGTAGTTGTCAGCGACCCATCTGGCGCCAGAACTGTGCTTGCAGACGGATTCCCCAACGGATCAGGCGAGTTTGCCTATGCCTATAACTACACATCAGACACTCCAGTGGACATCGGCATCTATGGCATTGATAATGAGGTAGTTGAGTTCCTCGACACCTTGACCAACTCTAGCAGGACCTTCCCTGTTCCCCAATCATCCGACCCCTTCTACAACAATCCGTAACAGTCTTTGCTGTCTAAGAAAGAAACATCACCATGGCTAAAATCGTAGATCCAGACCAGCTCAATCAAGCAACCGAGGTTGTTTTTGACACTGGCGCAAAGACCTATCAGCTTCTTGTTGCAGGAAACCTCGATGACAACTCGCCGGGCAAATCATCCGGAGTGACCATGCAGGCATTCTATTCTTTCTCTAAAGAAGAATGGCTTGCCACGGCCGCGCTCCGGCGCTTCCGCTTTCCAATTGATCCTATTTTCGAAGCAAAATTTAACATCGTCAACGGGTGGGCTCCAGCCGACCAACAAACGCGAGATCTTAAGCGAGACGGCGGATGGCAAGAGCAGATCAGCGGGGCAGAATTCGCATGTCTAATCTCCCTTGGTTCAGGGATTGGATCAGCTGATGCTTCTTATCTTCAGCAGGTCATCGGCTTTGCCTCGGCAACCACGGCGCTAGACAAAACCGGAGACATCAACGAGCCGTTTCAAATCTTTGATGGTGGCTCGAATGACTATCGCGACTTTTTGAAGGCATTCCTACGCATCCAAGGAAAGAGCATTGCCGAGGGTAACCTCTTGGTCGACCAGGATTTGTCAGCTCTTACGTATCAGGCATACAGGATGCCGCTATCCAACTTGGCCGATGCGAAAATCACTGCATCAGATGGAACGATTGATGGCAATGCTCCGTACACTAGCATGTCGATTAACTTCATCAAGGGGTCTGGATTTACGACATTTGCTGATGCAACTGTATATGCAGCTGGTGCTGTTGTCCTGGATGCCAGCATCCAGGCGAGTGGTAGTTCGAACGGTACATGGTGGTTTACACCTGGCGGGGGAACATCCAGTGGCGCAAACACTGGCGTCGATACAAACATAACTGACTGGGAAAGCTATGCAGGGGAAGAGCAGATTGGAACCGAGTGGTTCGCATTCAATGTGATTCTTCTTGGAAATGCTGCAACCGTAGAGCAAGTTTACGAGAATGAGCGACGCCAGCTACGACAAGTGGGAGATGTCAACGACGATACTCTTGGTGGTCCAAATCAGGACGCATATGGCACTGTAAATGGGGAGATTTCAAAAATCCTTCTTGGGTTTGTCGGAGATGAACTCCAGACCAAGCCTGGTGTCCTGGTTCGAAACTTTGACTCCAATGACACGAACTCGATTCGGATGTTCGACATCACGGTTGACGGCGGGGGGCTGGATATCGAAGACAGTCCGCTAACGACAACTGCGCGTACATTCCCATTCGTATCTGCAGGGGAGATGGTATTCAGCGAAAACGTTGTTGGCGAGCCCGACGGGGACACGATCTACGACATGTACTTCCAGTATACCAAGCGTGTAACAAATAATGATATTGCAATGACAACAGCGTCAACCAATACTGGAACGCTCACGTCTGGCTCTTCCGAACTGGGACATCTTAGCCTGGATGACTACATTGCCATCAGCGGTTTTGCCACAAACGCAGTCAACAACGGCATCTTCAGGGTTACTGGTACCCCAACTTCCGCTGCTGTCGACATTGAGAAGATCTACAATGTAGCTGACACGCTTATAGATGAAACTGCTGGCGATTCGGTAAACGTTGACAGTAATCCTGTTAACACACCGGATGCTATCCTGGTCAAGGATGACACAGGCACTGATATTACTGGGCAGGTTACAGCCTCCGCTGTCGGGTTTACTTTTGACTACGATAACAACATCCAAGGTGGGCGAGCGGCGGTTGAAGATGCTCCAATCGAGATCCATGCTCAGGGCAAAGAGGACTCAAAGGTCCAATATGCCCAGTTTACGATCACCAGAAGTACAGGACTTTCTTTCCCTGTGAACCTTGGCGATGACCTTGTGTATTTGAACCCATAGGGAATAGGCTAGCCATATGGCTAATACTCGAAAAGTTGAAATGCTTACCGCAGAGCAGTATCGAAAAATCGAAACTGCTGTGCAGAAAGAAGCGAAAAGGCGCCCTGATAAAAAGGGTGAAACTTGGCGCATCAAAAAACTCAACCGATACTGGTGCTTTCGTCTCCAAAATGAAGCACAGGGCGGATGCGTTGCGGATGATCCATCGAAGCCCCCGGAGCAGCGACCGCCGGAGGGCTTCAAAGAGGAGATGGAGTCCACATTGGGGTTTACCGAGTGGGCGGATTTCGCTGACATATGGGATCTACATCCAGCCAGGCCTAATGAAATTGTTCACCGAACAGTCTCCGTGTGGCATGAGCATGAAGCACGGATGCGTGCCCTTGTCCCAGTTCTTCCTGTTATCAAGAAAAGCGATTCCCGAGGGGATAGGGTAATAAAAAGAGCCGCCTTGCAGCTTTTGAGTACCAAGGAGTGATCTTTGGCTCTTCGGGCTATAGCCGATCCAGTCACCAGGATCATTCAGCTATTGGATGCTCCTGTCGGTGGGCTGTCTGATATCAGTGTCCCTTACGACCTGTATAGTAGGCTCAAGGATGATTGGCACTCTACCCCAAATCTAAGAAAGCTTCACTTCTGCTTCAGCACGGAAGGTGGTACGACGGTAACTCCAGTCAAGAAGTCTGGAGCCTATTTCTTTCTGCGCAACGATCTGGGGTGGAGGCTTCGACCATACGATGCCAACCAAGAGTTAACGATCGACGGAATGCTTTACCCCTCGGACATTTCAATTCCGATGATCTTAACTCCTGCAGGCAGAACTATCATCATCTTCAACGAGCGCTCCAACCTTGCTCAGAGCGTGCAGGCTGAAACGGATTCGGCTGCAGTTGCAAACGCTGTCAGAGCTGAGCTTGCTCCAGAGCTCGCAGACATTGCAGTCACAGTCGACCACGCCAGGGCTGCAAACGCTCAGACGAAAATAATTCCCTAGCGCTTATTGCTTTTCTCTTCGATTTTGTCGAACAGTGCTCTGGTGAGAGAGCCAGTTAGCGCACCCTGTGTTCCAAGGCCTGCAAGCTCAGACTTGGTTGTCAGCGGATCTTTCTTGGACAGGAGGCTGATAGATTTCGTCCCCTTCGGTCGGGCTACATTTTTGATGACCCTTGTCATCCCACGTCCGCTCAGCACTGCAGCGGGGATTGCCATGGCACCGAGAAGACTTGAAGCAAGGTAGTTCCTCTTCCTCTTTCGCCGTGCTTCTGGAATTTTGCGAATGATGCTGTCGGCACTATTCTCAGCCTTCATCTTGATTTTTGCAGACTCGAGAACGTCGTTAGACCCACTCGATGCACTCAGTTTTGTAAGCTCATCCGCGAAGCCTGACATCATTGGAGTCATTGCTTCAGTCTAACCGATGACTAAAAAAAAGAAAACTACGCCAGGGGATTGCTCCCCCGGCGCAAGACTAGATCATATTTGCGACTTTCAATTTGAGCAGCACCACAAGGTTTTCGACCTCCTCAACTCTGTTAAATGCCGTCATGGATTCCGCATCAAAACGATGATGGGCCTTTTTCCTGACGACATCTAGTCCCATCAACTCGCCGAGCTCAACTTCTGCCATTGCGGCTATGGCGCCTGCCAAGGCCTTTCTTGCTGCCTCGGCTTGGTTGGTTGCTAGCTCGACAATTCCTGTAATCGCAGTGCAGCGACCACGGATTACTCCAAGGTCAACATTCTCAATCTTGATTCCATCTACATTCGCATTTGCAATAACCGCAATGGCATGCACTACGTCTATCTTTTTCTGGGCTTCTTCCTGAATAGAAAGCAGTTTTAAGTCTGCTTTCTCAATCTTGATACCAATACTGTCGATGACTTCTTCCATCTTGGACTCCTTTGTTATGGCTAAGAAGGTTGGGGTGTCGAACCCCATACCCGTCCTTTGCCTTCTTGAAGTCCTTATGCCTTATTACGCCACGAGACCTTTATCTCAAGTGGGTGTGCAATAATCCCTTGCCCATTCACCCCCTCTGCAAATAAATCCATCAGCCCAATGAAGGCTTCCTCGGCCTTGGCTGCATCGGACCAGCTTGCGCCAAATGCAATCATATTTTCGTCCATGAAGAATGGGTCACCATTCCGACTTGCTTCCAGAAGAACAGGTGCCTTTAGGTGCCATCGCTTGAATTGCTTGCTGCCACCCCAGTAGTCGATAACTTTGAAAGCTGGTCCAATCGGAGTTTCCCCACTGGTAGCAATCTTGCCATCTTCTACGGCATACCCCATTGCTCGCATCCTCTCTATGTCAATGCCCTTGCTGGCGCCCATGACAACGGAAGCCAGTGCTCCGCCGGATGGAACTATAGACCTGTCAAACACTAGGTGAACAACTGTCTCAAGAGGCCTGTCTGGAACAGTACGCAAGAGCCCGTCCACTTCCCGTGCGGCCTTCATACCAAGGATTGCCGGCTGGGGCGGGGAAGCTTCTATCTGCGCCGCAGAGGCTGTCAGCTGCTTCCAAATGGATGTCTGGTCATACTTCGCCGTGGACAGCTCTACCGGAGGCTCAGTTCTTTGCACTGGTTCTCCACTTGCGACCAAATGCGCGCTAATATCACTTCCACAGTTCGGACAGAATTTCATACAAGTTTCTCCTTCAGGTGTATTTCCGCTCGCTTGACCTGATTTTTGATAGCTTATACCTTCAAGTAGAACACTTGGAAGCAGGGAACCAACATGAGTACAAACCATTTTGCCTTCGTCACATCTGATTCAGCACCCGGACAAACGAAGGTGGCCGCTGATCGGCTGGAGCTCCTTGGACAAATTGCAGCAAAGCACTATCTCGAAGATCGGGTACCACTCAACACCTCCATCAAAAAGATGGCACAGGAAAACGATTTGAATCACAACCAGATTCAAAGGATCTGCGAGATGGCAAACATCTCAACACATAAGGGGCTTTGGGCCAAAACCGCACAAAAAGAGAGTGTCGCCTTCGACCTGGCCGATGCCAGAAACATTGCAACAGTTTCTCCAAGCCCAAGCAAGGACGAAGATGAGAGCGAGTGTGGGTGTTCCTCGGCATCATCTCCATCGTCCGTAGACTCAGATTACATGGCACCACCGAAAGGGATCCCACTTCCTGGCCCATCGATAATGTCAATGATGGGCGCAGATCCATCTAAGGTTCACAACGGACTGAGTTCCGAGCCTGAGTCGAAGAAAATCATCATCATTCTTCAAAAGAAAGCGAGTGAAAGAAAAACTCTTGCAGACTCAATCCTCTACAAAGGGATGGAACTAGAAACACTTGAGAAAAAAGCCTATCAAACTGTAAAGCAAACAGTTCTCGGCGGATCATCTTTTTCACAAGTATTCAAGGCAGCAGTAGGAGCGGGACTTGGCAAGATTGCCAATGAGAAATTACCGGAATATCAGGACAGACTTATAGAAGAAACACACGGCGAGACTCGTAATCGCCTTGTGAAGTGTGCGATCCACAAGGCGCCGGAAGATTTGATTAGCTCCAACCTGGGCAACATGGTGGTCATCAACGGAGCCCACCCAGTGATAGTTTCTCTGGATACGGTTCAGAGGAAAACCGGCGAAATCAAAAATGGAATCAGCAACCTTCTTCGCATCGACGATGAAGTGAAGATTTACCAACAGCGTCTAAGGGAGCTGTAGTGAATAACGTACTAAACGGATTCGCCTCTGAACTAACCAAGGTTGCCCTAGCCAAAGGGCTTGGAAGGGTTGGTAAGTTCATGATGAAACACCCTGTAGCTGGAATCATGGTTCCAATAATTGGAGCCACATCTATTGCAGCGGGAACGCAGGCGTATAAAAGTGGGAAATCTGGGGGGCGAGGGCGCTATCTGAAAGCGTCACCTCGAGGGGCTAGCAAGTCTGCATACACCAACTACCACGGGCTTATGAAGCACAGGGCTTCCAAAAAAGACATCAAAAAAATTACAGGGAAATATCGGGAAAGCGCATTTTCACGACGTGGCCCCTCTTCCAAATCTAAGAAAGCATAGTCATGAATTCACTCCACCTTCTTGTCGAATGTCACCGCCGCGGATACCTATCAAAGGAAGCTGCAGACAGCGTTGCCGAAGTTCGCGAGCGACTGATCATGGGCGCCCTAAAGAAAGAGGCAAAGGAATTTGTCGAGGCGCTTTCCTCGCGCGAGTTTGACAAAGAAGCATCTTCTATTGGATCTTCTATTGGATCTAAAATCGTATCTAAATACAGGTCGGCCAAGAGCGGGATTGAAGGATTGGCAACCAGCGACGGACTCTGGGAAAGGTCTGTCCGAAACCTTGCACTTCTAACGGGAATGGGAGCAGCTGTTGGGGCAGGTGGCGCTGGTGTAGATGCATTTCTGTCACATCGGAAGGATACCCAGACTAGGAAGAGGATTGAGAGGTCCTATCCTCAAATGTTCAAGCTTGAGCCAGATTTGAACGAACATGACAAGTCCACAATCAGTCGGAACTTTCAGGTTCTAGCAACATACGCTCCTTCCATTGCAGCAAATCCTGTCGTTGCTGCAACATGGTCTCTCGAAAAAGCCATTCGTGGACGAATTGAGCCACTTGAAATCAAGAGCCTTGCTGAAACACAGACAGCGATCGACAGGGCATCAGAGCGTGAACACTTCATTGCTACGCCGGCAGCTAGGAACATCATGGGCATAGCGACATCGTCGCTCGGCAAGATTGAACCTCTCAAGGATGCAATCTAGGAACGCACGGTGGCAAGAGACCCTCTTAGCTTCTTCGTAAATGAGAAGGTGGCGAGCCTGAGTGCGCCTGAGACGCCTGTTGATGAGTTTCATCGTATCCCGGCTCGTCCCTCCGACCAGAGTATTGATCCCGGAGAACGTGCCCTAGCTGGCCTTGCCGCTGTAACAGGATCGCTCATTTCCAAGATTGTCCCATGGGCCACCGAGATTGCTGTCAGCAATCAATTCTCGAAAGGAGAGAAAGCTTTTCCGCGTCCTGGGGGGATTGGTCCCGTATCAACTATTGGTGAATTCCTAACCCAAGATTCTGCCCCACCCAAGTCGAGAATAATGGGCTTGTTCGATGTTACCGGACGATCACCCAGCAAGGAGGAATGGCATTCGACAGGAATGACCAGCCAGCGAATCAATTTTGGACACAGGTTGAAGGAAATTGAGGACATCGCAGACTCCTTTATCGACAAACACAGGTTGAAAGAAAAAGGGGTGAAACTACATTTTCGGCAAGGACCGATAAGTGGAACGGTTACAGGATCGTATTCTCCTTCCACCAAAAAAGTACACATTCCATACACCGGAAAAGAGGCAGTACTTCATGAGCTCGGGCATGCAGCCGACTACACAACGAGGATTGGAAAAATTCGCTCACACGTAGGGCCCGCCATCAAAAAGAGTGTTCTCGTTGCCTTGCCGATCGCACTAGCCGCAGGTGACCAAGTTAAAGAAATAATCCCTGGAACAATAGATGATAGGGCCATCGAGTTCATGCAGGACAATGCTCCAGCAATCATGGGGGCGACGCTTGCTGCAACTGTTATTTATCCAGAAGCAAAAGCAACCATGCTTGCAGTAAGGCATGTTGCCGAGAAAGAAGGCCCAATCGCTGCTAGGGCTATGATGAAAAAACTCGGCCCAGCGTTGGGAAGCTATGTCATCGGGGCCATACCGGCAATCATAGGAATGTCACTTGCACGCAAATATATGCGTGAAGCCCGGGAAGAGAAGGCTGAGCTCATCGACGAAATTGAAAAAATTGGTTCAGTCGTAGATGTATTCGTCCATCACGGCAAGGACATCTCACACGTTGCTAAGGGCATCGCAAGAGGCACTGCTGAGCTCATGTCAAAACCTGGAACAATGAAAAACATCGCCAGGGCGGCCAAGGAAGTAGGTACTTCCCCGGAGTTTGTACATGGTGCGATAGTGAGTGCTGTTCCCGCGGCCCTTGGTGCCCTCTATATGTACGGAACTCCTAGCGGTGATATTGCACGAAAGAGAATGCACAAAAGACAGATCCAGAAGCTTCCGCACAGCATGGTTGGTAATCAGACGATGGCAACTGAGAGCTGGAGAGAAGAGCACCCGCTGCGATTTGCTGGAATTGTAGCTCTGGGCACAGCCATGGCTGGGGGAATCATGACGAAATTCATAAGAGACTTGGCTCCGATCCTATGACCAAAGTTCGCGGCATAGCCCTAGTTGGGGGATGGACGCCAGAGGAGAAGAAGGTAATTCCCGAAATCCTGGGTCCCATGCCAGACGCCTGGCTCAAGGACAACCCGTTCATTTCTCGCATCATACGAAAACCCACTCTTCTCAATGCGCCCAAAACGGCGCCAGGCCATTCAAAGTATGAACCGCAGAACAGGTCAATTGTCGTATTCGACAAGGGCGTGTATCATGACGGAAAGATAGACCTGGAGCAGTTTCGGCGCTCTGTCTGCCACGAGCTGGCACATGCAATCCTTGAACTACACCCAAAACTCCTGTCAAAGTGGACTATCGCCACAAAGAACGACGACTACGTTGATGACTACGCAAAGACCAGCCCAGAAGAAGATTTCGCCGACACCTTTTCTGAATTCTTCATTGATCCAAAAAAAACACGTAGTGTTGTCCCAAGGAAGGCAAACTTCGTGCAAAAGCTTCTATCCCTGTCTAGGGGTGGAGAGGAAAAAATAGCCATGTTCAATATCGCATCATTCGCCGACGAGCTCACAAAGACCGCCATCTCCGGATCTGCCCTGAAGGACATGCTGTCGAAAGCTGTTCGTTCTCCCGCAACAAAGGGCGTAGGCCTCGCAGGAGCAGGAGCAGGAGGCGGTGCCATCGTCGGTCATGAGATGGGCGAAGGAACGGGACTCAAGCAGGGGCGCAAGAATGTTCGGACGGTTGCCGTGCAAGCACGCAAGATTGGACGCAGGGAAGGTGTCATGATGTATCATCAAGCTCTGCAGAAGTCACTGCGCTCTCGAGGGCAACAACGATAGACGGGAAACTCCCATGGTGAAAAAAAACGCATCAGGCCTCTTCTTCGAAAAGAGAGCTCAGTCAAGTTCTGGGAAATTCTTTAGCCAGATGCCAGGGCGTGAAACTGGTGAATTTTTCGGCAAACAGGCAACGACCGCGTTGCCACAGCCATCACCCACAACACCGTCAAAGCCACCGGTTGACAAGATCAACATCGGAGCAACAGGTGGTCCTACTGGCGGCCAAGGATACCGCGGAGAGGGCATGAGTGGAGGGATGTATGGGTGTGGAACTGGAGAAAAGACAGCCTCTAGAACCCCGAATGAATGGTCTCACGAAACAGATCTTCCTAACGGCTTCCATCGTCCCGCAAAAGATCAACCAGAAGACCTCGAGGCTGGCGGCGAAAGATTCTTCGATTCAGAAGTGGAAGGTCCAAGCTATCGATCATCAGATGGAATGCGCCATGGGGTCAAAGAAGGAGGAAGCATGCACATGCGTCCTGGCTCTGGACATCAGATAGGCAAGCATGCATCGCAAGCCCCTCGGTTCCTGGGGACGTCATTCGCCAAAGAAGCTGGTTATGGGTCAGAATTCAAGTCAAGCCTGGGCAAAGCCAAGGATGAATTCGTGTCCAGCCTGGGCAAAGCAAAAGAAGAAGCCGGCGAAGAAGCATCTGGCGCACTGCACTCTATAACCAAGAGTCCTCTTGCGGCAGCTGCAATTACCGGACTAGCCGGTGCGGCTTTGCTCCGCGGAGGCAGGAGGGGTTACAAAACCCTCAAGGGTGCAATCAAAAAAACTCCTGCAAAAAAAGCCCCGGAGTCGCTAAAAGACAAAGCAAGAAGTAAAGTCCAGGAACTCGTTGGCAAAATCACTCAATAACCAGGAACACAAAAATGGAAAATCTTACTGACGTATACCAACAAATCGCAGCTGCAGATGCTGGGAAACTCGAGAAGCAAGCTGCGGTGATCAAAGTAGCCGAAGAGGAAGATGCTGCCGGCCGCATCATGGCTCGTGGCTTTGCCGACGAACTGACCAAAATTGCCGGCGACGACGCAGGATACGGACAAGATCCGTCGATGGCGAAAACAAAGCTTCCTACCCCCCCGAAGGTAGGCGGAACGGTCAAAGCTCCAGACTTCAAAGTCGGAGGAGGAGCCACCGGTCCAGGCCCAGGTTTGGCTGGTCGACCAATTAAAGCTCCGCCTGTGAAAGCTGAGCCAGAAAAGGTCAAGCTGAAGCGTCCAGGCGGTCGCCAGTAAACACCTGTCATGAACAACCTCCTCCAAGGCTTCGCTGACGAGTTGACCAAGGTCGGCTTCAAACTCAAAGCGAACAAATCTACGGGCCCAGCAGGAAATGCTGGCGCCCCAAGTCCCATGGGATATGGCCGCGTTGCTGCGCCAAAACCATTGGGCTCAGGAGGAGGTCCAACCAGTGCTGGGCTAACTGGCATAGGGCGGCAGCAAATGAATTTTTCTGCAAAACAGAAAAAGCCCAAATATGTCTCCGCTGGAACCCAGAAATTTGCTCCAGCAAAACCACCCGAAGTTCAGAAAAATAAGAAGGGTGGGGGGCGGAGAAAGCGGGGGGCAAAAAAAGACCTCGGACCAGCGTGGGAAACCGGAGCACAGCGACTGAATAGGAGAGTAGGCGAACAGCGAAGTGCCACGAAGGCAAAGGGGAGGACCGATTCTGAGTGGTTTCAAAAGCAAACACCCAAAGCCGGCGGCAAGCCAACAGTAAAGTCAACGTCGGACCAAGCCCGATATAGTAAGTTGAAGGCAAAGGGCAATACCGGCAGGTGGGCGGCTGCCCATGGAAAGCCAATACGGTCCACTGGAACAACCCTCAGTCCATCCGCAAAAGCTCGACAGGCTCGACTAAGCCAATCTGCCAACAAGGCAAGGGCTATCGTCACGAAGCCGAACCTAAAAGGACTCATGAGACAGTAGATGTACAAGCTTCTAACATTCTCCGGATACGACAATCGAACCGGACCTCACATCTTTCCGATTGAGGCAGATGTCGATAAAAGCATTGGGCATATCAAAATGGCCCGAGAGCTTCCTGCGTCAATCGAGCAGTACATTCGAAATTCAAAACCCGTAAAAGGGAAGACACAGCTACTCATCGATGCGATGGGGGCAGGCGAATTTTACGGATCAAACGTGAATGGAGACTTCTTCCCAGAAGAGGCTTTGCGTCACGAAGGTCCAGACTACGGATACAGAACATTCATGATGTATGCGTATCCGTTTAAGCATCACGTCAACAAGGATCCTGCTCGAGCCTACGGTGACAAAGTCGTTCTTTCGTCATACGACCCGAAGATGCATCGAGTTCTTCTTATCGTTCGTGTCGACGACGCAAAGTGCCAAGACATTCTTGGAGATCTGGACGACGGAACCTACTGGGACGTCAGCATGGGATGCCGAGTCCCATGGGACGAGTGCTCAATCTGTCACAACCGAGCAAAAAACCGAGCGGAGTACTGCACACACCTTCGCTATCAGATGAACAAGATCCTACAAGACGGGAAAAGAGTTTTTGCATACAACCGTCTTCCAAAATTCTTCGATATCAGTTTTGTCACAATCGGCGCAGAGAAGGCATCTCACATTCTGAAAAAGGTCGCACACACAGGCCGAGCGGAAGAACTTGTCTTAAGCTCCGACGCTGGAGAGCACTATTATTCAAAGCTGGCAGACGTAGAGAAGGCTGCTGAGCAAAGCAAGCGAGCGGAAATCGAAAAAGAAGTCCCTTCCCAGCCAGCGGCGAACATCCAACCAGCAACACCGGCTGACAAGGCAAAGGTGGAAGGTTTTCTCGGCGCTGCTGGCGCACTGAAGTCCTGCGAACGTCCGATCCCGAATCAGACTCTAGATCGGATGGCACAACACCCGATGAGGGATATCTTCACAACGCTTGCAACGCTTGGAGTCGACCTGCGACCCAATGAATTCCAACGAATCGTTCTCATGAAGCAGGGTGCCGCTAAGCTGGCCAGCGCACTTGAACAACACAGGCTTGTTTTTGATGAAACGAAACCAGCGACATCTATCCCCAAATGGGCAATGGATTTCAAAAAAATAAATCATGGCGCTATCAATGAAAAGGTAGCGATGATCATCCAGCCATGGCTCAAAGAGCGGTCCTGCTATCCAGACATTCTCCAAAAAAGAATCGGTCGAATGGAGAAGCAAGCAGAGCTTGATTTCAAGTACGACAGCGATAGCCAGTGGCATCCGATGACCGATGACCAAAAGCGTGAAGCATCTGGAATGCACGGGTTAGTGCCCGCAAGCGCAGCTTTAGCTGCAGGCTTCATGGTTTTCAGAAAGATTTTTCCTGGGCTACAGACTACTGGCCCAGCGCCAATCCGCGCCATAGCAAAACACCCATGGCTCCTTCCCATGCTGATTGGGGCCGGCGTTGGGGCATCTGTTGGGATGCAAACAATGAACGCTCCCATGCCTCTAACAAAAGAGGGAGGTGTTGCTAGACTTGACGCTAAAAAAGTAGGGGCCTACCATGGTGCCAATGGCGCAAGTGAAAACACATCAAGTCCACTCCATCATGGGATGATCACACTTGCCTATGTCTACTCTAATACCACCCAGAACAAGCAACGCGGACAATACGATCAGCTGATCACTCAACGACCTGAGCTTGCAAAACTAAGCAAAGTTGCAAACCATCAAACTCGCCACTCATCGCAAGATGTAAAAATTGCTGATTCAATTCGGCGAACAGAAAGCAAAAGGAAATAACATGCCCTCTCTCGACGACCTCATGAGCAAATTTGCATCAGACGAATCAGCTACAGAAAATTTCGCAGTCCCCGGCGACGCCGTTGTCCCGGATTTTAACCCCGTCGACGACGGACAACTCAAGACAGCCTCTGAAGGAAACCAGGAAATGCGCTCACTCACCGACATCTATATGGCAATCGCTGACAACGACCTCGAGAAGCAAGCTGCTGCTGCTGCTCATATCCCCGAAGAAAACTACGACGATGTAGACTTCGCAAAGATCGCAGGTGATCTTGCTTCCGCCGAAGCAGCCGATCTTGCAATCCAGGATGAGCATAGCGGCGATGGTGCGGACATGGTCAAAGTTGCAGCAGAGTACGACTCTGCCGGCCGCATCATGGCTCGTGGCTTTTATGATGAGTTCATGAAGCTTGCTGGTGCAATGGATACTGACGTATCCTCAAATCAGATGACGGAATCACCATCCGCTTCATCTACCCCAGCCTTCGGTGACCGAGGACTGCCAACTGTTCCTACGAACTTTGCTGGCAACGAAGCCCACGATGGTCAAATCGAAACAGCAGGCCAAGCTGGTAAGCAGGTTTACAGCGACGTGCTCAAGCCAAGCAAAAGCATCTCTGCTGGCCAGGGAACCGGGGACGACCCCGAAGCTGCAGCAGTTAGCCTTGGTGGCGGTTCTCCCGCAGGATTCGCAACTGTGAAAGACCTTACGGCCTAGGCTGTAAGGTCTCTCATTCATCGCAAACCCCCAAAAGGAGAACTGACATGGATTCACTGAAATCTGTATACAACGCCATCACAGAGCAAGACTTCGAGAAAGCTGCTCAGGCTGAGGTTGTTGAGCATTACGGCCAATCATTCGCAGAGGCCGACCCCGAAATGCTCAAGCAAGCTGCTGACTACGACTACATCGGACGCATTGTTGCCCACAATGTTTTCTCCGATCTCATCAAAGAAGCAATGGATGAGGCTATGCCTGATGCTTCCGAAGACGAGAAGAAGAAGGAAGCCGATAAAGTCATCGCAAAAGCAAAGGGCGAAGCCCCTGCTGAAGATGAAAAAAAGGACAAGAAGGACGAAAAAGAGGAGGAGTCTGAGAAGACTGCTGCTTATCGTCAAGCCGTCCTTGAGCGAATGTACTCAGATCCTGGGTATGTTCAGGCGCTCATCGCCAAGCATTACTAGAAGTCACTTCTCACCTCGAGGTTATGATGGGTTATTCTCTTGATGAGCTTCTTGATGCCACCGGCATTAACGAGCTCGACGGATCACAACTGCGAAAAACCGCTGCTTCCAGTGAGCAGTGTGATTTTTCAAAACTTGCCGAACGCTGCCGGGAGGCAGCTGATGCAACTCCTTCTGAAGTTGAGCAATCAGACCACAGGGAGCTTGTTGAAAAAACTGCAGCCATTGCCGTCATCGAGAAAACCCTCTCAGAGATTGGCTCTATTGTGGGTGCTCCACTCCAGAAGACTGCTGCCGCCAGAAAAACAGGTTTTGGCCGGGCAGCGTTCATCAAATCGGCGCTTGAAGCTGGGCACGACCCGGAGAACATTGCAAAGTTCCTAGAGAAGAAAAAAAAGGACGAGGAAGAGGAGGAAGAAGAAAAGGCTTCTAAGAAGAAGACTTCCTCCTCGATCGTTTCCTAGCTTTTCTGGGAAAGTTTTATTTTTTTTGACGCCAAGTTGACGTTATGCCGGCCAAGCGTACGATGGGACAAAGACAACATGTCTAACAAAACCACAAAAAGTGCAAGCCAACACGGTGAGCTTTTAAAGGAAGCCGCTGCTGCACTCGATGTTGCGCAAAAACGTGACGATGCCGTCAAGCTCGCATTCGAGATGGTCGAACGCGGAAAAATCCCAACATTCCAAGACCACAGTCAGTTCATGGATAAAGTTGCAGAACTGATGTCCAAAGACCTGAGAGTGGTTGAAGAAGCCCTTGAAATGGATTCCTCCATGGCCGATTTTGGCAAGGTTGCGTCCGAAGGTGGGACTCCCACCGATGCCCATTCGACCTTCTTTCACAATTTGGCCGACTAACCGTTCTTGAAGGAGAACAAATATGACATTCCCAGTACCCAAAGATGTTCGCGGAACCCGCAATTTCGAAATTATTCTCGGAACAGACGAAATGCTCCGCCAGTCCAAGGGCCTCTCCGATGAGGCTGCAGACGTTGACCAAGGTGAGTGGATGAAACCATTTGCCAGTGATGGCACCAAAGTCGCAAAAATCGTTGTTGCAGACGACATTGATGCTCCAGCCCTTGGCGCAAAAGCTTCGTGGACCGCATATCGCCAAAACGACCTAAGTAATGGACAAACCGATGCCCTTGCAACAAAGTCTTGCGATGTCCTATCTGGTAACTACCAGGCAAAGACAAAGCTCTACAATACTGGCTCAGGCGTCCTGGACCCAGGCAATTTGCTTGTAGCAGTATTTGACGCAACCCTCGACGGCGGACACCTCGACGCTGTCAACCCAGCCACCGCAACCGTTCGCCAGCTTCAAGCCGTAGTTGGACGCATCATCGATGTTGCCAATGGTCAACTCCACTACGAGGCCCCTGGACTCTAGCCTCTAGCTAGAATTCACCCAGCCAAGCCCTTCACAGGAGAAAAGACATGGAACAAATCGACGCAGGTACCTTCAACAATCTCTTCATCACAAAGCTCGACACGGCCGATGGCCTCGAGAAAGCTGCCCAAGCCGGCGGTGCTTTCGTTCGCGAGCGTTTGCGAGAAGTCTCATTTGCTCGCAGCATCGTGCCCCCCGAGTATCTCACCAAGGCCGACTGCCAGCGCTCTGTCAATCATGACACGCTGGTCAAAATCGTGGACATCGAGCCGCAGTCCAGTGCTGCTGCTGTCAACTTCCGCGGAAAAGCCTACGAGCGATACATCGAGGGTGATCGCTACGAGATCCCATTCTTCAAGATTGAATCAGAGAAGTTCAAGAAGAATGAGGCTGAGCTCTTGGCCTACGACTTCCCCGTCACCAAGGTGATTGAGGAGAACTCGGTCAAGGACATCCAGAAGATCGAGGACGGAAAGTTCATCGAGTTCACGGACGCAGTCATCGCTGCCAACGGCAAAGACATTGCCCCTGCTGCTGCAGGTCCAGCAACGTCTGAGAATCTTGTGAGGCTATTCAAGGCTCTTGATACTGACGAACTTGCCGTCGGTACCATCTTGATGCACAAGTCCGACTGGGACGACTTCATGACCCAGGACGGTGCCGTCATCGGTTCACCACTGGCTTCGGAAATCCTGGTCAACGGCTACAAGTACAACACCATTCTTGGTCACAAACTTGTCGTCACCATCAAGTCGTCCATTGTTCCCCCAGGAACGATGTATGTCTTCACGGACCCCAAGTATCTCGGAAACTTCTACATCCTCAACGATACGAAGTTCTACATCGAGAAGCGCGGCGACATGGTCAGCTGGCAGACTTGGGAGTACATCGGAATGGGATACGGAAACCTCCGTGCCTGCGCCAAGATGACTCTTACCTAGTCACAGGCTAGGCCTTGACCTAGACTCGACCTAGGGCGTACCGTTTCACTCATGAAATATAGAGCCACAAATACTTCCCCGTCCTGCAAAAAAGGCGCTCACGCCATCTTCTTTACGGAGGTGGGGAAGTTGTTAAAGCCCGGTGAGGTCCTCCTTGCCAATAAGCTTGATCCGGACAAGTTTCAAAAAGCTGAACTCGGTATCCTGAAAATCGAAGAAGGTGCATTTGTCAAAGTAGAA